ACACCAGGATCATGGCCTGAACTGCATCTAAGGCCTCAAGCCCCTTCCGTGGCGGCGAAAGTGTGCACGGTTGTGCGCACGTCGCCGCCGAACGATCATCACAGCAGCCGTCTAGACGGCCCGGCGGCTGTCACGGCGCCGCCGGATTTCACGCCCATGGTTGATCGGAATCGTCTTCAGCGGGATCTCGACGGTGTCGGCCATGTCGACCTCCTGGTACTCCAGTACGGCTGCGTCCAACAGTCGCTGCGCACGGCTGCTGGCCTTCCAGATCGCCAGGGCGTACTTGGTGTTCTCGGTCAGCAGCCACGCAACCGTTGCGATGAAACCGCACAGAGCCCCCAGCCCCACAGCGGCCATCTCCACCCCTGACACGACCATGTTGTCGCTGGTGGTGCGGCGTGCGATGTCGGTGATGAACGCCGCCATATACACGAAGGCAGCGGCGAACGCGCCCCCAGTGCAGCGCCGCCGTAATTTCCCGAGCGGCTCGGGATCCTCCTCCGAGCTGCCGTCGATCTGCTTCCGGGAGAGGCGATGAGTGCGCATGGAACGATGACCTCCTGACGGCGTGTCTGTACTGAGCGACCCGCCGTCCCGCTCGCCAGCCCCTGCCACGGTGACGTGATCGGCGCGTATCCCTGCACGCTACGTCGCTGTGAGCCCTCTGTGAACAGAAATACAACCTGAAGTTGGATCATACTCAACACAAACCGGGGCGAACGTGCGTCCCTCGTTTGGGTGAACCCTGCGATGCGGTGTTTTGATCATGCATCGCCCCGCGCAACTGGATAAGTTGTCGAACTACGCGCCAGTGGCGCCATGGTGGCGGGGAGGAGGCTGACATGCAGTGGGATCTTGCCCACCATCGGGGTGCCGCGTTCCCGTCGCTGATCCTGCGCCCCGTCGGGGTGTACCCGATCCTGACGTCACTGTGCCAGGATCCGCACCTGCGTCCGCAGGACCTGAAGAACTATCTGGCGGAGGCGAACTTGGCAGACGCGCCGCTGGTGGGGATGCGTGACCTGTCGGAGGGGATAAGCGGTCTGCTGCGGCACCTGCGGGAGCAGGGGCTGGTTGTGCGGTGCGTGTACCACGGGCCCGGTTCTCACACCCGCTACGAGATCACCAGGCTCGGCGCCGAGCTGGTCGGTGCGCTCGGCCCGCTGACGGCATGGGCTATGGAGGACTTCGGCTTCTTGGTGGCGGCGACACGGGTCCGGCTGGGCCTGCCGCCGCTGGACGGGCCGGTGCCGGAGTCTATGCGCGAGGAGCATCGGGCGACGGGCATGGCAATCGGTCTACTGGCCGGCATGTGGTCGAATCCGCTGATGGTGTACGTGGACAGCGCCGGCTGCGACGGCATCGGGCCGTTGGATCTCGAGGCCAGGATCAATGCCGACCTGGAGGCGACGGCTGGCCCGGAGCGGGTGGTGCGGACGCTGGCCCGGCCTATGCTGCACGACACACTTAATCGCCTGGTAGCGAAGGGTCTAATCGTATGGCAGGCAGTCGAGCCGCCGCGGGTGCGGTACCGCCTGTCGCCGCACGGCCGCGGGTTGATGGACGCTTGGTGGCAGATCGCGGACGAGTGGGGCATCGCACGCATCCCGGAGCTGTTCCCGATCGTGCGGGCCACCTCGGGGTGGTTCGTGCAGCAGCCTGAGGAATGAGACGCGTGGCAGGCGAGAGTGCTACACAGCCACCTGCCGGCCGTCGCGCCACTGCGTGAGCACGGCCTCGTGCCCCACCTGCTCGCCGGTGTCCGGGTCCAACCGGAACCGGCCGAACACGGTCTGCGTGTCCATCGCCGCCAGCGTCTGCCACAGCGGCCCTGCCTCGGCGGAACCGCACGCGCGGACCGCAGCCTCGGCGATGACGCCGGCCGCATACGCCTGCACACCCGGGTAGTCCGGCGCGGCGCCGAACCTGACGCGCCACCGGTCTGTGAAGTTCAACTTCTCCCGGCTGGCATCGGGCGCCCACTGCCCGATCCCGAACACGCCGTTCGGGTTGGGGACGTCCTCGGCGAACTGTGTCACGCCGGCCGCGACCGAGCACAGAAACCGCGGAGGGTTCTGCATCGACTGCGCGGATTGAACGGTGGCGACGTCATCTTCGTATACCCCGGCGCAGAGGAGGTCCCACGTTCCCGTGGGCGGCGAATCGGGGTTGAGTACCTCGACGGTCAGGCCAGCCGTGTACGCCGCGTCTCGGGCGCCGGTGACGATGTGGCGACCGAACGTTCCACGGCCGGCACTAGTGAACAGCGGGGCATGTTCTGCAGCGGCGAGATACGCGACGAACGGGACGGCGTAGCGGCGGGCCGGGGTGAGGACGTTGACGACACGACCGGGCTGGTTCAGGCTGCCGCCCGAACCGCCGTGGTTGAACAGTAGTCGCCCGGCCACCGCAGCGATCGGGATTGCGGCACGCATCAGCACCGTGGAATACGGCCCGAACAGCAGTTCCGTATGGGCTGCCACGATGGGTAGCTTCTCGGCCAGGACCGCCCGGTCGCTTTCGTCGTCGACCACGGTCAGATCAACGCCGGCGTCGTCCGCCCACAACCTGAGCCCCCACGCGGCCTGCTGCCCGAACTGTGCGAACCGCCCCGTCAGCGACAGGCAGGCGCCGGCGGTCAGGCAGGTCACCGCAACTCCACCCGAAACCGCCACGTGTGCCGGGACGCGTCGGCGATCTCCTCCTGCACGTATACCGGCCGGCCATGCACGTCCTCGAACGTGGTGGTGGTGTGAACCACCGTGATGCCGCGGGCCAGGCCCAGCAGGTCCCGTTCCTCGTCGGTGGGGTTGCGGCCTTCCAGATCAACCCAGGATGTGGCGAGCGGTCCGCGCAGGTCCTCCACGACCCGGGCGGTGCCGCCGCGGATCCGGGGCAGCTGCGCCAGCGGTGTCCCGGCTGCCCACGTGGCAGGGAACCAGCTGCGTACCAGCCGAACTGGCACGTCATCGGCGAACATCCGGACCAGCCGCATTACCGTGTAGTCGCCGTCGTCGAGTCGGAGTTCGTCCGCAACGGGGCCGGGTGCGGCTACGCCATTTTGGACGTCGAGGATTTCTTGGCGCCCGATGATGCCGTGCTCGGCGACGGTGGCGTTGAATCCGGGCCGGTCAGCGTCGCGGTGGCGTCGCCAGTCGGCGGCGACGATGGCGATGCGTACCGACGGCACGGTGCGCACGTGCGGCACCGCGCCTTGGCGCATGACGATTAGCCCGTCGGCGTGGAGTTTCTCCAGTGCTCGGCGAACCGTGATGCGGCTCGTGCCGTACTGGCGGCAGAGGTCGTGTGCGGATGGTAGTGGCGCGCCGGGGGCGTAGTGCCTGTCGAGGATGGCAGTGCGCAAATCGGCGGCGATTCGTTCCCGTGGTGGCGTCACGGTGCTCATGCCCACACAGTAGCGCGACATGAGTACCCAGGTACTTGACCGGCGGTGGGCGCGGGAATATCGTCCAACTTGGGTACCCAGGTCAACGGATCGGAGCGGCTATGCAGGTCAGTCAACGAGCCGAAACGGCCGCCTCGGCGGCGCCCAAGCCGCCGTCCGCCTGCCGCTGCGGCGGTACCGGCGTCTACACCGTCGACATCACGCTCGCTGACGCCGTCGTCTCCGATCAGCGCATCTGCGTCGAACACGGCCTGCGGCCGAAGACCCGCGTCTACGACTCCACCAAGGGCTGCGTGGGTGAGGTCATGGAGGTCGTGAAGCACATCAACGGCTACTCCGTATGGCTACGCCCGACGGACGGCGGCACCGAATGGAAGACGACCGTAGGCGCGCTTCAGCCGCTGCAGGCGACTCCATGACCGTCCGCACCCGCTACGCCGGTAGCGTCACCGTCCACGCCGGCACCCGCGACGAACTCGCCGCCGTCGCCGATGCCTACGCTCGCGGCGACCGCACGCGCCCCCACGGCTACGACCCCGACTTGTTCCGGCGTGTCGCCTCGTACCTGCGCAACGGCTGCCGTGTGTACGACCTCGGCGCCATCCGGTTCTACTGCGACCGTGCAGACGGGACGCCGTTCCGGGGCCCCTTCGCGCCCGACCCGGATCCGGCGTGGAAGGAAAGCCAACGCGAGCCCGACACGGCCTGGGCATGACGAAACGGCCCCGCCCTCCGCGGACGAACCGGGAGGGCGGGGCCGAAAGTTTGAGCCGGTACTACAGGAATAGTGAGCGCTTCTCCGGCGGCCACACAAGCACCGCCGACAGAAGCAGCACTGGCCACGTCCGCGTGGGCTGCGACGCGCCGCCGTTGGCGATGCCGGTCTGTCGTGCAGCGGGCGCAGCGGAGGATGCAGTACTCGGCGGCGGCGACGCTGGGGCCTGCTCGCATACCACCGCGTCATGCCCGTTGATCTTCTCCGGGGTTGGCTGGTAACCGCTCGGGCATACAGGGCCGGGGCTGCCGGGTGCGCCGGAAGCACCGCTGGCGCCACTTGGCCCCGGTGGCCCGGAAGGACCGCTTGGACCCGGACTTCCCGGCTCGCCTGCGCTCCCCGACGGGCCGACCTCGCCGCCTGGACCCGTCGGGCCCGGTGAACCCGGAGCACCCGAGGCGCCGACCGCCCCCGACGGCCCGGCCGGCCCGGTTGCGCCGGGACTTCCCGGGGATCCCGCAGGTCCAGGCGGCCCGCTGGGCCCGACACCACCCTGCTTCCCTTCGGGACCTTGAGCGCCGGCCACGCCGGGCGGACCAACCTGCGCGATGATCTGCGCGGGCGCAGGCTGCGATGGCTGAATGCCGTGCTGCTTCAACTGGGTCTGCGCGTCGGCGAGGTTCGACGACAGCAGTGTGACCGCCTTCGACTGCTGCGACTGCTGTGCTCGCAGTTCGTCCAACTGGTTCGAGGCAGCCCCGAGCTTGGCGAGCATGAACACCAGGACCGCAACCACGACGGCGGCGAGCAGCGCTAGCGCGGCGGTCCACCAGTGTCGCCGTAAGGACTCTTGCAGCAAGTGCATCACTCCAACACGTGCCAGTGATGGTCCTGCGCTACTCGGGGCAATGCGAAAGCCTCCTGCTCTTCAGGGTGAAAAGCAGCTGAGAATCGCACTGTTTCAGTCCTTCCTGTATGCGGATTCTGATAAACTGCAAGACGTGACGCAGCAGGTCAAGCGGGCTTTCAAGTACCGCTTCTACCCCACTGAGGAGCAGGCGGACGTACTCGTCCGCACCTTCGGTTGCGTCCGATTCGTGTACAACAAAGCACTGCAGGAGCGTTCGGACGCTTGGCGTGAACGACAGCAGCGCACCTCGTTCATTCAGACGTCGGCGGCGCTAACGGCGTGGAAGCGCACTGAAGAGATGGCGTTCCTGAACGAGGTGTCGTCGATTCCACTGCAGCAAGCATTGCGGCACCAGCAGGCGGCGTTTACCAACTTCTTTGCCAAAAGGGCCCGGTATCCGCGGTTTAAGGATCGCAAGAAATCTCGAGCCTCGGCTACCTACACCCGCTCGGCGTTTCGGATCCGCAACGGCCGTCTGTTTCTCGCAAAGATGGCCGAATCGTTGAACATCGTGTGGTCGCGCCCGCTACCTGAGGGTGCCGAACCGACGTCGGTTACCGTGGTGAAGGATCCGGCTGGCCGCTGGCACGTATCAATTCTGTGCGAGGATCGGGTTGAACCCGCAACCAGCACTCATGCCACAGTCGGGATCGATGTTGGCCTCGACAGCCTGGCAACCCTCTCAACGGGGGAGAAGGTCGTCAACCCGCGCCACGAGCGTCGCGACCGGGCCCGCTTGGCCAAGGCGCAGCGGGAGCTATCTCGCAAGAAACCCGACTCTGCAAACCGCGCCAAGGCAAGGGTGAAGGTCGCCCGGGTTCATGCCCGGATCGTCGACCGTCGCCGGAACTACTTGCATAAGCTGACCACTCGACTCGTTCGTGAGAACCAAACGATCGTGATCGAGGATTTGTGTGTCCGCAACATGGTTAAGAACCATAGTCTCGCCCGCGCCATATCGGACGCATCGTGGGGCGAGTTCCGATCGACGTTGGAGTACAAGTGTGCTTGGTACGGCCGGGAGTTGGTGGTGATCGATCGCTGGTTCCCGTCGAGCAAGCTGTGCTCGGCATGCGGGTGCCTGCAAGGCAAGATGCCGCTGAAGGTCCGGGAGTGGACGTGCCCGTGCGGCGCCGTTCATGACCGGGACGTGAACGCAGCGAAGAACATTCTGGCCGCGGGGCTCGCGGTTACGGCCTGTGGAGCCGGCGTAAGACCCCAGCCGATTCGTCGGGGCGGGCAGTTGGCGTTGAAGCAGGAAGACCAGCTGGCGACGGCTGGAATGTCCTCCCCGAAGGGAGGGATGGATGTCAATTGATCCCTTTCGTTTGCCGCCCGCCTGGGTGCCTGTTGCCGGTGCTGACAGCGCTGGGATAACTACCGGATCCCCTTTGATTGCCCCAGGACGGTCACGATCACTGTGGCGACTGCCGCCAGCGCGGCAATCAGGCCGACTGCCTTCTGCCAGGTGAGTTCGGAGCGGCGGTCTCGGTCGCGCCGTAGCTCATCGATGTCGCCCTCGACGTCTTCGACGCGCTTGTCACAGGTGGCCCGGTAGGTGTCCAACTGGCGCTCCAGCCGGCCGAACCTCTCGGCGGATTCCTGCTCGTGGCGCCGCAGCTGCTCGCTGAGGGCACGGTGTTCGGCGTCCCAGAGTTTCACCGGCAGCATTTCCGCGGCCAGGGAGGTGAGGCGGTCGGCCTGGGCCCGATCTTCAGCTTCCAGCCGCTTCATAGCGCGGCTGATCTCGCCGGGAGTCATCGGGTCGGTGTCGGTCACGGCGCGGCCTCCCGCAGCGTAGGCGGGACAGTGCGGGTCAGCGATCAGCTCTTAACAGGCGCAGGGGCTGAGGTCTGCGCCAGCGCCTGGGTTTTCGTCCCGAGCGTGACCGTCAGCGTGTTTACCACCGCTTCCGCAAGCTGGGTGGCGATCTGGTCGGCGGGCAGGTCCGCCGCGATCGCCCGCTCGATCTCAGTCTTGACCAGCGTCGCCACCGAGGCGGCAAGCGCGTCGAGATCTACTGGCTGGAACCGGGGCCGGTGGAACAGGTCGTTGACCTGGCCGCGCATCTGCTCCAGGCCGCCGGTCGGGTCGTTTGTAGCAACCCACGCGCCGTGCGCCAGCTGGCCGAACGGAACGTTCTTCACCACTTGCGGCTTGCCGTTGACCATGACGGTGACGGATTCGCGGCCGTAGTCGTAGGTGGCCGCTGCGGTCGCCGCTGGCAGCTTCGCCAGCATCGCGTTGACGAGCAGGTCGGCGTCCGCCTGAGTCAGGGGCATGTCGCCACCTCCGAGAATCTGCTGAAGCTCCGCGAGCGTGCCGCGGAACGCGTTGTAGTCCAGGTCCATCCCGCCGTCGGATGCCTGGCTCGTGAACTGGTAGATCAGCGGTGTCACGCCGCCGTAAGGGAGCCAGCCGGCCGCGCCGCCGCCCGGGTATAGCGCCGCTGGGGTGCCGGAGCCGCCCGGGTACGACGACGACACCAGGTACACGTCGCGGCTCACCAGCCCAGACAGCGACGGCGAATCCCACTGCTGGTGCAGCCACCTGGGGATGTACGCCAGGCGCAGGTTCAAGCCGGCGGCGTGTGCGGCGTCGATCCACGCCAGAGCCTGAGCAAGTGTCGGCGTGTAGTTGCCGGTCGGTTCGACGTCGAGCATCCCCGGCAGCGCCTTGTCGCCGACGTGCGCCAGGCAGTGCGCGACCTGCGCATGCACGTCCTCGCCGGATAGGAAGTGATACCAGGCGAAGGTCTTGCCGAGAGCAGCGGCCTGCCTGCGCCAGCCGTCGTAGTCGGCGTCGGTGTAGTACGTGCCCTCCGTGGTCTTTGCGATGACGAACGCGGCGGCGGCGAGTCGGGACAGGTCCAGGCCGTGCTGGAACGACGAGATGTCGGTGCCGAAGATCGTGGTCACGGGATCCCCCTTCGTTCCGCGCCTAGCGCGTCCAGCCGCTCATGCAGTCCGGAGATCAGCGCATGTGTGGCGGCGTGCTGCTTCGCCAACACCTCGCGATGTCGGCGCAGGTGGATACGGACCCGCAACACCGCCGCACTGGCGCAGATCGCGGAGGCGACCAGGTTCGGCCATACCGGACCCCAAAACTCCAAGTTGAGCCAGGTAAGCAGACTCAAGCCGGCCCCCTGCCATGAGAAGTCCGGTGCTGGGGACGACGAAGCCCCCGCCGAAGACGGCGGGGGCTTCAAAGCGCGTTGTTGTCTACGGGATCCAGCGCTTGCGAGGGACCGGAGCGAAGTGCTTTCGGACGGCAGTAGACAGAGACCGCCACAGGCGCACCATCCAGCGCGCACACTTACGCGGCAGCCGGTGCACCCCGTGCACGGTGAACAGTCGCTTCACGCCGAAGCACATCATTACTCCGCCGCAAGCCTGCAGGATGCCCCAATACGGGTACCCGATCATGATTCCCCCTTGGCTGAGCCGCGACCAGGTTTTGCGGACTCGCACATACGATTATGCATAGGATTAAAGGGGGTGTTAGCCGAAAACTCCGCATATAAATCGTCGAACAAGGTCAAGATATGCGCCTGACACAACGGCTACGGCGGTACTCGCGCACCGTGTATTCACCGCGGACCCGGTCTCATGTCGCCCTTCACCAGGTCCCAGGAGTCGCGAAGCTCGCGCTGGACCACCCACGCCGGGTAGCTGATCTCATGGATCCCGTAGTGAGGGTGACGGTGGTGAATGTCGCAGATCACGAGCATGTTCGACTCTGAGTCCAGCCATGCCCGCAGGTGCTCGTTGTCCGCCGCGCCCATCTCGGGGAAGTCCGCGTAGATCTTCGCCGGATCCACGGCGCCGGCCAGCGCCCACTCCACGCGCCAGTGATGCGTCTCCATCTGAACTGCGCCATGCAGATTCGCCACAGGGTCTTGGAGTGTTGAGTAGCGGACGCCGCAGATCCAGCACGGCTCGTCAAGTTCGACAATCAGGTGGTGATGGACACGGGCGTACTCGGCGGACGCCTTACGCGGATCGTGGTCCGGGTACGCGATCGTCTCCATGAGACGCCGGTTCACGGCATGCTGACGCACCTGCTCGGCAGACACGGCGAACTCCTCAACGCCCTGCCGATCAGGACGTGGACTCGTAGGTGATTGTGGTCTGGAACTGCGTGTTGGCGCCAGTGAACGTCACGGGCGTCGTCGCGCCCAAGAAGTTGGCGTTCGCGGCGAGCACGCCGTTCACGACTGTTGGGGTCGACTGCAGAACGACCGCGTTGGCGGTGTAGAAGATGCCGCCGTTGTTCTGCGCGCTGATCACGCCGGAGTGGGCGAACGCCCCGGCAGAGACGCCTGTGACGGCGGCGGTGAACGGCAGCGAGAACGAGTAGAACCCGGTGCCGTAGGTCGAGGTCGATCCGGTCTGAATGAAGATCTTTGCGGTGACGATTCGGCCGACCTTGGAGTAATAGCCGATCCGGACCCCGTTACCGATCGCCGGGGCGGTCCCGGAGGAGGTCCAGGCCGGCGTGTACTGCGTCCACGCGCCCTGCCACTGCGTGGTCTGTGCGAGTAGCAGCAGTTCGATAGTTGACGCCACGAACCACCCTCCGAAACGGTGAAGAAGCGGTGCGGCGGCCAGGAGGCTCAGGCGAGTGGGGTGACACCCAGCGGTGCGCTTATAGCGGCAGGCCACGAGCCGGTGTAGTTGATTTGGGAGACCTCGGCCAGCATCGGCCCGGACACGTCCTGGATGGTCGCGTACAGGTACAGAACCGCGGTCGCCGGCGGGGTACCGGATTCGACGACGATGATGCTGGCGAAGGCAGCGCTGGCCGGGATACCGCCGGTGCTGGTGGTGACCAACTGTGTCCATGTCGTGGCCGGCACCGAGGTGACGGTGCCGGTGACTCTGCTCAGGAACGCCCCGGACGAGTCGTGCCAGTTGATGTTGACGGCGCAACTGGCGTATCCGGTCGGCGAGTACAGCCACGCCGAGGCCGTGTAGTCGTGGCTCTGCAAGACCGCGACCTGGTCGGACTCGATGAAGGACAACGCATCAGTCCCCGACGGGGTGAGCAGCCCCGCGGCTGGCAGATTCCCGCGGGTGTGCGCCGTGGACTGCGTGAGGGTGCCGCCGGTCACGGTCCACGGCGTGGTGCCGTTTGTGAACGTCGAGTTGATGTTCAGTACCGGGCCCGGTTGCGCGGTCGCCTCCAGGACGCCGAGTAGTGTGCCGTCCGGCGTGGTGGTGTTGACCATCATGGTGTGGCTGGCGCCAGAATCCGACAGCAGATGTATGGGCTGCCCGGACGCGACCTGGTTGTAGATCGTGATCGGTACGGCGTTACCAGACGTGTCCGGAGTCCACGACGATCCGCCGCTGCTGGCGCGGGACTGTACCGTAGGGTTCCCAGGGAATGCCTGGAACTGCGACGGCATCCTCAGGTAGTCGTTCAGGTCGCCGCCCGCTTGCCGCATCAGGATGTGGTAAGTGGCGCCGTTTGTGAGCCCCGATGCGGGCAGTGGCACCGAGATCTGCGGAACTTGGTACTGCGGGGCGGTGGCGTAGGACGTGGAGTACAGGCTGAAAACCTGCCACTGGCCTGGACCGATGAGGAACTCGGCGTTGCCGCCGGGCCCGGCGAGAGTAATCAGCGACCAGACGCCTGGGCCGTTCGGCCCGAACGACAGGTTCTGGATCTCCGTGCCGAGACTGACACCGTTGTAGCCGCCGATGACGGTCAATCCCTCGGCGTTCCAAACCAGGTAGCCGCTGTTCTGGTTGCCCACCCCATACGGCATCGGCGGCCCCGACTGCCACGGATTGAGGGACCCGTCAGCATTGATGACTGCGTAGTAGAGGGCTGTTGACGCCGACGTGATCGAAACGGTTGGGTAGCCGCCGACAACCACCAAGTAGTTCCCGATGATCGTGACGAATGCGCCCTTCAGCGCGACCGGCAGCGGCGGCCCGGTGTTCCACGACGAAATCTGCCCGTTGGAGATCGTCGACCAGTACACGGTGGACAGTACGGAGGGTGTGCCGTTTTGGCCACCAACCACATAGACAGCGGTGTCCGTGGCGGCGCCGAAGGCACCCGCAACGGCCTGCGGTAACGCCGTCTGCTGCGACCACGCCGACACCTGCCCGGTTGTCGGATTCCATCCGGCCGAATACACCGACGAAACCAGGCCCGAAAACGTGGTGGTCGCGCCACCTGCGGTAATGAGTGTCGTCGAGTTCGCCATCAGCGCCGTCAACGCCAACGGCTCAGGCAGCGACGGCTGGGACACGGCAGCCCCCAGGATCGATCCGCCGTCCCACGGCGCCGTATACACATTCGCCGCGCCGCCGGTGCCGATACTGCCGCCGACCATAACCATGTAGTTACCGGAGGCGATCGCGACCGGGTTGACGATGGCGCCTGATGAGGTCGGGGCCGGGGGTGTCCAGTTGTAGCTGATGCCTTCGCCGAACATCAGCGCATTGAACTGTGGGGTCGCTAGCGGCGCAGACGCGGGCGTGGACAGCTGCAAGGCGCTTGACGGGCCCGCCACGCCAGCAACCGCCGCCAACTGCGTGATCCATGCGGCCGGGATCCGGGTGGTGGCGATTGGGGCGCCTGGGCTGCCTGCCGAGTCCAGGCACAGTGACACAATCAGATCCGCGCCAGCCCCGACCGGCAGCGCTGGAACCGAGACCCTCCCGATAGCGGTGCTGGACATGGTGAACGGCTGGTCGTAGTCGGTGCCATCGAGGTGGTAGCGCCAGAACGAGATCGGGGTGGTGTCACCGAGCCCCGGCCCGTTCGGGGTCAGGATCTGCGTGCCGGCGTAGATGGGCGTGACGCCGTGGCTGCCTAGGAACTGGTTGATCTGCGCTGAGGCGTCCACGGCGCTGATGTCGCCGAGGACACCGTTACGGGCGGCGCTGTAGTTGGGTACGCCAGCCACTAGGCCACCCCTATCAGCTGCGTTCCCGAATACGACAAGGTGCGCGAGGATTGGATGTACCCGGAGGCCTGCGCGGCCGTGTACTCCTGCATCGACGTCAGCTGATTGCCCGTGTAGCCCATTGCCGTCCAGCGGGATCCAGCATCCTCGAAAGTGTGCGTGAGGCTACCGGTCGCGGTCTGATCAAACACCTGGTACAGCAGCCCGTAGGTTTGTGCCGACCATGCGGTGCCGTTGGTGGAGGTTGACGCGCCGGACGTCTGGTTGCTCTTGGACCAGGAGTAGAGGTTGCTGACGTTTCCGACGGCCGTGGTGACGATCCAGTATGTGGTGGAGGCGGTGATGGTCGCGGGCAGCGGAATCGATAGGGGCACAGGGCTTCCGGTGAGGAATTCCTTCGGGACAGCCACCGACACCAGCGCCGAGCCGGCCGGGGCACCCGCGGAGTTCGCGTACAGCCCCACCGTCATCTGCGCCGGGCTGCCGGTTACCGCCAGCGTTAGCACCACGCGCCCGACCGCGGTCTGACCGACGGCGCTGCTGAACGACTGCGCGATCCACAGGCTGTTGGAGTTGACGGAACCAGACCCGGCGGTGCTCTGTGCCGCCCTCTGCGTCGCCGCATACAAGTATGTGACTGCGTGGGCGCCGAGGAACTGGTTAACCTGGCCCGCCTGTGCACTCTGCCCGGCGGTAGCGCCGAGCCACGACGGGATCCCGGTCACGCGCTACTCCTCACGGCCCGAACGTCAACGACAGCTGACAGATGAGGCTGTCCGTAGTGGGGACCGTGACCGCAGGCGAAAACGCCCAGTGATCCATCATGAAACCACTGCCCGACACCGCAGTCGCGCCTGCGAACACGCCGGCCTCAGTAACGGTCCAGGTTGAGGCGGGCGGCGAGAAATAGAACAGCCACGTCGTCTGTGCCGCGACGAGAGAGGATGCAGGCGATGCGGCGTTGCCGCCGACGGGCTGCCGACCGAGTTCGGAAAAGAGGGCGGTATCACTTTTGGCGACCGCGCCTACCCCGGACCCGACTGCCCCGTACAGCGGAGTCAGGTACGTCGGAGATGTCGCACCCAGGTTCGCGGCCTGGTCCTGCATGCCCGACCACATCAGCGCTGCGGCGATCTGCGTGAAGCCCTGCGTGCACACGATGTTCTCGCCGACGCGCTCATCCCGGACTTGTCCGTCCGCGCCCTTCACGGTCAGCGTGAACAGGCCGTGGATCTCGATGAATGACGACCGCGGGTTGTGAATTACTGCCACGTGACGGATCCCCAATAGCCTGCATCCCACCCGGCTGTCGGTGAGTGCGCTGCGGTTCCGAAGTCTGCTAGCGCCGTAACGGAGTCGTCGACTTCGGAGATCACGCCGAATAGCGTCGCATTGTCGCCCGTGGTGGCTCCGGAGTTGATCTGTGCCTGGTTCATCGTCTGCAGCACGTCGGTCAACGTGTAGGGCCGAATCACGCCCGGCATTAGAGACGCACCCCCGTGATGTTCATGGTGCGGTAGCCGCCGCGACCGAAGGTCACAGTGTTCGAGATGCACAGGAACGTTGCGCCCAGCAGCCCCCATATGAGCGTGTTCTGGGTGTCGGGGATCAGGTATGACGTCAGCGTGAAGGTCTGGCCGGCCCGTACCCAGCCGAAGAACTCCTCGGCGGTGTTGAAGGTGATCCGCTCCGCCGCGAACGCGTACTCGGTTTTCTCCCGCTGGGCCCGAGCCAGCGCCATAGACGTCGTCGACAGCGACGAGTCGGAGATGTACTCCTCGAAGATCCCGTTGTTGGGGCCGGTGTATTCCAGTTGCGACTGCACATCGGAGGCCTGCGCGATCACCGGGACCTGGTAGGAGTACCAGATCTGGATCACGTAGCCGTTAGCCGGAGCCGGATTGTTGACCAGGAACCATTGCCCCCAGGCGTTCTGTTCGATCGCCCACTCGCCCGGTGCGCGTGTTGTGGTGCCACCGGCGAGGATCACAACCTGCGTGGAGACGCCGTTCACGTAGAGCTGCGGGCTGCCGGTGACGGTGTACCGCAGCGGCCACGCGGTTTGCACGCCGTTGCCGAGCCACTGATCGGTGGGGTCGCCATCCAGGTTGGGGCTGACGGTCTGCGACGCGCCCTGTACCAAGATCTTGTTGCGGATTGAGGTGCCGTCCCAGCCGTAGGAGAACTGGGTGTCGAGCGCGACGTGGCCCTCGGTTGCTGACCCGGAACCGGATGCAGTCGGTGCCGTGTTGAATGCGACACCGCTGGATATCGCGGTGGTGGCGTCGAAGAAGTGCAACTTCAGGTTTTGATCCACGTACCAGCCGTAAGGCGTAGAGATCGACGCCAGCTGCGCCAGCGACCGCCACGCCGATGAAAGGGTCTGATACGGCAGGTTCACCTGTGTCAGCACCGGACCCGGCGCCACGTACCCGCCGGAAGCTGTCGTTGTGGCGCTAATGCCGCAGTTGGCCTGCGACGTCAGCTTCGCCACGGTTACGTCGATCGACAACCCGTTGAAGGTTCCGTGGACAATGACGTTGTCGGCGTAGAACGTGTAGTCCACGCACCTCAAAATCCACTCGTTGCGGTTGGGTCCAGTAACAACAAGCGTCGGTTCGGTGACGACCCCTGCGAACAGGGTTTGCCCGATGGTGTTGTCTACGAGCGAAATCTGCGACAGCGCCAGGATCCAGACGCTGGGCCGCGCCAAGCTCTGCCAGTCCTCGACTAGCGGGATGGTGGCGGTGTCGCCTTGCCGGCCAAAACTCTGCGTGATCGTCATCTGTGACGAGGAGCCTGCATATGCGAGGTACTGGGTGTAGTCGGTGGGGGTGCCGTTGGGTGCCGTGATGATCAGGCTTAGGTTGGGCAACGGCAGCGACACGGCACCCCCCGAGGCTCAGCGGACGAGGTGTCGTGCAGCGGCTACATGGCCACGCGCAGTCCCCCGGTCGGGAGGATCCGGGCGACTGCCCCGCTGACTTTCTGCGCGAGCAACTCCATGTCGGCGTTGCCCATGATGTGCGCGCCGTTGAAGTCGTTGTAGACGTTGACTGTTGTGCCGGCGGCTCCGCCAGTCGCAGTTCCGGCGCCGGTTGCGGGGATGGCTGGCAGGGCTGGGGCTGCGGAGGCCTGGATGGTGGTGGTCAGGCCTTGCAGCTTGGCTTTGACGGCCGGGATTTCTTGGTCGAGGCCTGCGACGAGTCCCTGGATGATCAAGCGGCCGTTGCCGGTGAGGAGGATCTTGTCCTTCTCGGGCGGGCCCTTCCAGGAGGTGATGTCGCCGACCAGCCCGGTCAGGCTGTCCTTGACGGAGCCGAACATGGATTCGATGCCGCCTATCAGGCCCTTGATAAGGCTGACGCCGGCGTTCCACAGCGTGGAGCTGAGGTCGCCCAGGGCGGAAGTGATCTTGCCTGGAAGGTCCTTGAACCACTGCAGGATCGCCGCGCCCTCCTGGACCTCCGAGTTGTAGACGCCGCGTATCCAGCGACCGAAGTCGCCTGCGAGCCCGGAGAAATACGAGGTGATGGCGGACGCGACTCGGCCGGGTAGCCCTGCGAACCACGAGACGGCGGAGGCGACTCCGTGCCCCACAGCGGATGCCACAGACGCCAACCAAGACGCGAATTTCCCCGGTAGCGACCCGAACCAGCTCAGGATGGACTCGACCGCGTGAACGGCATCCGAGAAATACCGCTTTATGGTGTCCCAATGCTGATACACCTGGACGGCGATGATCCCGATCGGGCCCGTAACGATCTGAACGATCAACGCCCAGTGATCCTTGACGAAGTTGATCGTGTCGGAGACGGCGCTCTTCAGCCAGTTCCACACGGCCTCGACGATGTTTCGGAAAGCCTGGAAATGCGTATAGGCGTAGATCACGCCGGCGGCCAACGCGGCGATCGCGCCAACCACCAGGATGATCGGGTTGGCGTCCATCACCGCGTTAAAGGCAATCTGTGCCGCCATCCAGGCTTTCGTCGCCAGCAGCACAGCCGTTTGAGCTGCCTTAACGATTAGATACTTCGCTGCCGTACCTACTGCTGCCAGCCCGCTGCGGAACATCGAGGTCGAATTGGCGTCGGTGGCAATAGTCGAAGCCTCCGTTGATGCAGTCGCGGTGTCCTCGGACGCGGCCAGGCCGTCCTGCGACGCCGCCGCAGCATCAGCCGAAGCAGCATTAGCGTCCTGGGCGCCGGAGGCACCACCGAAAAGGTCGATGACCTTTGAAACCGCCGTGCTGACAGCACCAACGGCGCTCGAGATCGCCTTGTAGGCCTTCACCGCCAAATTGATGGACCCGACCAGCAGCCCAAGCCCAGCGACCGCCCCCAGGATGATCATTGTCAGCTTCTGGTGCCCCTGGATCCACGACTCGATCGGAACGAGAATCGCAGTGATCTTCTTCAACAGCTCCGTGACCGCAGGCAACAGGGCCGTGCCAATCCTGATTCCGGTCGCCTCAACCTGGTCTTTCGCCTGAAGCAGCTGTTGGTTGAAGTTCTTCTGAATCTCCGACCAGCCATCAACGCTCGAGCCGGCGCCCTTTGCCGCGTCCTGAACCTTGCCCACGTTCGCCTGGAACTTGCCCATGTTGTTGCCGCCCAGCATCAGGGCGGTGTTCAGGCCAGTCGCGCCGCCCATCATCTTCGACAGCGCCGCGTTATACGTCTGCGCCGCCGGGCTCCCGGACGCGAGGAGATCGTTGAACTGGTGCGTCTTGTTCGCGGTGGTCGCGAACTGCTGCATCAGGTGCGCCGACACCGGGTCAAGCCCTTGCAGGTCCACCTTCCACTGCTTGGCAGTGACCGATCCATCCAGGTACGACTTCGCGAGCTTCTGCAGACTCGCCGGCATCTGTGCGATCTGCGCGTTGGCGTTCTTCGCAGCCTCAGTCGAGTTCTGAAACGCCGTCTGCACCACCAAACCGGCAGGGCCCATATGCGCAGTGATCGCGCTCGTCAGCTCGTTAATCGTGCCGGTCAGGCCGACCTTGCCGAGATTCTTCGACACGTTGTTCGCGTTCAGGCCCATGGCCTGCATTTCCTTGACCGCGACAGCGTTCGGGTTCTGCAGCGACCGGATGGTGTTCGCCAGGTTCTGCGACGCCTGCTGCGCCGACATGCCCTGGCCCGTCATCGTCGCCAGGGCGCCGCCGATCTGGTCGAACCCGAGCTTCGCCGTCGAAGCCAACGGCAGCACGGCCGACAACGAGGCCGCCAAAGCCTCCGTGGTGGTCTTGCCGTTCTGGACCACCGCGATCATCTGGTCCATGACCGCGTTCGCGGCCTGCTGCCCCTTAGCGTTGTTCTCGACCTTGATGCCGTAGTCGGTCAGGATCGTCGACAAGGCGTTGCTGACCGTGCCGAGGTCGGCGTTCTCCGCCTTCGCGCCCTGCGCCGCAGCCTGCAACGCCTGCAAACCGCCGTGCGCCACATCGAAACCGGCCGAGCCCAGCATGTACAGGCCGTTGGTCAGTTCCTTGGTGGCGGTGCCGGTACTACCGGACAGGTTCAGAATCCCCTGCCTGGCCTTCTCAAGCTCGGCTGCGGACTCGCCGCCCGACGTCGTCAAAACCGTCGTCGAATCCTGGAAGTTGGCTGCACCCTTAGCGAACAGGGCACCGGCCAGCACAACCCCGAGGCCGACCTTGCCCATCGCCGCCGAAGCCGATCCGAGCTTCGCGCCCAGCGCCCCCGTCTTCTTCGTGGAGTCGTCGTTGGCCTTGGTCTGGGCCTCGGTGATTGCCTTCTGGTCGGCCTCTGCATCCCGCAGCGCCTTCGTGGCCTTCGCTGTCTCCTTCTGCGACGCTGCGAGCTTGTCCGCGGCGGCGACCTGCCGCTGCATCGCCTCCGTATCGCCGTCGGCCGCGGCCTTCGCCTGCTCCTGCGCCTCCAGCAGAGCCTTCTCAGAGTCCGCCTGCGCCTTGTTTGCCGCATCAAGCCGGATGGAGGCCGCCTCGGCCTTCGCTGTCGCCAAACTCAGCGCATCGGCGCCGGACGCGGTCTGCAGCAGCGACTCGTCGATCTTCGCGCCGGACACCTCGGCGGAGTCTGCGGCCCCCTTGAACGTCGCCGCCAACTCGTCCAGCTTCTTCTGGACGTTGTCGTAGATCTCGGAGGCTTTGTCCCGGGCCTCAAGAACAGCAAGAACCGTGAAAGCCTCAGCTCCCAGCCCCACGAGCAGACCCCCTCGCGGCAGCCTGCTGTGCCTGCTCTTGACGGACGATCAACTCGATGAAAAGGACATACTCATCAACCTCACGCCATGGGCGTGTCTCCAAGTCCTCCCGGCGCAGCCCCAGCCGCTGCCAGAATTGCTGCTCCATCGCGAACATCTGTAACGACGGCGGACCCACCGTCCCCGACCGGATCGCCGATGACGCCAGGCTCAGGAAACCGAACCTTGTCGGCCGCCTCCCGGGGGCCGTTCAGGTCGTCCACGACCTCCCACACCTGGTCAAACACAGGCCCAGGCAGGCGGGCGATGTTGTCCCGCTTCACATTCGACGGCGACAGTGCCCACACCTCGCCGTTGTCGTCGTCGAGGTTCCAGGCAACGATGGACGCCTCGACCATGGCGTTGTGGAACGCGGCAGTGTCCAGCGTGATCGTGCCGGCACCCGACATGTCCACACGCGGCGTCGACGCCAGCGCCTTCTCGGCACGCTGCTTGTCGATGATCGACAGGCACTTGCGGACCTCGATCCAGTAGCCGCCGCCGACGTCGATCTTCTCTGTGCCGGAGTACGCGGAAAGGAACCCCACGGGCACCTCGTTTCAGGGAATGAAAAACGCCCCGCGGCGGACTGCCGGGAGCGAGAATGACGGAGAGGCCTACCGACGCGGAGTCAGTAGGCGAGGTAGACGTTGTTCAGCACGACCGCGTTGATCGTGTACTGCGACCCGCCGGTCAGCGCGCGCGACGCCTCGTAGGTAAGCGTCGACATAACCACGTCGTCGAACTTCACGTCGGAGCCGAACTTGCTCAGCACCACCTGCGGCTGGTTGATAGTGATCGAGCCGCCATTCGTCGGATGCGCCAGCGTGAAGGAGTACGCGCCGAGCGTCTGGTTCGCCATCCGGCTGAAGTCCCCGTAGGTCGAGTCATCCAGCGACGACCACACCAGGTCGATCGCGCCGGACGTGTGCAGACTTACCGGCGTCAGGAAACTCGGCCCGTGCTGGCCGGAGTAGGTGTACGTCTCCTTGACCGCGTTGTCGATGCTGACCGTCGTGTTGGTGACGTCGTTGCGGGTGCCGCCGAAAACCGTCAGCGCCGCCTCGGTGAAGACGTATGGCAGCTCGTTCGCCACGCTCGGCGAAGTCGGCGAGTCCAGGACAGCGACCGACCGGCCCATCATGTCCGCCGAGATTTCCACCGCAGTGTTCCCCACTGGCGCCTTCAGGTCGAACTTGTTCACCCGGCAGCCAGCGAACTGCAAGCTCTGGTAGCCGCCGATGATCTTCTCGACAGTCAGCGACGGCAACGAGTTTGCCTGGTTGATCGTGTGCGTGAACGGGGCCACCACCACGTTCACGGCGACGCCGTTCGCATGGTTGTAAGTCCAGTTCGAGTCGACCGTGCCGGCCGTGCCAACAAGCGTTGCGATCTTCCGGCACTCAGTCGTAGTCGGGGTTCCCGGCGCGTTCACATCCACCTGGATGATCGAGCCGACGGCATAGCCGGAGGCGGATGCCAACGAGATGTTGTTCGTGTTGGCGGTGATGCCGGACGCCAGCGTCGTCGCGGACGTCGGCGTCGAACCCGTCACGCCGTACCCGGGCGCCGCGTCCTGCCCGATAGACGCCACCAGCAGTTCCATCGCATTCGACGGAAAGATCGGGCCAGTGACTGCGCCGGCGAACTTCGCCTCGCCCTGCAGGTTGTAGATCTGCTTGTCCCGCAGACCCTGCATCAGCGTCGGCGAAAACCAGCCCGGATCCTCATCCATCGTGTTCGCCGACATCGGCAGATACGCCGACGAAACTGCAGGGGTGCCGAAGGTCGCCTCTTTCGCGATCCCGGTAGCGGAGAGCGACCCAGGCCGCTCGGTGATCGTCGGGAAAGCCACGGTTCCTCCAAGCGGCGCGGATCAGCGCATGACGAAGCAGGCCGTCACCGAGCGGCGGCAGCCGAGAAGAGGGAAGAGAGGAAGGAGAAGCGGCCGAAACGAGGCCTACGCGGACACGTCCGGCTTCGCAGCCGTCTTGCGCGGCTTCGGCTGGGAAACCTCCGCCGGCGCAGGCTCGGGATCCGCGGCAGAAGCATCCGCCGTCGCACCGGCCGGGGCGTCATCCACGTGCTCGAAGTCGGGGCGGCCGGCCACAACCTCGGCGGCGACACCCGTCAGAACGTCACCCGGCTGAACCTCACCCAGCCACGGCAGCGCCACAAACGACAGGGGCTGCTGGCCACGGAAGATCTCACTCACTGTGGGCCTCCAAAGACACCGCTCATGATGGTGGAGAACGAATCCCGCAGCTCCGGGAGCAGCGGCTCGACCGCGCGCGACGCGAAATGATTCGATCGGGTGCCAGGGTGGTTCACCCGCTTAGCGAAAACCTGGCCGGCCGCGGCGGTAGTGAACGCCAGAGCCCGCTTGTTACGCGGCACGATCATGTGGGGTCGGGTGCCGTCCACCACGAACGGCACATACGGCAGCGGCGACCCGAACTGAATCACCACAGACCCGGCCCGCGACGTGGTGCGCTGGGTGATTGAACCCTTCAACTTCCCGGCGTTCCTGCCCTGGCCAATCGGAGCCTTGTTCTTGATCGCGGTACGGACCAGCGGGCGCGTCACGTTCGCCCACCGCGCGGCCCCGATCTTCCACGCCGCGTCGCCGCCGAGCCGCGGCGGAGGCTCTGTGAACGTAAAACTCATGAAGCTGCTCACGCATGCACCGCCTCGTAAATGTCCACGCCGAGGCGAGCCGAGTAATACAGCATCTGCATCGACGCCGGCACGTGCTCCGGCGGGTACTCCAACTCGAAGTCCTCGCCGGTGTTCAAGATCTGCGACGACCCGTCCGGGATCACCTCCGGGTTCGTGCCGATCGTGTTGCCCAGCGGATCGATGAACGTTGGGATCTCTGTCTTCCAGTACGCCGCCATCACCGTGTCGACGATCGTGGGGAATTCCAGATCGTTGGTCTCCGGGTCAGGTGTCGTCTCGTATGCGAGGTAGACGTCGACCACCCACTGCAGACGCTTGAAGCCAGCGCGGCGTGGAGCGGTCTGCCGGTTGGCACGGAGGCGGGCACCCTGCACGATCGCGACCGGGCCGTCCAGGTCGCTCAACGTCGGCGGCGTCACGTAAGCCACGAGCGGTGCTGTCGCGCCGGGGATCAGCAGGCCGTCGATGATGTGCTTGCAATACAGTTGCACCGATGTCAGGGGCATGATTCACCCCCAAACAGTCAGAGCACAGGGGCCGGTACTGCAGCGGGAGCAGGTCAAAAGCCCTTACGGAGGTTCGCACCGTGCGTGCGGGCACGCCTGCCAACCCGGATGTCCTTCGCCTTCTTCGCCTTCGCCGTCCGCGTCGAAGCCTTACGAACCCGGCCGTGATACGCAGCGTGCCGAACCATCGTGGAACTCCCTCGGCTAGACGATCCTGCGAAACGGTTCGAGCAGCAGCTCCCAATGAGTCTGCAACTCCTCAACACTGGTGCCGCTCGACTGCTCCGAACCCGGCAGCGTCTGAATCGTGATCGCCGTAATCCCCGACGTCAGCGCCTGCGTCATCGCCGCCATCACAGTCGCCCACATCACATTCGCCGGCAGCGCCGACACCACCACACCCTGCGTGTGCTGATACGTCAGCGGCGACGTCAACGTCACCGTGCCCGGCCCCGTCTGCGCCGTCCCCACCCCGTTCGGCAACGGTAACGGCGAATCCGCCGACACCGACAACACCGACACCGGCTCAGTCTGCCCGCCGTCATACACGAAACCCGACGCGCCGGCCCAGCCAGTCACATCGTCCACATACAGCGTCTGCGCGTTCTGCGCCGCCGTCGCAGTCAACGACGTATGCGGCCAGCCGTTCGTGTACGACACCAGCAGCCGCAGATAGTTGCGCCCGCAACCGCGGGCCAGAACCCCCGGCGCCAACAGAATCGACGACCCGCCGTCCGGCCCGTCGGCCGCGGCCGTGTCCGTGGCCACGTTGATCAGCGGATGCTCGATCTCGTACTGCGACGACGGCACCTGAGTCCACTGCCGCGGGAACAGCCGGTTCGGCGACGTCTGCACCGCCAGCACTTGCGTCACCGGCCAGCGGCGCATAACCAGCTGGCCGATGTCGGTGTTGGGCTGAAAACCGACGCGCAGACCCGGGCCGGTCAACTCCTCGGTGTTGATCGTGGAGCGGAGAGGCTGGTTGGCGTAGGTGTCGATCATGGAGGTCGCCCGCCACGCGACGTTCGTGGCCTCCGCCTCGACCTCCTTCTGGGAGGCCTTCGGATTCGGGATCAATCGCCAGCTCACACCCGTGGGTGCGGAGAAGAGCATAGGGACGTTGACATAGGGCGTGCCTAGACCCACGGTGCCACCCCCTCAACGCTTTAAGCTGGCGCTGAACGCGAGAACGGCAGAGAGGTCAGGACTCGTCGGAAGTTGCGGACTTTGCCGTCCTGCCGCCGCGGCCCCGAGTGGACGACGACTTCGCCGCAGTCTCGGCCGGAGGCTTCGGCTCGGACTCGCCCTTCGGCTGCGCCGGTTCCGTGTCGGTTGCCACACCGGACGGAACCTCGGTAGCCGGCGGTGCCACGCCCAGCGCCTGCGCCAGCAGCGACGTCACCGCGCCCTGGCCCTCGCTCATCCGCCGCAACTCCGCCAACAGCGTCGCCGGATCCCGCAGCCGATCCAACTCCTCCGCGGCCAGCCGCAACGCCCGCTCGTCCTCAGACTCCCAGCCTGGCCGGCCATGAAGCTTCGCGTACATCGCATCCGGCAGACCATCGAACGCGCCGGTCGCGTCAGGAGTGAACGAACCAAACTCCGGGTCGTCGACCTGTGTCGCGCCCGTCTTGCTGTAGAGGCGCATGGCGCTCCTTCAGGTAGGGAAGCCGGTCGGCTTCGGAATCAGGTGACGATGACGAGCGGCGTTGTGCCGACCGTCGTCGGCGTTGCGATCGTCGCCGGCGCCGTAGTAGTCAGAGCACTGCCCGACGTCTGCGACAGCACCTTCAGCCCCGACACCACCGCCCCCGACGCCACAGCGTTCACCGATGCGCCAACCAGCGAAGGCGGAGTAGTTGCCGTCACCATGCACGCCGCGTAGTAGATGCCGGTCGTCGTTACCGCATACGGCGACGCCAGCGCCACGGTCTTCGCCGTGGACGCAGCCCACGCTGCGTTCGCCTGGTCCGCAGTCTGCGCCAGCAGCGCCGGAGTTCCGGCCGTCGAATACAGCGCGAACCACCAGTGCGTCGGCGTACCAGCCGCCGTCGAGCCGGAGGTGAACGTCAGGTTCGTTACCGTGTCGCCCGCGTACAGCAGGATCGCGGTCGACGTCATCACGCCCGTCGCCAGCGCCGACAAGTCCGTGCCTGCCTGGCTGCGGTGGATGTTCGACCGCATGAACGCCGGCGCGCCGGACAGGTAGTACTCCAGTTGGCTCATGTACGCCTGCTGGGCCTGGGGAACGTCGGTCGGGGACACGCCCGCAGCCAGCCCAGTGATCTTGTTGGACCCCATGGCGATCGCACCCTGCATGGTGCCGCCGGTGATGGGCAGAGTGTCGGCGTAGGCGGCGATCACGCCGTCGTTCGGGTTGGACATCAACGCTCCCGGAACGTCCTGGGGGTGGGCATGCGAAAGGCCGAGGCGGGAGAGCCTCGGCCTTTGTGGAGAGAAACAGCCAGCCTGACGTGGCGTTTTACGCCACGTTGGACAAGATGCCTGCGGCCAGAGGCGCCCTGTTCAAGAAGGCCCCGACCGAGCGGATCTCAAATTCCTTACGCGGCCCGCCGCCCGCGGTGTTCGCAACCCGGGAGATCCCGTAGTCGAACTGCGCGGTGTCCCGCAGCGCCCTGTACTCCAGCACCGTGGAGATGTTCGCCTGCGGGAACGGAACCCTGTCGCTGCGAGCGATGATGGTGCCGGGCGGCAGCGACACGTGGACCTCGATCGGCACGGTGACGCCGCCGGCGGGGGCGTTGACGATCTCGCCGACCCGACCGCCCGCGGTCACGGAGATACGGCCGGATGCGTCGGTGTTCAGGAACGTGGTCGCGGAGCTGGAGCCGAGGACGAGGTTGGCGATCTCCTGTGCCTGCGCGGCGTTCATCATCAGCGCGGTAGGGGAGCACTTGACCTGGTTCCACAGCGGCAGGAACAGCTTGTTCTCGATCTCGTTGACCGAGCCGCCGGACAGGGTGAGAGCGGCGCCGTCGAGGCTGCTGAACACAGCCGGGTTGGTGGTGGCGGTGCCAGGCTGCACCCACTGGCCGGTCGAGGAGTAGTCGCCGGTGAGGGACGCCATGAACCCGTCGTAGTCGTTGGCGTTGGCGGATCCGTTGTCGGCGGCACCGTTGTAGGTGGGGACCGCGTTGGCGGTGCCCTTCCAGGAGGTGGACAGGTCCGGCAGGGTCGTCGGCAGCGCGTTGTTCGACGAGATCGTCGAAGTGATCGTTGCGGTGTTGACGGTGGTGGTCGTGTAGTAGTACCAGGTGGTGCCGTCTGCGGAGTAGAACCAGTCGTAGCAGACGGCGCCGCGGACGGCGGGCACCGTGGCGGTGATGCTGTTGGTGCTGCCGGATCCGAAGGTGGTGGTCGCGGCGGCGCCCTGGCTGTTGCCGGAGCCGTAGTAGTAGCCGGAGCCGGTGCGGGCGGCGACGCCGATGTGGGGGGTGACGGCACCGATGGTGCCGCCGGTGGCGTGCTGGGTGAGTGTCGGTGCGGTGGTTGCGGCGAGGGCGAAGCTCTGGGCGCCGAGCAGCTTCCGGTCGTCGCCGATGAGGACCTGGTTGAGGACGTTGAAGGTGGCGACCGCATACGGGTCGGCGTATCCCTTGGCGAGGTCGAACGCGTCCTGGGTGACGAGGCCGGCGAGGCCGGTGGGCTTGTACTTGGCCTGGAAGTCCTGCTCGCTGAACACGGCTTCGTTGGCGGCGTAGTCGAAGCCCATGGAGGGGTCGGGCTGCGAGTTCGTCAGGTTCATGATCGCGCGCCAGACGGCCATCGGGTTGCCGTCGGGGCTCTGCTTGCGCGCGACGTGGTCCCGGAACGGGGTGACGACCGGGATGAGGGTGACGAGTTCGGACAGGTCGTAGCTGTAGATGCCGGTCGACTCGAGGATGCCGGTGGTCTGCGCCTTGGTGATGGCGGCCAGGGTTTCCTCGGTGACGTCTTGCATGGTGCTCAAGGCGCTACCTCTTTCGGGCATGCGAAAGCCCCCGGCGCCGTGGGCGTCTCGGGGGCTGGGGTTTGTGGAGGAGGTGGTGCTCGCGGGGTCAGCCGCGCCGGGCTTCCTGCTGCATCTGCTGGAAGCGGGCGATGGCCATCTCCTGCATCTGGTCGCCGAGCTGCTTCTTCTCTCGGGCGTCGTCGGATGCGTTGAAGCGGGCCTTCAGGAGTGCGCCCTGGCTAATGTCGGTGGTGACTCCGCGGTCCTGTCCGCGCATCTGGTGCTGCGGAGGGATGGCGCCGTTGCTGGCGATGGCCATGACGGCGGGGGCGTTCTCGAGGATGGCCAGCCGCTCTTCGTAGTTGGCGGCCTGCTTGGTCAGCGCCTCGGTGAGTGCCTGGTTCTGCTCCTCCAGCGCCCGCTTCTGGTCTTCCAGCCCCTTGACGACGTCCGCCTGTCCGGCGCTGTAGTCGTCGAGGGCTGCCTTGACCATTGCCTGGACGTCGCTGCTCTTGAGCATCGTGGTCGGCACGGTGTCGGTGTTTTCGGTGGCCTTGGCGACGTTCGAATCGTCGTCAGCCTGTACGGCGTCGGCGGGGGTGCCGACGGTGGCGGCCGGTGCGGGCGCCAGGTCTGTGGGGGTGGTGCCGTCGTCGCCTGCGTCTGCGGCGGCCATGGCTGCGTTGTCTGCGGGGGTGCCGTCGCCGTCGTCGGTTCCGGCGTCGGTGCCGGTTTCCGTGGCGGCCGGGGCCTTTGCGGACGTGAGCCGGGTGACGTCGCCGGGGTCAACGGTGCCGACGAGGTTGCCGTCGGCGTCGTAGATGGCCATCTGCTCCGGCTTGTCGGCCTTCTTGGCTGGCACGTCGTCGGCCTTGGTCATTTCGGTGACGGCCTGGCCGGCGACGGGCTTGGGTTCGGCCTGCGCGGTTCCCATGGCCGGCTCCTGGCCGGATGCGGCGGTGACAGTCTCGGTCGGGGTGGGAGTGTCCATGTTCGGCTCCTCGTTGGCGGTCTTGGTGACCGGCATCCCGGCCTCGGTGGGTTCGGACGCAGCGGGTGCCTTCGGAAGCGAGGCCAGGACCTGCTGTAGGGACTGGAGCGCGGCTCGCAGCGCGGCTTCGTTGGCGGACGACAGGGTCCGGCCGGCCTTGGTGAGCGGCGCGAACGCTTCGACGGTTTCGAGCGGTGCGGTGTCGAAGTTGCCGAGTGCCTTGCCGAGCATTTCCATCTCGGCGGTGCCGCAGTCGGCTTCGGCCTGCTCGTCGACTGCGAAGGGGGCGAGAACGCTGATGGCGTAGTCGATGGCGCAGGCAGCGTCGGACAGGTCCATGGCGTGCTCGGCGTCGTCGGGGTCGACGGTGACGGCTTCGAGGTTTTCCCGGTCGGCCATGGCTTCGAGGGCGGAGCGGGCGCGGGCGAGGAGTGCGGTCCATTTGCGGGCGGTGGCGGCGTCGATTGCTTCCCAGGCGGGGGAGCCGGGGTCGGCGGGGTCGCCGGGCGCGTCCATTTCGGGTTCGGCGAGGATCACGGTGGGGTCCATGCCGTCGTCGTCCATCTCCATCGCACCCATGTCCTTCTCCACGTCGATCTTGAACTTCTTGGCGGCTGCCCGAATCTTCGGCATGGCCTTGTCGCCGAACGGGGACTGCGGCGCGCGAGACAGGGCGTTGCGGACGTGCGCCTCGTCGTAGATGGGGAAATGCCGCAGCGACCGGGGAACGGTCTTGCCGGACTCGTCCTTCTCGCCGCCAGGTTCGACGTAGGCGAAGTCGGAATCGGGCCGGTCGTTCATGGTCGCGGTGGAGGCTTCGGCCTTTTCGACGTCCGCGGCCGGCGCCGACTCGGCCTTCCGAACCGCAGCAGCGTGGATCATCTCGGCGATCGCGGCAGGGCTGCCGGTCATGGTCACCGTCTCCTGGGGCTTGGGTTCGGGTTCGGCCTTGGTGATCAGCGAGCGCACGTAGTCGGCGTTGAGGAGCCCAGCGGCGGAGCCGTCCTGTTTGGCGATGAGGAACGGGATGCCGTTCGCGCCTTTGCCGACCAGGTCCACGCGGGGGACGTCGGCGTCGTAGAGCTCGGTCATGCCTTCGGGGATGGGTTCGGCCACGACTCAGCTCCTATGGCGTGCCGGCACGGTTGGGGTCCCGGCGTTTCGCCCCGCCTTGCGGAGACAGGCCGCCGATCTTGCCCTGCTTGTAGAGGGACCAGCCTTCGTCGTTGACGAGGACACCGAGGGTCCAGTCGCCCTTCCGGATGATCAGGTCGTCGTTGATGACCCACGGGATCGGGTTCCGGTAGATCCCTGACTCGACGGTCTTTGCGATGCCCTCGGTGCCGTCGGTATGGAACAGCCCGTTCTGGTGGCCGCCGAGCATGAATGACCAGGCGGCTTTTTCCAGCTCCCGCGGGGTGAAGTAGTCCAGGCCGCCGTCGGCGCCTCTCTGGATCCGTGGGTCGGGGCCGGCTTGGTAGGCGACGCCGTACAGGAACTGGTCTTCGGGCCCGTCTTGTGGCTCGTCTTCGCCGAGGGTTCCGGTGATGGTTCGCAGGATGTTCGACGCGGCCATGATGAGGCTGATGCCGGATGCGTCAGCTGCGGCCTGCAACCGGGCGATGGTGATGTGGGCCGGGTCGCCGTGGTCGTTGTCGAATTCACCGCACCCGCAGTCAAGACACACGATCGCCCCCTATTTCCCCAGGTCAGGAACTACTGCGCACCGGCAGTGAACGTGTTGCGGGGCCTGAGATGCGCCGCTGGGGTACGCCTGCCCGAGCGGAACAGGTCCGGCGGCAGCGTTTGCCAGGCACAGCGCGCACACTTTGCTGCTGGCGTCGAGGACCCAACGTCCGTAGGCGACGCCGCGTTTGGCGTAGGTGAACATCGCCGCGGTAGACGACCCGCGGGTGATTTCGGTGACGGCGGCAGCCATGGCCAGGGACGTGTTTGCGAGCGCTGCCCGCAGGGCTTGGCCGGCGGCGGTGCTGCCGTCGCCGCGTATCGCCGCGTCGGCGAGGGCTTTGGCCATGCGGTCTAGGCGGGTAGCGGCCATGTGTTGGACGGTGGCGTTGACGGTGCCGAGTAGGGCGCCAAGGGTTGCCGCCTGGCCGAGTTTCTCGATCACCGCGTTGGCGGTGCTGGTGTCGCCGGGGTTCCAGCCGCCGAGGCCGGGGCTGTGGTTGTCGAGGACGGCGATGGCGGATGCCATGCCGACCAGGTAGCCGTCGGTGAGGGTGCCGCCGACGGCGTCGCTGAGGCGGCTTTCCAGGTCGAGGTTTTGCGCGGCCAGGTGTACCGCGGCGGCGGCGATGAGAACCGCGCGGTCGGCGTCTGCGCTGCTGGCTTCGGGGTGGGCTGCGAGGAATCCGGCTGCGACGGCGGTGGCTCGGGTGGACGGCAGGATTGCTAGGGCTGCCGCGGCGATGATTGCCGCCCAGTGGTCGGCGGCGCGGCGGTCGTGTTCCCAGCCGGGCCATTGCGGCGCCCCCTCGTCGGGGGCGTCATCTTTTGGGCTGGCCGCCTTGGTGATGTTGGCGTCGAGTGCAGCCTGTACCTGGTTGAGGTCGGCGGCGAGTTCGGGCCTTACCGCAGAATTGTCTGCGAGATGGTCCGGGTCAAACCAGGCCACGACCTCTACCTGGTCGCCGTCGGGGTCGTCGGGGTTGGAAGCCCAGTCGCGGTCGAAGATGTCGATGAGGTTCTCGGACTCGACCGTGTAGACGAAGCCGCGGTAGATGTTGTTGCTACTGGCCCATTCGCCGGTGAAGCTGCCGTCGGGCAGGTCCAGGCCGGTTTCCTCGCACCACTCGCGGACTGCGGCTTCGAGTGGGGACTCGGAGCCTTCGATGTGACCGCCGGGGAACTCGAGGAATCCGCCGGCTGGGTCGTCATCGGTGAGGGCCCGCTGCAGCATCAGAACTCGGTCGGTGTCTGCGGCCCGGACTGCGAGTCCTGCGACGGCGATCTGCCCGGCGGCTTTGCGCCAGGCGAGGCGGCCATCATCGTTGAGGCGGTGTGCGGTGACGGGGTCTACGACGTCTGCGAACTGGAAGTCGCGCCATTTCCGGCCGGGGCGCCTGGTCTGCTTGGCGTGGCGCCGGAACGCCGCATACTCGGCGTCAGCAGCCTTTGTAACGACTGAAGCGGCGATCTCGTCGTCGTCTTCGCCTTCCGGAATAGCGGCGGGGCTACTGCCGGGCCCGTCGTAGCTGTAGATGCCGGTTGCGGCGGTGATCCCGGCGGTAACGCCTTCCTTGCCGACCTGCTCCGCCTCGGGCGGCTTCGGCGGGGCGGGAGGCAATGCGGCCGTGCCGTACAGTTGCTCGGCGAGCGGCGCGGCTTCGATCGGCGGCACCGGTACGACGCCCTGGACGGGACGGAACACCTGCCGGGAATGCACCGCGTTCTGCATTGGTGCAGCAGTACCCGGGTCGATCTGGCCGGCGACATTGTCGAGGGCGGACAGCGGGATGGGGCCACCGCGGGTGGTGAAGACGTACCGCGGCACGGCGTAGGTGCCTGCTTCGGTGAGTCCGTATCGGAGCTGCCGGATCTCGGAGGCGCCGATAGCTCCCATCTCCACGTAGATCTTGTCGGCCTGCGCGGTCTGAAGCCGGTCGTCCTGCTCCTCGCCGAGGTCGAATTGGTGCTTGATCGGCAGGTGCAGGTCGTTGCGTAGGAACCCGGTGATGATGCCGCTGATGTGCTTGGCGAGCGGCACGTCGCCGATGCGGTGCTGAACGTCGGACTGGGTCTCACCTGAAGACTTGTTGATCTCCTGGGTGAAGCCCATGTCCGACGGCACCACGTGGTACGCCGCGAGCGTCTTACGCATCAGGTGCAGGCTGAACGCGTCACTGAACTCGCGCTGCCCGGTGAATTCGATGTGGGAGCCGCCGGGGATCCACTTGATCTGGGACTTGGCGGCCTGGTCGCCGAGGATGAACGCGTCCCAGTAGGTCTGGAACTGCTCGATCTGCTGCGGGGACCAGGTTTCCGGCGCGGAGGCGAACGCGGCCGGGATGTTGCCTTCGGTGAAGTACTGGAGGAAGAACGCCTGAAACCGCAGGTCGGTGTTGGCGTTGAGGATGATCGTCTCAAGGGGCGCCTGGCCATATGGCGACCGGGAGACCTTGCGGACCGGCTTGTAGATCAGGTCGCGGGTGGTGAGCCAGTTCCACGGCAGGCCGTTGGCGTATTGGACGTAGGCCTCGGCGGGGAACGTCGGGACGTTGCCCCAGTAGTCCTGCAGCGGCGCGATCATGGTGCCGTCGATGACGCGGAGCCCGACGGTCTGGCCGGTCCGGTTCCGGATCCGCCACAGCGCGCCGGCGTCGTAGGCGAGGATGTCGTACAGGTACGCGGACAACCAGGAGGAGAAGTCGTTCTCCCGGTCCGGGGATTCCAGGATTTTCGTGCCGATCGCGACGGCGTCGGCGACGTCGCCTTCGTAGCCGTCGGCTGCGACGAGGGACCATTCCAGGGACCGGATCGATTCGATGCGGTGCCAGATCGCCATTTGCGCGACGTCGTAGGCGTCGATGAGGCTGCGCAGCGTGTCGAATGGGATCCGTTCGTGTGCCCGCGGCCGGGCGTTGATGTTGTAGCCGGTGACGAAGTCGCGGGTGCGGGGGTTGCGGCTGTACCCGTCGTAGGGGCCGATGGGTTCGCCGGGCGAGAACGGGTTGGCCGGGGTCATGCCGGCGGCTTGCTCGCCGATCTGGAATGCCGCCGGCTCGGTGGGGCCGAACACCTTCCGCAGGTGCTGGAGCCGTTCGCGCATTCCCATCGAGGCCGCCCCGCCTCCCTGCGTCACATGCCGTTGTGGGCGCGGTATGCGGCGTTGCGTGCGGCCTGGCGGGCCGCGACCGGGTCAATCGGCGCCGCTTCGGGTGTGACGGCTTCGATATTTGCCGGCGCCGGCGCTGCGCGGTCGGACATGCTCGGCACCGCGGCTGCCGTCACGCCCTCTTCGGCTTTGCGCTTCACGTAGTCGATCCACGCCTGGGCGCCGGTGCCGTCCAGGAGCATCTGCGCCAGGGCCTGGCTGGTGGAGTCGACCTGGTCGTCGTGGGCCGCGTTCGGGAACCCTGCGGCCTCGTCGATGAGCGAGTCGGGGTCCACGTCAGGAAGCGCAACCTGCGGGGCCGGCATCCATACGTTTCCCGCCTCGATGAACGGTGCGACCGCGTTGGCGCGGGCGTACTTGGATTCGGTGGGCGTGATCGCGACAATGCCGGGGATTTTCGACTTCAGGGTGTCGATGACGGCGGTGCCGTTGGCCTTGTCCTCGACGTACTTCGCGTTCGCCTGCGGCCAGCGGGCGGTAAGCGCCGCAAACGCGGTAAGCGTCTCGGTGAACGTCAGCCTCTTGTGGATCTTATCGAGGAGGTAGACGTTGGCACCGCGGCGAGCCCACACGGTGCCGACCACGAAGTCGGATCCTTTGGTGTCCTTGAACGAGCAGTCCCAGGACTGGATGACCTCGTCTGCTTCGACCCGGTAGGAGCCCTCGTCGTCGAGGGTCCACAGCATCTGTTCGTAGAAGCGCCACCACGGGCGGCGCCACACGTTGCCGGACGACGGCGACGGTTTGCCCTGGTACAGGGCGTTGAAGACACGGGATCCGGCCTGGATCCGGATCGCTTCCCATTCGGCTTCGGTGCGTCCGCGGGCCGATGTGAGCCACTGGCCCGGTTCGCGCCCGAGCGGGTCGGATTCGCCCTTGGCGGGGTCGTGGTCGGCGAGGGCCGGGATGTTGATGACGCGCCAGCGGTGCCCGTCTTCGGCGGCGATGAGACGACCGGCGAGGTCGTCTTCGTGCCAGCGAGTGTTATGGCTCACCAGGCCGTTGGCGATGAAGTTTTCCGTGCGATCGACTTGGAGGTCGTACACGTCTTCGCGACCGCACGAATCCACCGCCACAACTTCGTCAGGCGTGACGCTCCAAGTAGTCAGCGGCAGCCCGGAGGATTGCGGGTGACTTCCCGTAGCCGACGGCAAGGTTGCAGTCGTTGCAGAGTAGTCCGCGCACCTTCCCGGTCTCGTGGTCGTGGTCGACGCACAGCTTCCCGTTCCAGTGGGCTCGGGTGTTGCTGTCAGATGGCGGCTGCCTGCAGATGGCGCAGTTCCCACCCTGATTGTCGATGAGGAAATCAACCTCATCATCGGTAAGTCGGTAGCGATGCTTGAGATGAGCCCTGCGACGCGCTGCGGCATTGACTGAGGGTGGGCGGTAGCCGGATGCCCACCGGGCTTTGTTGTAGTGGGAGTTGCACATCCCCTTGCATCGTGCGGGCAAGTCGCATTCGTCATTGGAGCAAACGACCCCGCGCCACTTCCCCCAGTAGCCGTCAGGATACGTACTCCCGGACGGATTTGATCCGTTCGCAGCCATGACTCGTTCCCGTTCGCATCGATGGTTAGGAACGGATGCCGGGCGTTGGCTCGAACAACTCGTCCTGATTTCATTCTAATGCAAAAGAGATCATCGGGCCCTTGATTGGCCCAATTCACCACGGTTGACGTGGCGAGCCTGCCACCTTCGTAGGTGGCCACCTCGTCGCCAGGGCGAACGTCGCGCAACGGCTTCTCGGTACCGTCCGCCAGGAGCACTGGGGTATCCCCGGCCATACACAAAATCACGGTGACGGGGGCACCGGGGGCGAGTCGGGCCTGCCCGACGGACTGCCACCAGTCCCATACGCGATCCCGGTAGTAGGCGGAGTCGGCCTGGTCCTTGCTGGCGAACGGGTCGTCGATGACCAGCGCTTCTAGTGGCCGCCCGGTTAGCCCGCCGCCGATACCGACGCAGATAACCCCGCCGCGGTGTCCGTCGAGTTGCCAGCGCTTCGCGGACCCGTAGTCGCGTGCGATTCGCAGGCCGAGGTCAAGTGTGTCCTCGTCGCCGTTGTTGTTGGTGATCCAGTTACGGACTTCACGGCCGAAGGACTCGGCCAAAGGTTGCGAGTAGGAGACGATCCCGATTCGCAGCTCGCGGTGCCGGGCCAGTGCCCAAAGGGTGCCGACCTTGGTAACCCGGCTGCTTTTGCCCTCCTGCGGGGGCATGGAGACGAGCAGCCGCGCGTTGGGGGTGGAGTACGCCCAATCAATGGCCTCGTCAATGATGTCGAGGGCCGGGGTTTGAACGGTGGAGTGGTCAACCAACGCGGCTAGTTCGCCAACCGTCTGCCACTCGGGTTCAGGTTCCGCCTTGGGCTCAAAGGCGCGTGCGGCGTACTCCCAGGGGCTTACGGTGGTGGCCGTCATGGCTCACCTCGGTCCGGTCAGGCTGCCTCGTTCTGCTGCTTGGCGGTGATCTGCCGTAGCCGTAGCGGTACGACCTTCAGTGCTGCCCTCTGTTGTTCGGGGGTCAGGTCCAGGTCGCCGAGGATCGCTTTGATGGCCTCTGCAAGAAGCTGACCTTGCTGTTCGGCGAGCTTGACGTACCGTTCCTCGATGCCGCAGCGGATCGCTACGTCGCACACCCGCACGAGGCGGTCGCGTTCCTGCTGGTACAACTTCAGCCACATGTGGGCTTCGGCTTCTTGGGTGGTGCCGCCGTCCTGGCCGCCTTCTTTGATGCGGGTGGTGCCCCAGATCAGCTCGTGTTCTTCAAGTTCGGAGACTTTCTGGGACAGGTATTCGACGTGGCCGGCGGTACGGCAGACCTCGTTAAGGAGCGCTTCGGTGGCGGTGGTCTCGATGGGCCGGCCGTAGGCTTCCATGCAGCGCCGCGCCTCCCTCTCCGCGATGCGAAGCTTGGCGGCGCGGACAGCTTGGGGTGCTCGGCCGCCATGGCTGGCGCAGACCTTCTGCTCGTCCTTGGGTGCCTTCTTGCACGGCGAGCCGTCTCTCTTGTGGCCTGAGCATGCCAAGTTGCCGTGGTATGTGAGGTGCTGCTGGCCGCACTTGGCACATTCCGGCTGCATGTTCACCTCACTACGGGCTGATGGTGAGCGTTCCTACCGGCTCGGTCGGGACCTCGGGGTTGTCGAGGATCTGTATCCACACCGTGTACTCACCTTCGGTGAGGCTGACGCCGCCGTTGGTGGGTCCGACGAGGCATTGCGCGAAGTAGGCGCCGTTTCCTGCGACCGCCCACGATCCGCTGTGCCAGTCGCTGGTGCCGGGCACGTTGTCCGGTGGCTTGGGCATGAACGCCATCTTCACCGTGTCTGCGGTGGGGTTGTAGGCGCTGCCATCGGGCAGGGTGGCCAGTACCCGAACTTGGCAGTAGCGGGTGGACAGCACGGACTGGGTGGCCACCGGCGTCCTCCCGTCTCAGGTGACGACGGGGGTGCCGAACTGCCAGGCGCTGCCGGGGGTACCGAGGCGCCACAGGGTTTCGTGGGGGCCGAAGCTTCCGAGTGGTGCGGCTGCCCAGCGTGCCCGGTGAATGTACGGGTAGGTGGCGCGGCGGGCAGGCGCCGTATGCGCCGGGATCCAAACGGGAACCGGGACCGGCGGCGGAGGAACCGTGATGAAGCGTCCGCGGCGTGTCTGCTGCGGGATGCGCCACCGCCGCGACATCGGCTACTCCTCGTGCTCGACAGCCATCGTAATCAGATGGCCGGTGGGCAACGCGTTGCCGACGTTGATAAAGCCCATGCCGTTGCCGGCGCCAAGTCCGACGATCCACTCTTCCATCAGCTCGGCGGGCAGGTCGACGCCGGACTGCGTGTTGAAGGACACCTCGTAGAAGTACGGCCCAGTCCAGGTGGCGGTGGGCACGGCACTCCATGCCACGTCCAGGCCAGCGATGTTCGACGTCTGCACCGAGTTGGGGTCGAGCGCGGCAGGGGCATGCGTGGCCGAGGCGGTTCCTCGGTTTGTGGTTCGCACCAGCGCGACGGTGATCTGCTGGCTAGTGGGAACGGACGCGCCGGCCCGCACGCCAAGGGTAATGCGCCGCATCTTGTAGCCGGAGTTGGCAGATGCGGCAAGGTTCGCGAACAGGGAGTTGGCGGTGGCGCCGGTCGGGGCCGTCGCCGGGAGTGCGGTGGCGGATTCGACGGTGGACATGAAGCGGGCCATCGACGCCGCCTTCCTGCTAAAAGAAGCCCTGATTGGGGGTGGTGATCTGGGGCGTCCAGCCGCCGCCCGCTGCCGCCTTGAAGGTGAGCAGCAGTTCTTGGGCGTCGAGCCACGTGACGGTGGACCAGGACACGGCGGTGGATGCCGGGCCTGCGGCGCCGAGGTCGAGGTTGTCGCCGATGTAGGACCAGCAGGCGTAGGTGCCGGGGACGGCGCCTTGGGATTGCACGTTGCTCCAGCCGTTGGTCCAGGCCGGTGCTGTCGGGGCGATGGTGTTGGGGGTGGAGGAGTGCAGCAGTCCGCAGGCGATGCCGAGGTCGTGGGCTTCAGCGGTGGTGACGGTGACTGCGGTGGTGGAGGACACGCCGGCGCCTGAGTGGGTGGAGGTGGAGGCTACGTCCAAGGGCGTGGCCGTGTTACCGCTGTATTCGAGCAGCCCGGCGGTGATGTAGTCGCTGACCGACGGGGTGAACGTCACCGAGCTTGGCTCGGATGCGCCCGCGATCTTCCACCAGGTGTAGGCGCCGTTTCCGTCGATGACGGACGGGCCAGCGGTCCAGCCGGTGCCGCCGTTGGTGACAGTGGCGTCGGAGTTGGCCCAGGCGATGAGGAGGTTGCCGGTGGTGGGTGCGGCACCGAGGGCGATGGTGAGGCTGGTGGAGTTCACGCCGTCGGCCGCGTTCTGGACCCGCGCGAACCCCATGGTCTAGTCCGCGGTGAGGGCCAGGCCTTGGACCTGGGACCAGTTGGTGATGCCGTCGGCGGCGAGTGTGGCTGCGGTGACGGTGTCGCCGCCGGGGATGTCGAGTTCGACGGTGCCGCCTGCGGTGAGGGTGATGGTGAGGTGGCCGGTGGCGGTGCTGCCGGAGGTGGTAATGGCGTCGGTATTGAACGCGCCGGTACCGGGGTCGTAGTGGATGACCGCCGTGTACGTTTTGCCGGTCGAGTCGGGGCAGGTGAGGGTGATCGTTCCGGGTGGGGCGGCGCTGCTGGCGCTCAAGTGGTTCTCCTGTTGGCGGGGTTCCGGCGGGGCCGGCCGTTGCGGCGTAGACCGAGACGGCGGCGGTCGTCTTCGCTTACCGCGTTGGCCGCGGACCTGTAGGTGCCCGATTCGGGGTCGACAAGCCCGAGGACGTCGGCACGGTCGGCGCCGGTAGAGCGGCGCCCGGCTGGGGTGTCGGCATGTGCGGCAACCTGGATGGTGACCGGGGCAAGGAGGTCAACGTCGGGTTTCTGTTCGGAGGCGGCCCCGGTGAGAGTCATGCCGGGTACGTCCAGGGCTGCATGACGGGCCTGCGTGCGAGGTTGGCCGGGGTGACCTCTGTGGTTGTCGCCGCGCCGCCGCGCCAGTCGAGACCTGCGGCCTGACCTGCCAGTGAGACCAGTTGTGAACACACCACTTCGCCGTCGCCGGACGCCCGCTTCAGCAGCCAGCGCCAATGCCACCCGAGCGATTCGAGTCCGTCTTCGACAATCTGCAGGTCTCCGTAGGCCTTGCCGATCATCGCTTTGGCGGTCGCCACGACAACGGTCCGCTGCGCGACGGTCATGTCCTCTGCGGAGTTGATCGCGATGCGGCAGCCGTAGTACTCAGACAGGTGTCCGAGCCGGACACCGCCGGGTTCGGCCTCGATAATGGCGCCGTCCTCAAGGGCGATCCCCGCGTGATCAAAAGGGCTATGTGTCGCGCGTCGTATGACCCACGGAACGAACCCGTGGGTCTTCACCACGAAGTACCGCCCGGCCGCTGGCCACGGTGAGGCTGAAGCCTCGTCGCGCTTGAAGGTGGTCTCGGACGGCGACATCGGCGCTCCCCTCAGCCCTGCGGTCCGCGCATGTTGGCGGTCAGTACCTGGGCGGTGAGGTAGAGGGCCTGCTGCTCGGTGAACCCGGCCTGCACGTAGGACGCGAACATCTCGTGGGTCGCCGTGGCGGCCATCGCCAGCACGGACAGCGGGTCCTGGATCTCGCTGCCCGCTGTCTCGCCGGTGGTGTCGTCGTTCACTTGGTCGCCTGCGCAATCCGCATCTCAACGACCTCGTAACGGAACACGCCGGTACGGACGCCGTCGTCGTTATCGAACGTCGGGTGTACGGGCTGGCCGTCTTGGAGCGGCTGCCCGTCGGTGTTCACCAGCATGGTGAGATCAGCAGTAACGGGCTCGCCGTTCCACTGTGCGCCGCCGAGGTCGATACGGATCCCAGTGGTGCAGACTAGTTCGGCGCCGGTGCCGTAGTCGAAGGCGCGCATGCCGTGCGTGTACAGCGGGGTGCCGTCGGGTCGGGGCGCGGGCCATTCGATGATGAGGCGCCCGGCGGTGGCCGGCTGCTGGAACAGTTCACGAACGGCGTCGAGGCGCTGCAGGTTGCGTCCGGGGCAGTCGTCGCTGACGATGACGGGCCGGACGGTGATCGGCTCAAGCTGGTGACAGGTGCAGTGCTCGCCGTGCCAGGTGCCGATGTGGACGTCGACCGTGCGGGCCATCAGCCGGTCGTGGTCTCCGCAGCCGGCGCCGTAGCGTCCCCGGCGACCGCGGTCTCGCCAACCGACGCCACGTCCTGCACGGCCTCGTTAACGACCGGCTCCTCCGCGGCGACCGCGTCTCGCGCGACCTGCTCGGCGTCGCTCTTTACGATCGTCAGCAGTTCCTCGAATCGCGCCTTGATAGGCGCGGCGAGCTTGTGGCCGTCTGCTTCAAGCTCGCCGAGGAGCGTGTGTAGTTCGTCGATGACGGCGTGGAACGCCTTTGCCGCGCCCACGGTCAGGCCGGCGGGTTGTCGTCGCGCGGGACCGGCGTGCCGAACACGGCGCCGACGCTGGTCACCGCACCCGGGTCGATTCGCACGGTCACCGGCGGCAGCGCCTTGCCGTTCACGTCGGTGATGTTGAGGGTGAGGTCGCCGGCCTGTCCGACGTGCGAGCGCAGGTTCGCCGTCAGGGTGTCGTCGGCGACGGCCAGCTCGCCAAGGTCGGTGTTGTCCTCGACCCAGGTGAACGGGGCCACGAACTCGCCGTTGGGGTCGGAGAAGTCCGAGGGGACTGCGACTTTCTCGTTGTCGAAGCCGGTCAGGGTGATGGTGACCATGTCGTCGTCGGGCATCGTGAACATGGGGGATCCTTCCGTCGTGCGAGGTACGGGGGTGCCGAAGATGGCTTCGACGGTGACGATGAGGGCTGGCCGGGCTAGCCAGGCTTCGAAGAGGTCGGCGATGCTGACGACGTGCCGCGCGATGGTACGCAGGTCGCGGGTGGGCAGGTCGTCGGCGCCTGCGGTGAAAACGGTGGCGGCGGCTTCGAGTGCTGCGGCGCGGCGCCAGGCCCGTTCGGTGGTCACTGCTGAGGTCCTCCTCGCAGTGCGGTATGCGAAGGCGCCGCGGGGTTAGTCGCGGCGCCGGTGTTGTCTATTCGTCGCGTCCGTAGGCCTGGTCGCGTGCGCGGCGCAGAGTCTTGATGAGGGCGTTGATCTCGGAGCGGGAGAGGGACGGCGAATAAGCCTCAGGCATCCAGCCCTCTTCCCAGTGCGTGGTGTCGCCCTGTTCGGCTTCGCGGAGCCGGTCGCCCATCTGGGTCCACGCTGCGACCGGTGCCTGGAGGGATACCTGGACGTTGCCGCTGCGGTCGTGTCCGGCTGCGTGCCAGCGGACGTTGAGGATTGGCTCGTACCAGGCGTTGTTGCCGTCCATCCCGCTGCTTGCGGGGCTGTCGGACTCGGCCGTGTCAACGTAGCCGCGGTGTTCAATCTCGCTGGGGTAGTTGATCTGTGTTTTCGGCATCACGCCATCTCCATCACGGAGTAGCCGCCCTACGAAACGGGGCGGACGTTTATACGACGCATCACGCGCCAGCGCTCAACCCTGAACCAGGGCGAGAAGTTCATCTACATCGACGGGCTGCGACTCACGGTGCACCTCGAACTCGTCGCGGTAGATCCGCCAGTGCCGGGGGCAGTCCTCAAAGCCTTCGATACGGCCGTCGCCCCACTCGTCGAGGAAGATCGCGCAGGTGCAGTAGTCCGGCGTCAACGGCGCGGGATCCACGAGTTCGCCCCGGACAGGTGCAGCGCGAGAAAGAACGAGCCAAGGAGCAGCAGCGCGGTCGGCGAGAACCAGGCGCTGGTGTGGCCGCCGGAGCCTTGCTCGATAAAGCCGATACCGTAGGCGATGGCGGCGAGGAGTCCAAACATCAGGTCACCAGCTTCCGGACCAGTCGCCGGGGCCGTCCCACATCGCCTCAACGACCTCGCGGGTGCGGTGTTCGTCGCAGAGGTGCTTGAGGAAGTGGCACGGAGGGATTTCGGCGCCGGCTTTCGTCGGCACGTCGCACACGCCGTCTTCAGTCGGGGCGGCGCAGCCACCCCAGTTGCTGAACTTGACGTCCAGGTGCAGCTTGGCGAGTAGCCGGGTCCGCATGTGTGCGTAGGCCTGGGCTTTGGTGTCGTGGCCGATACTTTCCCAGGCGGGACTGTGGTCGCGGTCGGCGTGCGGGGTCTGCAGCATCTCCAGCCACGCCTCGGCGCAGCATTCGGCGTATCTGCCTAGGCGCCGGTTACCGCCGGTGTAGATCCATTTGCCGGTGCGGGGGCCGCGGTCGATCTGCTGGACCAGGTGGTGCTGCACGGCACCTCCCTACGCGTCCGACCAGATCCCGGACTGGACCCAGCCGTGCCGGCCACAACAGTCGGGCCAGAACAGCGACGGCTCCAGGTGTAGCGGCTCACGCTCGATGAGTTCGTGACCGCCTGTGCCGGCGCCGCGCCACCTGTTGTAGGTGCTGCACCAGTGCCAGAACCACGGCTTGGTCTCGCCTTCGGGCCAGCCGAAGTACAGGTCGTCGGTGAGCTTGGTAACGGCGAAGTGGGACCAGTTTGACGGGGGATCGTTACGGTTGGCCCGGACGGCGTCGTCTGGCCACATCCGTTGACCCGTCACGGCACCCCCTCAGGATGCACGAAAGCCCACCGGGAACCAGTGGGCTTGTGAATTCAGGCACGGTGAACTTGCGACGATCATCCGACATGCTTTCGCGCTAGTCAAGCTGCGGGTTTCCCGTGGCGCTTCCGCCACGCTTCACGCTCAGTCTCCAGCACCGTCCGCTCGTCCACGTACCGCCACGGCGTGGACTTCTGACGCCCGGCCCGACCCACGTCTACGGGCTCGATAAGCCCCGCAGCAGCCCAGCGTTCCACGGTGCGTACCGATACGTGCGCGCTGGTCGCAGCATCGGCAATCGGCAGCAGCCGGCATAAGGCGTCGTAGTCTGCCTGCTCGCTCATGCCGCGTCCTTCAAGTCCGAGGCGGTGACGGTAACCAAGTTCTGATACTCGGACTCGGTCCACAGTCGGCCGCAGCCGCCGAGTCGAGGGGAGCACTCAACATAGGACGACCCGTCATCACGACGCAGCGCCAGCAGGTCACAGCTGGGGCAGCGCACCGGGTATTTGTGGACGAGCTTGTCCCGACCGGTGAACTTCATGGCCTTGCGGTGCCAGTCCAGAATGGCGGTGCCGGGGGAAATGTCGGGGTCGGTGGCGTCCGGATGCGAAATCAGTAGCCAGTCAACGGACACGACGAGTACGTCAATGGCGCGGTTGAGGATGATCGGCTCGAACGTTGCGGCGCGGTCAGACCAGCCCCGCAAAGAGCGCATCGCGTCTTCGATGTCGGCGACGCCGCCAACAATGAGGTCGGTCATCAACCGGGCGGACTGTCCTGGCCACGCAGGCGCCGAGGAGGTGGTGACGCGTTCGGTGGTCGTGGTTTTGGGTGTGGCATTTAGTGCTTCCAGGTGGATGGCGGCAACGAGCTCGGGGAGTCCGTCGAGCGCGGTTAGAACGCGGAATCGGCAGTGGTCGCACCAGTAGGGGTTGCCGTACCAGGGGCGGATGTCGTGTGGAATCTGGGTTTTGGTGCTTTCGGCTTCGGCTCGGCGCCAGCTGATGTTGCAGGGGCCTGCACAGGCGAAGGGGTCTTTGTTCACCGCGACTCCCGAGTGATCGTCTACTCTTTGGGGTGCGGTGGTTGTGAGTCGCGTGTTGCCAGTGGTGGATGGCGGCCCGTGCTGGTTACGCGGTTTCACCGAGTGTAAGGGCAGGGCGTGTAAAGGCCCGCACCATGCGATGGTGCGGGCCTTTCGTTTGCGCCGGGTCGGCTAACGCGTCTTACGTAGCCGTTCGTTGCCGGCCAACAGGTCGGGCTGCTTCTCGTTCTGCTTCTCGTTGTTCTTCGGGTCTTGTCCGCGTGCAGAGTTGGGTGTTCTGTCTGGCACGGCTTCCTCCTTTTCGTGGACGGATACGGCGGGCTAGCCGCGCTGGCGTCCCCGCTTCATCATGTCGTTCCAGCCGTCCAGGCCTTCGTCGAGCTGCTTGCGGCAGTCGTCGGCCTGGAAGGACTGGCCGCGCTTCTCGTGGTATTTGATGCCGAGGGCGCCGGCTTCGGCTCTGCCCGCGAGCCACAGCGCCTTGCTCTGCTCGTCCTCGGTGAGCTTGCCGAATGCGTCGGCGTCGCTCATGTTCTTGTTCCTGGCCATGGTGGTGCCTTTCTGCTTCGGTGCCGAGTCGGCTTGCCCGATCGGTCGGCGCCGGCGGCGAGTTCGATGTTCGCCGCCGACACCCACCTGTCAGACAGGGCCGTCCTCGGTGTTCTTCGACGACGGCTGCACGGGCTTGCCGATGTCGCGGTGTTCGACGTCGGCGCCGTGGCCCTGCGCGCGGAGCCGCCGGGCGATCTCCTCGGCGATGGCGACGGAGCGGTGCCGTCCGCCCATGCAGATGATCAGCGCGTCCTGGCGGTGGCCGGTGGTGCGGGTCCAGGTGTAGGCGGCGAGGATCCGGCCGACGGTGTCGTCGATGATCTGCTGGGCGCCGGGCGTGTTCAGGACGTGGTCGCGGACTTTCGCGTCGAGCCCGGTCAGCTTGATCATGCCGGGGTCGTCGGCGGGGTTCCGCAGCGCGGTGCGCAGGTCGACCAGGATCGTCGGGGCGGTGCACTCAGGCAGCGGACCGTGCAGGACGCCGGCGGTGGTGATGACGGTGCGGATCATGTCGGTGTCGACGGGCAGGGTCGGGTTCGACATCATGGTGGTGTCTCCTACGGGTGTAGTCCGTTGGGGGATTGGGTCGGTCGCCTGGCAGGGCGGCCGGCCCTTCTTTGTGCTCTGAGAATCAGTATGCTGCGATGCGCGATAGATCGCTATAATTTGCAGGGGTTTCCTGTTGCCTTACGCGCTGAGGTGGCTTGCTAGGACTGTTTCCTGCTTCGGGAGCTTGATTTCCGCCAGCCCAGCAGCTCCTCGGCGTGGCGGTCGGCGCGACGACCGGCGGCCTGAGCGTTCCGCAGCGCCTTCTGATACTCCGCCTCGGCTTTGCGTAGCCGCCGCTCCGGGTTAGCTGACTCCGAACCGGCGAAGGTGCCGTCGGGGTTCTGCAGGAACCGCTCTCTGATCGGCTCTGCTTTAGGCTGCCGCGCCGATGGCGCGGAAGCTGTACTTCGGCGTCTCGTGGTGCCGGGCTTCGATGCCTGGGACGGCTTCGAAGGCTGAGAGGCTGTGCGGTAGCCAACGGTCTTCTTTGGCCGTGTGTGCTTCTTCTTCTGCGGGGCCTTCGTCTCCACCACGCGTCCGTCGGCCTCGATACGCATGTAGCGGGTCCGGACGCGCCCGGTCAGCCCGTCTCGTTCCTTCACCGGGAAGGTCTTGCTGAACGTGAGCCCGAGCAGCTTCTTCAGCTCGCCCTTCGTCGGGCCGTTGTGGCCGAACAGGACGCGCCACAACAGGCCGGGCTTGTGGCTGCCCTTCTTGCGGGCGGCCATTAGGCATCCTTCCTGACGGGTTCGTCAACCATGTCGATGCGCCACCAGCGCTCAGCCCGACCGTCCTTCACCGAGGTGATGAACCCACGGTCGTTCCACGCGCGCAGCCGGGTGCGGACGTTCGACTCGGAGGTGAACCCGTCAAGCTGCTTCGCGGCCAGCTCCATCGCGGTGGCGCCTTCGCTGCCGTACTCGCCTAGCAGGTTCCACAGAGCGAGGTGCTTCAACTCGACTGCCTCGTTGGTGTTCGGGTAGGTCGTAACGAGCCGCAGATCGGGGCGGCGCCCTTCGACCTGCACCGAGTCAACGACGCGGCTCGTGCGGTAGCCGCCACCGCCACCGGAAGGCGGCGGGTCGAACATTTCCAGCGGATCCTGCCCGGCGGCGATTGCCTCGTCGAACGCGTTCATGCCGGCCTCGAAGTCTTCTGCAGCCATGGAGTCCAGCCGCTCCACGCGCCCTTCGTAGCGAGCCACGTAGTCGGCTGCGGTTTCGACATCCACGAACGGCGGCTTGCGATGGTAGGGCCTGGGGTAGGTCAGCGACTTCACCAGGAACTTCCCGACGCCGTCGAGCTGGTCCACTCGGAAGCCGTCCTTCTCGGCGGTGGCACCGAACTGCATGCGGCTGACTTCCTTCTCGCCACGGAACGCCGTGTGCTCGCCGAACTGGTGCCGGGCGTCGGTGTTGGGGCCGAACACCGGGCCGGACGGGACCTGTGTCGCAACGGCGTAGGTGACCTTCGATGCGGCGACCAGCGCCAGGTTCGACTTCAGGATCGGGGGCGCCAGCTTCGGGTAGCGCAGTGTCAGCTCGGCAAGCTCGTCGATGATCACCACGATGCGCGGTCCTTCGGCCAGGTCCCACTCGTCGATGCCGCGCTCGCGCATGCGGCGGCCCCGTCCGGCGGCGATTGCTTTTACCCCGTATTGGATTCGCAGTCCGTCAATCGGGTCGGTGGCGAGGCGGTACATCACCGGCTCGAACATTCCCAGGCCTGGAGCACCGTCTTTGCAGTCGATGCCGATGCGCACGATCGGGCATTCGAGTGTTTTCACGATCAGGTAGCGCAGATACGCGGACTTGCCCATGCGGGTGCGGCCGGTGATGAGCTTGTGTTCGCGGAAGTCGGTTTCGGTTTTCCGGCCGGCTTCGTCAATGGCGCTGAGGAACGGCTTCTCGACGGTGGTCGCCATGGCGCCGTCCCACGGGTAGTCCTCGTCGGTGCGGTCGGGACCGTCGTAGACGGTGATCACACCCTTGGCGCCGTGGGTGGGTTCGATCTCGATACGGCGTGCGCGGGCGTTGCTTTTGATCACCTCGTGCTTCTTCGCCAACTGTTCGGGTGAGAGGGTTCCGGCGGGTAGTTCGAACGGGAGCCGCCAGGTGTCTTCGGCGACCTTCATCGGCGAACCAAACCACGTGCCGTTGATCTTCATGGCTTCCAGTGCCTGCCGCAGCCGGTGCTCATATGGGTTCGACGGCATGCGGTTGTCCGGCAGGGCGAACGGCGGGATCACCGGCAACGACATCCCGGCACCCGGCATCGGGCCCGGGTTGGAGGCGGCAGCGAAGTCGATGACTGCGCGCACTGCCCGGTGCCGGGCGTACTGCTGCCACGCCCACTTGCCGCCGTAGACGGCGGCAGCGGATCCGGCAGCGAGCATGCAGCCGATGCCGGAGAACCCGGCGCCGACTGCCGCTCCGCCGGAGAACGCTGCCGCCCCGATGCCGAGCAGCGTCCGGGTGCCGCCACGGTCTGCGGGCTCGACGTCGGCATCGCGGGCCACGAGATTGCCGGCCATGGTTCCGAACGCACCGAAGGCCATGAATACTGCGCCAGCGGTGGTGAACCCGGCAGACATGAGGGCGTGCAGTGGTTCGGAGTGGGCCCAGAACCCGAGCCCGGACCAGGATGCGATGGCGACGCCGGGCCAGACGTGGGTCCAACCAGGCCATGCGGCGATGGCGGATCGGGACGTCGGCCGCGGCAGATCGGAGGCGAGGAGCGCGTTGAGGGTGAGCTGGCCGTGTCGGCTCAGATCGTTGTAGTTGTAGCCGCCCTGCTGGCCCGGGAACACAGCTGAAGGCCAGGTGAGACCGCCTTCGTCGGGCATGTCGGGAGCCATCTGGGAATTGAGCCGATCCGGCATGAGGTGGCCGCCCCACCGGCCGTCATCCGGTGAAACGACGATCTCGTCGGTGTCATGTCGTGTCATCAGAAGGACACCTCGGCGTGGCTGGGCTCGCGGCCGGCCGGGTTGTCGTCTTCGGTTTCGCCGCCTTCCAGGAGCTTCTCGACGGCGGCGCGGATGTTCCGTTCGGACCGCGGAGAGCCGGGGATCTTGAGGTCGGGGTGGGCATTGCGGAGCAGGCTCGCAAGGACCGGCGCCGTGGGTGCTTCGCCGTGCTTGTCGGAGTAGCGCTGCCACAGCGGCAATGCCAGCTTCGCCCAGTCGGTGGCAGAGGGGCGCCCGCTGCCGTCGGTCGTTGTCGTCGCACCGTCCCGCTTGCCGTTGCCGCTTGCCGCTGCCGGGGCGGGCTCATTGCCGCTGCCGTCGGCAGGCATTGCCGCGGCGGTTGCCGTTGCCACTTCCTCCAACGCCGTTGCCGCTGCCGGGGCGGGTTCGGCTGCTGCCTTCTTCGGTGCCGCGGGCTTCGGTGCCGCTGCCGGTGCCGTCCGGGTGTCGGTGAGTTGCCGTAGCAGCCACGGCCCGACGAAGCCCATCGCCATCAGAAGGAACGGCCCGACGGCGGAGAAGCCGGCGAGCTGGTACCGGTGGACGTAGATCGACGGTCCGCAGTTGAGCGCGAACATGATCAGCGCGCAGATGATCGACAGTGCGTGGACGCGCCACAGTTCGGACTCGGACATGCCGCGGTACGACAGCCATGTCGCGGCGACGATCATGCCGGTGGCGGTGAGGTCGACGGCGGGGCCGGTGAGGTAGGCGATGCGCCAGTCGATGCCGAGGCTCTTGCCGAGGTCGCCGACGTTGCCGAACGAGAACAGGAACGTCAGCAGCGGCACGACGGCCATGACGAACAGGACGATGCCGACGATGATGCGCTCGACGCGGTCGGGCTGCTTGGACTCGTCGGCGGTCTTGGAATTGCGGTTTCTGGCTTTAGGCTGTGCGGTGTTCACGTCGATCCCTGAAATCGCGTGTGACACAGCAGCCCGGCGGTTTGTGCTGGCCGCCGGGTTTTGCTGAGGCCCCAACCTCGCGTCCACTTTATCCGGATCGCCGGGGGTATCAAAGTTCGAATTCACGGTGTGGCTCTCCGGATCAGTTCGGGCGCGCCTCGGGTGATGTACGAGGCGGTCGCGGTGACGGCGGCAAAGATCAGCAGCAGTGCGTAGGGGGCGCCGGTAGCGGGCCAGGTAAGCAGCCACAGCCCGAGGCCAGATGCAGCGGTGCGGCGTCCGTAGCGTGCGTATAGGTGGGTGAGGCGCAGGGTTTCGGTGTCGGGCGCGGTGGTAGCGCAGGCGAGGAACGCGAAGGTTCCAGCGCCGGCGGCGCAGGCTCCGAGGAGCAGCAGGGCGCAGGTGATAGTGGTCATGGCGGTGGTACTCCTCTCGACTTGCTGGAACCCGGCCGTCACACTGAGGTTGGGGACTCGGAGTGTGACGGCCGGGGCTTGTGGGTCAGCGCCGCCTGGGCTGGCTGGCGGGCTTGACTTGGACGGCCCGGACAGAAGGACTAGCGGGCCGGTGCTTGCCGAGCGTCAGAACCAGCGGCGCTTCGCAGCCTTGGCCGTTTCACGGGCCTGCTCGTCGAGGTAGTCCTGGTCGCCCTTGCGCTGCTGCGTCCAGCCGTGGATGAACTCGTGGTCGACGCGGCCGAACGGTCCGCGGCGTGCGTTCTCGACGCCGTCCTGGGTTTCCTTGCGGTGGGCCTCGGCGCGGTTCTTCGCTTCGGTGGCGGCTTGCTGGCGGGCCTGTGAGCGGGACATTGTTCCGGTTCCTTTCGTCTGGCCCGGCGGGTGCCGGGCTGGTGGTTCAGCTGTGCTTCGCGAACGAGGCGGCGGCGCGCTGGTAGAAGGCGAGGGTCTCCGAGTCGGTGTTGGTCTTGGTGGGCTCCTCGCCGTTGCGGTCGAGCTGGCCGGTGTAGCCGGAGGCGCGTTCGGTCTGGAAGTTCTTGTCGGCGTTGGCCGGCTTTTCCTTGCTGATGGTCAGTTGCGGGGTCCGCGTCAGGGTCATGTCGTTGTCCTCTCGTGTCGGTCAGTGCCCGAGCGGGTTCGCCGGGGCGTGGTCGGTGTGGTCGGTGACGCCGGGGTTTTCGGCGTGGTGGGCCATGGCGGTGAAGATCGGCTGCCACTGGCTGGTGTCGACCGGGATCCAGTCCGGTGCCACGACGGCCGGGGTGTCGCCGATCGCGTCCTGCACGGTGCGGCTGGTGGTGGCGGTGTAGGCCTCGTGTAGCGGGTTCGGGCCGGCGTCGAGGCGGCGGAAAAGGTTCACTGCATCGCCTCCTCGATCAGCGCCGCGTGCTGCGCGTCGAGGTCGCCTGCCATGGCCCGGATCCGGTCGTCGTCCAGGTCGCTCATGGGCGGCGGCGCGGTCGGCGGCTGGTCGCCATCCCAGCCGAGCCACACTCCACCGGCATCGCCGTCGTCATCGTTGTGGGCCGGGCACAGGTGGCAGGGCCGGTCTTCCTCGTTGAGGACCTCGTGAGACTTGTCGGCAATCAGGCTGTAGCCGATCCCAGCCAAAACCAGCGGCACGGTGGCGAACGCCGCAACGGGACGCACGGCTGCGATCACGTTGAGAACGGAAGTAGCGACGACGACCTTGGCGACGCTGACGCGGTGGTACCAGCCGAGCATGATGCGGCGTGCAGCACGGCGCTGTTCGAGCCACGCGGCGGCGGTGAGTTCGGCGGAGTAGATCCGGGCGCCGAGGTACTGCGCCACCATGAGGGGGTTCATGGCCGCCCCGCCTCTCCGTCTTCGCCCCGGTACGGCCCGAACACGTCGGCGTACCGCCAGTCGGCACGCTCCTCGACGCCGGGCCGGTACATGGTGACTTCGATTGCGCCGTCGGTTCCGGCTGGGACCTCGCGCATCGCCCAGGTGTGGGTGATGCACAGGCAGTCGGCCGCCTCGGCGGTTCCGGCGCCGCCGTCGTAACGGCCGTGCCTGATCACTGCGACGTGGGCGTGCCACACGTCCTCGACGCCCCAGTCGGCCATGTCGGCGAAGTCGAGTTCGCTGTTGTAGATCTCGCCGTACAGGCTGTCGAACAGGGCGTGCGGGTCGTCGTGGGTTTCGGTGATGGCGTGGACGGCGGCCATGAATGAGGCGGGGTCGTGGTGGCCGATCGCGACGAGAGTGTCGTCGTCGCCGCAGCCGCTGATGGTGATGCCGGCGTGGGTGTGGCCGGTGGCGGCGAGCAGGGCGCGGGCGGTGTTCTCGGGCACGGGGCGCGGCGTGTGGTCGAGTCCGGCGGCGGCGGTGATGCGGGCCTGTTGGGCGGCGTGGCGTGCCGCCATGGCTTCTTCGATGCTGTCGTAGTTGATCACGGCCGGGTCTCCTCTCCGGTGTTGCTGTGGGTGGCGATCCATCGCCGCGCGAACTTCCCAAGCTGCGGAATCTCCGCTGCGGCTTCCCGTGCGGCGGTTTCGGCGTCGTAGTCTTCGAGGTCGAAGACGTGCTCGCGCAGCCCGGCCAGCAGTACGGCGTCGTAGGCGTCGCCTGCGGTAATGGATTGGGTCATCTCGACCACTCCACATTCAGCTCAAACCAGACGATCTTGCCTGCGCGGGTTTTGGTCTCGCCCCACCTGGTCGCCAGCGTGGACACGATCAGCAGTCCGCGGCCGTGCTCGTCGTCAGCCAAGTCCGAAACCGGGATGGCCAGGTCAGGATCAGAAACAGTGACCCGCAGGTGCCCGTGCCACCAGGCGGCGGTGACGGTGACGTCGTCGACGCCGGCGTTGTGCACAAGTGCGTTAGTGACGACTTCCGACACCAGCAGCACCGCGTTCTCGGCGGTATCGCCGTGCACGTCCCACTGCGCGAGGGTCTTGCCCAGCCATGCGCGGGCCTCGGCCACGGACGTTAAGGCGCGGGGCACGATGGTGTCGGCAAAGCTCGGTGCGTCGGTCACAGGGTGGTCCAGACGGGTCATGGTGGCGACGGTCATGGGGATCAGCCCCTGTCGAGGGTGTCGGTAACGGGCACGATGAGGCGGCCGTTCTGGCGGGCCCAGGCGTGGGCGCGTTGTTCGGCGGTGGAGACAGCGGCGCACCGCGGCGGGGCCTGTATCTGCCAGGTGACGCCGGCGCCGAACGCTTGGAACGCCCAGACGGTGCCGTCGGAGGCGGTGTGCGGGCCGGGCATGTCGTGGGTTTCGGCGATACGGGCCACGTCCTCAGCGCTTCCGGCCTTGATGATGACCGGCAGGTAGTCCCACACGGGCAGGGTCGCGTCGTACTCGATCCAGTCCCGCAGTGCAGTCAGCCCTTTGACGGCGGCGGCGTGACGGGCAATCCGGTCGGTGTGCTCGTTCACTGGGTCACCGCGCAGTTCTCGGCGTGGACGGTGGCGAGCCCGGTGACGTCGGCCCGGCCGCGGGTCAGGTCGCGGATGGTGGCGGCGGGGCTGTACACGAGCACGTGGAACCGGCCGCAGCGGGAGCAGGCCACGTCCAGGCAGTTGTGGTTTGGGTCGTGGATGACGGCCACGGTGGTGCGGTCCGTGCCCGGGATGATCGCGAGAATGTTCTCGGCGGTGACCGGCTTGCGGGCCGCGGTGAGGGCTTCGGCGGGGATCCACACGCTATTCCCGGTGACGCGCAGCACCAGCCAATACCCGAACATGTGGCCGTGGAACTCCATGCCGGCGACGACACCGCCGGCGCCCGGGTGCTCGGGCGCGTCCGGGCGGACACGGACCTTGTCGCCGTCTGCGAACAGCGGCGTGCCGTGCGGCAGAATCGTCAGCGCGTCCTCGGCAGCGAACCAGGCGACGCCGTCGGCGCAGTCGATGATGTAGTCGTGGCCGTTGCCGGCGCCGACGTACTCACGGACGGTGCCGACGCGGGCCAAGCTGGCGCGGGTATAGACGACGCGGTCTTCAGGGTTGAAGGCGGTCATCACGACTCACCCGCCTCATCGGCCGACGCCTCAGCCAGGGTGAGAAAGCCTGCGGCCACGAAGACCCGCGTGTCGGGCTTGTCGTCGAACACGACCGCGTAGCCGTCGGCGGGCTCGGCGTTGAAAGGGCCGGTGCCGTATGCGGAAAACACGACCGTCGCCTGCGCCTGCTGCGTGGTCTGCTCCTGGGCGTTGCCGAACACCCAGGTGACGGTGACGCGGTCGTCGGGCTGGAATTTGCTCACCGTTCGACTCCTTCCGCGAGAATCGCGCGCAGCTGGTTCAGGTCGATGGGGGCGGGGCGGGTCGAGTACGCGGGCGGCGCGACAGCGGGTGCCGTCGGCAGTCCGTGCGTGTCGGCGAACGCCTCACGGGCGGCGGTGGTGCGGGCGGCGTGCCCGGACGCGACCACGGCCACGGCGTAGACCAGCGCGACACACGCGGCCATCAGTGCGGCGAAGCCGGTCAGGATCCACAGGTCCGTCATCGCGCACCTGCCGCCATGAGCAGGGCGGTGACGAACAGCCACAGGAGGTGCCAACTCTGGTCCAGGGCATACGCCCCGGTACCGAGGTGAGGCTGGTCGCCGTGGCCTTCGCGCGGTGCGCCCAGGTTGAAGAAGCCGCCCTTGCCGACCCGGCCGGCCAGCCACCGCAGGGTGCTGCGCCGGTCGGCCCAGTAGTGCGAGGCGGCGTCAACGCCGATAGCGGCGACCCACCAGCCGGGTCGGATCGGCAGGCCCGTCACAGCGAACGCCGCCAGGAGCGCGGCGAGCTTTGTCACGGTCAGCGTCGCCACGTGCTTGGCACATGCGGCACGGGCTCCCCAGCCTGCGCCGCCCTTAGTCAAGGCCTGGGTGTGGGTCTGGATCCAGTGATCGCCGAACTCGTGTGCGGCGTACAACGCCGCGGAAGACACTGCGAACACGGCGGCGGCGGTCAGGTTCGTGGTTGCGTCCATAACGCCCATTACGCACCCGCCTTGGTAACGTTCCGCGTTTCTGCGGATTGCTTGGCCGCGATGGCGGCGCGAACGCGGTCGTTGAACGTGGCGGCCTGCTGCCCGTTGGCGCCGATCAGCGTGGCCATGAGGGCCGCGTTTGCCGGTGCGGTCGCGGAGGCGGTGACGATGCGGGCGTTCACGACGCACCCCGCACGAGCGTCAGCTTCGCAACGTCCACCTGCGACGGGATCGCGGACAGGACGAACGGGTCCGGGTTGACCTCGACCGTCGCGACGTCGATGCCGTCGGGGTCGGTCCACAGGGCGGTGATAGTGCCGGTGGCGAGGGTGCGTCCGCCGTTGGTGAAGAAGCTGACGCGGTCGCCGTCGCGGAAGGTGTGGATGGCGGTCATCGCACGCCTCCACGCTTAACCGTGGCAACCAGCGCCAGCAGCGCCGTGCCGAGCCGCTCCGCGTCTTCCACGGATAGGTACGCCGCGCCCATGTTGGGTAGGTCGACGAACACGTCCGCGCCTTCCTCGGGGCAGTAGCCGATACCGAGGGTCGCCCAGGCGGTCGTGCCGGAGCTGCGGCCATCGGTGGTGAAGTCGAGGTGGATGTTGGGGCCGCGACAGACGTTCGGTTCGTCGTCGTGCGCCCTGCACCACTCGGGGTGCGGCGTCGCGGTCTGCGGCGCGAGAAGCGTGGTCATCAGCGTTGGCCCCTCGTCGTTGGGGAGGTCTAGGCCGCGGCCGGCACGGCGTGTGCGGGCTCGGGGTCGCTGTTGTGGTTGGCGCTGTCCCTCAGGAGCCTCGCGTTGGCGAGGGAGCTGCGGGGGACCAGGAACATTCCGTTGTTCGTGTCGCTGCGCCAGGCGTAGAGCTTCTCGCCGTGGATCCAGCGCAGGACGGTGGTGTCCGCGACGCCGAGAGCGAATGCGATCTCGCTGACTCGGTAGTGCGGTTCGTCGAGGCCCTCGATGGGGCGCGGTGTGCGTGCCATGGGCTTCTCCTGCAAGTCCTGCATCTCGTCCGGTTGGCGGGTGGTGCTTCTCCCACAGCATCGCTAACCTATGCAGTACAAGTCAAGCGATCTGGTTAATAGATCTTGAAACTCGTACACGCCGCCGGGCATGCAAAAGCCCTGCTCCGGCGAACCGAAGCAGGGCCTGAAGGGGTGAAGCGCAGGTGCTAGGCGTCCCAGTCGAATTGGAGAACGAACATGGTGGGGTTCATAACCATCTCGTTTACCTCGGTAACACGGCCGGTGTCTGTAAAGGCTGTCCGTGCGGCGCAGAGCACGTAGGGCACTCGGTGCAGCTCAAGACGCTCGCTCTCGACGTCCGTAGCTTCGCGGGACCAGACCTGCATGCTAAAGGCCGCAACTTCAAAGCCCAGGTCGCGAAGGCGTCCATAGGTTCCGCCTGGACCTGTATCGGGCTCCATGATTCGACTACCACGAACGATGTCGGCGGGCAGGTAGGAATCGGCAAGCAAGGCGGCCTGCCCATCGACGAGGTAACGCCGCGATCGCATGCCGGCGTCGGCGGTATCAAGAACCCTTGCAACGCGCTCTGGCGGATCCGCGTAGCCGATCTTCAGCTGATCGCTCGCGAATTCGCGACCTTCAATGTCGTACTCCCACATCGACTTGCTGTGCTTCCATGCGGAACCGCGGGTCGTCTCAACGCGGACGATCGGCTTGAAGTCGCGAAGCCGCTGGTACTCGCGTACATCGCGCACGAAAACACCACTGCCCTTGCGGGACTCGGTAAGACCTTCAGCGTCAAGCAGCGCCAAAGCGCGCCGAACCATGCCGCGGGACAGGTCCCACTGGTCAATAAGGTCGGACTCACTAGGGAGCTTGGCGCCAACAGCGTATTCGCCAGCAAGGATCTTGCTGCGGAGGTCTTCCGCAAGCTGCCGGTACCTCGGCCCCTCGGCCACCGAACCACTCCCACCTCTATGCATAAGATCAACAACCTATGTAGAGAGGTTAGCAAGACCGCTGTACAGGTTGCCAGGTGGCAGGGCCGAATGCGGCATCCAGCCAGCGGTACCTCGCCGCTGGTCGAGTCACCCCAGCCACGTGATCTGGGTGACGTGGACCTCGGCAAGATGCTCCAGGATCACGAAGGTAATGAAGCCGCGGCCTTCAGCAAAGGAGACGATGCGCTGCACGTGGTGCGAGTCCGTCGACTCGTCCGGCCGTCGCTGGAAGTTCCATGGGTCGGCGCTGACCAACACGACCGTCTCTACCAGATCATCAATCGCCTCGTAGGGGATCAAAATCAGCTGCGCCTGGGCGGCGGGGCTGAACTCAGAGTTGTACACCGCAGGTCAGCGAAACACCATCACGGACCGAAGCTTGTCCAACTGAACCTTCGAGGCGCCCTTTGCTTCAAGGATCGCCAGCACCTCGTTTGGGTCGGCTCGCTCACTGTCCGGGACGCCGTTGCGGGCGTAGTCGTCCCACTTCGCCAGGAAAGCCCTGTGCTTCACCGGGTCACACCAGACCGCGGCCTCAAGTCGCCAGCGCTTCAGCATTTCGTTCAGCGGGGCGAGACTGTCGGACTCCTTGGCTTCGGCAACCGCCCGGTCAAGGGCCGAATTGAACCGCTCAAGCAATCCTGGTTCAGCAGCGTTGACCAGCACTGCCCGGATCGCAGCCGGCGTGGCTGCAGGTACAGACATCACCTTCGGACTGTGGATCGGCTGGGCTGACATGCGTCCAACGTTACGACGCCACGCCACATCTGTCAGCATCACCTGGTGCTTTGGTGGGTGCACTTTTCTGCACGAGCTGCTGGTGAAGTCCAGCTTCTGTGCGCCGGCAACGGACGGGATCCCGGCCCTAGCCACAAGCCGCCCCTGCCTGCGCCTGAACCCGCTTCAGCGGCGCCGCGGGAACGGCGTTGACGTCGTAACCCGGATTGTCGGCCAGCCAAGCTGCCTGCGTGCAGAACCCCGGGTCCTTCGAGGTCTCCGCCGCGAGGTTGCTGAACGCGAGCGTGCAGTTCTGCAAGTTCACCCCGCCGAGTTGCTGTGCCGTCGCGGGCTGGCCCGGAACGATCACGCGTTCGATGATGTCGCCTTGCGACTTCAGGTTGCATGTGGCCGGCGGCTGCGAACTGCTGGTGTCGTCGACCGCGGCCTGACTGGTCGGCGCTGCGGCGGGGCTGCTGGTGCTGCTGGAACAGCCAGCCAGCAGCAATACGGCACCTGCAACGGCAAGAACGGATGTGCGCACGGATCCCCCCAGGGCGTGTGTGTCGTGCAGAACGAGAAGGTGAAGAACGAGCTACAGCCCGAACGCCTGCTTCACCTGGGCCCGCTGCTTGCCGGACAAGCCGCGGTTCACCACGTACCGGCGGCCGTCGGTGGTGGCAACGGTGACACGGCCGAGCTGGCGGCTCACTGCGGAGATCTGCGTCCGCAGCACCACGACCTCGGCCGGTCCGAGGTGGACTCCGGTGCGCTTCAAGACCACGGCTTGGTCGTTGAATCTCGCCACGTTGTAGGCGTCGGCCATGTGGTTCCCCCTCGGGCGGTGTGCCGGTGGCACGTCAGGCGATCAGCTTATGAACGGCCGCCGGGGGCGTCACTGGGCGTGTCCGGATCGTTGCTGATCAGTTCTCGGATTCGCTGGGTGGGGGACGGGCGATGGTCAAGGGGTCGCAAAGGCGCTCCGGGGCAGGTCAGAGTCGGTGGTTTAGGACATGAAGGGCTGCCGAAGTCGCTAAGATATATCAGTACACAAACGCCAAAACCGGGCCCGAAGGCCCGGTCTCGGAACGGCGAGTTCGCAGCTCGCCGTGAAGCTCTCCCGCCCCATCACAAGCAAGGAGTTCGCGTGACGCGTCTCTACACAATAGCCCATATCACCGCCCCTATGGGGAGGAACCGGTGATCACGGCCTCACCCATTCCCGAGGGCGTTGGCTGGGGCCCCGCCGTGCACTCCACGTCTCGCGACGTTCGTATCTCGCGCCGCGCGCTGGGGACTCTGGTGGAGTTGCTCAGCTACCCGCCGGGCTGGGACATGAACGCCGACAAGCTCGCCAAGCTCGGGCGTGAGGGTCGCGAAGCCACGCGCAAGGCAATGCGGGAGCTTGAGGATGCCGGCTACGTGATCCACCTGGTGTACCGGGGGACCGGCGGACGGATGCTGACTGCTTCGTTCGCAGGCAACACGCCGGAAGTTGCCAGGTCTTTGGCGGACGCCTGGTTGGAGGAGAACGCCCATCTCAACGCAAAGCAAAAGCCCAGCTCGCACCGAGGTACGGCAGACCGGGCGTCGGTAGACCAGGCGTCGGGTAACCGGGCGTCGGCTGACCGGACGTCGGTGGATCGGGCGTCTTCTATAAGACAGACAGAAGAAACTGACAGAAAGACTGACTCCAAGACAGACGAGAACACTGTGCGGGTTGCGGCTTCGCCGCAACCGAAGAGTTTTGGGTCAGAAGCGATCAACGACGGAACGGCAGCTGCGGCAGGCGGCGCCTCCGGCGGGGGCACCGCTGGCGCGGCGCCGACACAACTGATTGTTGTTGAAGAAGATTCGAACGACCTCGAACGACGGACCGCCGCTGTGGACCGTCGTCTTGCCTGCAACCGGTACATCGAACTGGTCTGGCACCTCAGCGACGAGGCTGTAACCGGCGTCATCGAGGAGCTTTTCAACACCAAGCCTCGAATGTGGCGCTGGGCACACAACGCCATGTGCGAGCACTACGGCTTGCCGCGGATCAAGAGCGAGTACGACGACTACGAGGCTCCGCCGACGCCAAAGCATGCGCGCATGGTGTACGAGAAGGCGCTGCGCCTGTCGTCGAAGAACTCTGACTGGGAGGACATCCTGGTTGATCCGCTTAACACCCTGAACCGCCCCGATCGGCCGCCGTCGTGGGCCGGCGCGGCCTAACCGAAGGAGCGCTATGTTCGACCTCGATTCTGACTACGAACCCGCGCCCGATCCCGGGCCGGCACTGTTTCCCGAACCGAAACGGGACTACACGCTGCTCAGCCTGGATTCGCTGCCCGAGCCCGTCTGGGCCGATGTCGCATCCGAGTACCCGCTGCCAATGCGATGGCCCGTAGGTCGTGAAGAGGTCTACCGCCTGTATGGACCACACGGCGTCCTGCTGTACGTCGGACGATCCGTTCAGACCGGCGTCCGGCTGGAAACTCACGAAGCGACGAAGCCGTGGTGGCCGCTGGTTGAAAACGTCACCATCCAACGGGAGTTCCCACTTGGCTCGTTTGAGATGGAGGAGTACAACGCGATCCTTACCGAGTTCCCGGTGTTCAACATCGATGGCGTTCCGTGGCGCAAGATCAAGCTGTCGGGGCGCCCGGTTGAGATGGACCGGCTGCGCAACCGGGTGCTGATTGCAAACGCCGTGAAGTGCCTGGATGACGATGCGGTCGAAGGTCGGCTTGCGGTTCTTCGCATAGCCCAGCCCGAGATGTTCGATGCCTACGACGACGACCCGCACGTGATGAAGTTCCGGTGGGCACCCGGGGAGTGGGACAGGACCACGCTCATCAAGGCCGAGGAGCGGTACTTCGAGGCGTTCGTTGCTGCCTACCGAGGCACGGACTGGCCTCGGTGGGGTATTGGCTCGACAATCCCCATTGACCGGCGCCGACTGGAATGGGTGCTGAAGTCGCCTCGGCCGCCGCTTTGGTGGGGTCGGGATTGGTGGGGAACTGGGCCGGCTGGTGTGGTGCCGCCATATGCCGAGCCTGGAGACTTCCATGAGTTCCGTGATGAAACCTACGGTGTTGGCGATCTTGCCATGGCTGTTCAGTCCGCAGTCGGCCAGGAGGCCTAGCCGTGCCGTTCACCACCGACCCGTCCCGCTGGTACTACAGCGGCGAGCACCGCAGCACCTACACCGACAAGCTTCAGCCCGGCGACATCATCGTCGCGAAACGCCGCCCGTACCGGATCCGCGAGATCAAGCCGCGCCCGCACGTCAACTGGGGCGAGGAGTACCTGGCCGCGTGGGAGAAGTCCGGCCAGCCGGACCCGGAAACGTGGTGGCACCGGCCGTTCGTGTTGGTGCTGACCGAGGAGGACAAGCCGAACTCGAAGCGGGAGTTCCACTGCGAGGCTGCCGGGTCGCAGTACTGGACGGTGCTGCCGGAGCACTACGCCGTGTGCCGGCTGTGCGGGGAGCTGCCGCCGTGTAGGGACGTCCACACCGATGCGGTGGTGGAGCACGCAACGGCGAAGATGAACGAGGCGATGCAGATCCTGCCCGGCGCCTGCCATGCCTGCCGCGAGCAGATTAGGCCGCGTCAGGGTTCGATCCGTTTCGAGGGCGAGAACCTGATCCGCCCGGACCTCGGGAACAACTCCGCGGTGTTTCACACCCGGCGGCAATGCTTCGGTGCGGCGTTCGACTACGACAAGAAGTGGGCTGTGGCCGAGCCGGGCCGGCGGGGGAAGCTGCACTGTGTCGGGCTGGTCGTTCACCACTTTGACGGCTCCAACGAGTGCTCTCTTGGAGTGGGCTGCGCGGGCCCGATGGACGCGCTGGGGGAGTGGATGCGGCACCGCGGCGGCGAGACGTGGCACAGCGCTGGCCGCGGCTACGCGGACGACTGCTGGTGCACGTCCGGTGGGGAACGGCCCGCTTCGGTGGTCGTGGCCGACGACAAGACGCTGTTCTGACCTGCTGTCGCGCTCAGTTTTAACGCCCAGCCCCAGCACCCCGAACGCAAGGCACCATTGACTGAAGGAGGAGCCATGGCTCGCGGAAAGTACGCGGTGAAGTCCGCGCAGAACCGTGCCGAGAACGCCGGGCTGCGCGCCGAGCACCTGAAGCAGGACCTGGACGACGAACGCAAGCAGCACGCGGTTGAGGTGTCCGCACTGAAGGCGACGGTCGAGAAGCTGTCGGCACAGCTGACTGGCGCCGTCGCGGATCTGGCGGCCGAGGAGGTGCGGCGCGTCGAAGCCAACTGCGCCGAGCAGATCCGGGCCGAACGCGACCGGCACCGCGATGCCGCGTTGGAGTCGTTCCGCCGTATCGGCAAGGCGATCGTGTTCCACGCGCCGAGCAACACCTGGCACATCCCGGGCGATGACGTTCGGGTACTAATCGGGGAGCTGGCGAAGCTGTTCGATGTTCCGGCAGGCGAGGCCGATGAGGCTGCTGCCCGCCAGGCCGGCGCGGGCACGACACGGGATCAGCGGCGTGCGGATGCGAAGCGGCACAAGGCTTCGGCGACGGGCCAGCAGTACGTGGTGCTGCGGGGTGTGCGGTGAGCCTGAAGGATCAGCCCATCGAGCGTTTTGTGATACGCGACGGCGGCGTGTGCGGGCTGTGCGGTGTTGTCGTGAACTCTGGCGAGGCCACCCGGGACCATGTGATCCCTGCGAGCCTGGGCGGTGCCAGGTCACGCCACAACCTGCGGCTGGCCCACAGGGTGTGCAACGAGGCCCGTGCGGATGCTTTCCCGAGTGGGGAGTTCCGGGGCATTTCCGAGGAGACGCAGCGCATCGTGTGGCGGCGCGACCGCGGCCGGTGCCACAGCTGCCGTGCAACGGAAGGGCTGCTGTTCCACCGCCCGCTCGGTCGTCATGCGGTCCGGCCGTGGTTGGTGCTGGTCTTGTGCACAACCTGTGCGGCGGCGCGGCGGAAGACACGGAACCAGCGGAAGCTCACCACCATCATCAAGGAGAACTGACATGGCCCCCTGGCACACCTACAACGACGCGAACCACGTCTACGAGAACGAAGACGCCGTGGCGGTCCTCGACGGCCGCGAAATTCTGGGCGAGTGGGTGCTGACCCACCCCACGCGAGGCCAGGCGATGATCCGCCTGTGGGAGAACGGCGAGGACGTGCACGTCTGGCACGGCGAAGGCGTCGGCTTCGACCACTGCCCGGACCAGGCCGACTCGTATCCCGGCGGCTGGGCGTACATCAGGGACGAGCTGCTGCCCGAGCTGGTCGGCGAGGGCTACGCGGTGGACGCGGCGCTGGTGTCGGAGAGCCTGACGGATGAGCAGCCGACCATCATCGGCGCAGGCAGCCCCGAGACGTCCGCACTCACCCACTGCCCGGAGTGCGGCTCGGCAGAGTGGCTCGACGACGGCCGCCGCGGCTGGAACGCGGTTGACGTCGAGTGCGAGGTCTGCGCGGGCACCTACGATGACGGGCCCGATGATACGGATGAACCGGTGATTGCCGAGCCGACGCCGTGGTGGGAACTGTCCGGCATTGAGCGTGCGATCGCCAAGTACAAGCAGTGCGAGGAACCCGGCGACTGCGACCACGACCACGACGACGCGATCGAGTACTTCCGCGAGCAGGAGCTGAACGGGCTGCGGGAGCGCGCGGAGAAGGCCGAGGCCAAGGCGGCTGATCTCAACGCCATGTTGGCGCTGTACGTGACCCGCTTCGGCAACCACGTGTTTTCGCAGGCGGACATGGCCCGCGCCGGTGTGCTGCTCATGACCGACGCCGAGCTGGCCGAACTTGCGCAATCGTCGGTACACAGCGAAGGAAGCGACGATGCCTGAGCAGACCTCAACCCTGCCGTTCACGGCGGACGGCACCACCGTCCACGCCCGCGCCACCACGTACTCCGTCAGTTGCCTGCCGGACGACCCGGTTGATGGCAACTCCTGGGAGATTGCGGTTGAGTTCCGCGGCGGCGTCACTATCGACGGCGAGCCGCGCCCGCTGGACAGGCAGTGGGCTGTGATCTTCCGTGGCCTCTGGCACCTCAGCCATGACGGGACTTGGGATCTACGGGGCGACCAGTCCGACGACGAGTGGCTCGCTACACACCGTTTCGATCTGGAGACGGCGCTGCGGGTGGCGGCCGAGCAGGCGCCGCTGGTGAAGGTGAGCGGGATGACGGCGGCGGATCTGTTGGCGTGGAGGGCTGAGCAGTGAGCGACAGGGCAATGACGCTTCGCCTGCCCGCGGACCTGGCCGAAGAACTTGATCTCGTCTGCGCCGTGGATGACGTCCCAGTGGCCGAAGCCGTTCGTACCGCGATTGCCGAGCACATCAAGAAGCGCGTACAGGAGCCGCACTTTCAGCTCTGCCTGCGGGCCCAGATCGAGCGGATGCAGCAGATGGCGACGAGCGGGGAGGGCGACGATGCCTGACGACCTGCCCCGCCTGCGTTCCCACGACGACCTCACCACCCGCATCTGGCGCGACAAGCGCTGCAATTCCGGCACCCGCGAGCTGCTGCTGGCGATCGCGTGGATCCTGGGCCGCGACCCCGACTACGGCACGCTCCCGAACTGCGAGCGTGGCTCATACCTGTGGCGGCAACTGCGGGTTATGCTCGGCCCGGACGAGCGGCGCCGACGACAGCCCCGCTACAAGGCTCTGGTGGCCGATGACGCCCCCCGGTACGTGCCGCCGAACACATGGGGCGACCGGTTCTGTGAGGCGCCCCGAGTCCGCCCGTACCGGCCGCGCAACACCGGCAACGGGATCGTGTCGCCGACGTGCCTGATCAAGCATCCGCACGCGGGGGAGTGCCGATTCACGGTGGTCCACAGCGAAGCGTCCGCCGCCGCGATCTCGAAGCTCGCACCAGAGTCGTCTAACACCTGCGACGCCCCGGCGAAGCTGGACTTCCACCTCATCGAGCGCGACCCGCTGACCGGCTGGCACATCGGCCATGACTTTTGCGGGCGGCACCGGGACCAGTACGAGCGGGTGAAGACGCAGCTTGCTGCCGCACCTGAGGCGCCGGAGCCGATACCGAACGTCGGCGGCCTGCTGCCGTGCTACTTCAAGGCCGACTGGGCGCGGGTGTACGCGGAGATGCGGCCGGGATGGACGGTGCCGGAGTACGGGATCGCGGCGGACGACTGGCCTGGCGTGGTCAGCGGCGGGGCGGCACCGCGGTATCCGAGGCTGCGGCTGATCGTGGGGGAGATGGCTGATGTGTAAGCAGATGAGGAAACCCAAGGCTCGGCTGGGACGCACCAAAGCGGCCGGCACTGGCGCCTGTACGGCTCGGTGTAGCTGCGGATGGCGGTTCGAGGCGCCGACTGAGGACCTACTTCTTTCGAGCTGGCGAAGCCACACAGAGCGGGAGTTCTGGCTGCATCGGGGAACAGCGAAAACCCGAGGCGCCACATGCGGACATCCGAGCACTGTGGCCTGCCGCGAGACTACGACCGGCGATCTTGTGGCGTGGCTATGTACCGGCTGCGACAAGCAACTGCCGGCCGGGTGGAGAACGGAGGGCGACGTAAAGCGCGGGCGGATGCAGTGCAAGGACATTCCGAACGATCTGGTGATCCAGGCCATTGCCAACACTGCCCGGGAGGCCCGCGGCGGTAGCTGGCGAATGTGGTGGGACGTGCTGCCGGCGTTCGACCGGTTGATGCCGGACGTTCCACGTGGCCTGCTGTTCGCGAAGATCGATCGCATGGCGGGTGCAGGCCTGGTTCATGCTTGTGTTCACCGGCCGTACAACGGCGACCAGTGCCGTGGCGACGTGCACCTGCCGAGCGAATGCCGAGGCTGCTGATGCCTGAGCTGACTGACGACCGGATCGATCTGCTGGCCCTGTTCGCCGCCTCCGATGGTCCCGAGGTGTTGGGCTTGCTTGTGGTGGTGCTGTCGTCGCCGCCGGAGACATCGTGGTGGCGCCCGTGGCGTCACTGGCGCGCGGAGATGGCGTGGGTGGACCGCAACAAGGAGATTGCGGCCGAAGCCGCCGTGCTGGCCGACAGGGGGCTTCTGCGGTGCGTGCGGAGCCACCGGTGGTCGGAGTTGAAGAGCGTGTACGAGATCACCGATGCCGGGCGGGCGGCGAGTGAAGCTGCCGCAATCGGCGTTACGGAAGGAGCGTCATGAACGAGAAGACGAAGCCGATCAGCGCCAGCGACGCCTACGCCGGCACCGGCAGCAACGAGGAGCTGTGGCCCATCCTGGCCAGCCACGGCGCCGTCACCGACCCGAACGACATACGCGACAGCTACCTGGCGACGGTGCCGATCAACTGGCGGAACGCGGCCTGCAAGGACGTGGCCGACCGGTACCAGGACGCGAAGACGCGGGCTGAGGAAGCTGAGGCCGATGTGGAGCGGTTGCGTGCGCACCTGGAGGTTTCGTTTGGCGCGAGCGAAGCCCTGTGCGAGAACGCCAACAATCTCGACAGCAAGGTGCGGCGGCTTCGCGCTCAGCTGGCCGAGGCGACGGCGCTGCTCGGTCACTTCGTCGACCATGAGGATCAGCCGTGCGAGTTGAACCACCACGGCGCCTGCAAGGCGCACGGCGGGTCCGAGCTGAGGCCGTGCGATGTCGCGGTCGGGCGGGAGTTGTTGGGACGGCTCCGCGGGGGCGGTAAGGCGCGGTGAGCGCACGTCGTGCCCGTCGGGTCGCGCGTCGCGAGTGCGAGATCCTCGGCGCGATCGCCAGCGAGGCGGACGGTGCGTCGATAGACGTGATCTCCGAGAAGCTCGGCCGTGACCGTGACGACGTGTACGGGCATCTCGTGTGGATTGAACACCACGGTCAGGTCATCAGCGAGCTGGTGGGTCAAGGCGAGTCCAGCTACCGCGTGTACTGGCTTCCGGGGTGGAAGCGGTGACCGACCCGGACGCCGCCCTCAGCGTGTCTCTCGCGGCCGTCAGCGCCCGCCTGGGCGCCGGCTACGTTGCGGCTGTTCGCCAGTTCCGCGCGCGGCTGGAAGAGGTCTACAGCGCCGCCTACGCCGACTGGGACAGGCTTATGGACGGGCCGAGTGGGGCCGCAGGTGGAGGGCTGATCAGTTCTTGTCGAGTGCCCGTGTCTGGGCCGCGGCCTCGGCAAAGAAATCGACCTCGGTTTCCATGCGGTCCAAGCAGTTCGTTGCCTTGATCCGCTCGTCCACCGTGAGGCGCGGCCATGCTTCCTGCACGCGCAGGCGCATGACGGCGAGGGTGAAGTTCAAACCATGAGGCAACTGGGCACCGGACGGTTCGTCCGTGGAGTCGTCAGGCATCCGGCTTGTCCTTGATGGTCCGCACGGTTGGTGTGCGTCCCCGACCTCGGATCTGCACGCCCCGCTTGATCAGGATCCTGCGCACCTGCTCGTGACTGAGCTTGGTCGTATGCGCGATGTCGCGCAGGCTTTCCTGGTTCTCTTCGTAGGCCTTGACGATTAGGTCTTCTTTGCGGGCGCGGGCGTTGGCCTCGCGGGCGGTTTCTTCGGCGAGCTTGGCCATCACGTCCTCCACGGCGCTCATGATCGCAGATCGTCTGGTGGTTCCGTGGCCAATCTTAAGTCACATCCGTTGACTTTGGAAGGCGCGAGTGAGATGCTGGACCTATAGTCACAGGATGTGACTTTAGGGGGAGAGGGAGAAGCGATGACCACCGCGACCGCCGACCGCACCAAGCTCCAGGCCAAGATCGAGCGCGTCCGCGCCATCGTCGACCACCCCCGCACCAACGAACACCTGCGCGCCGTCGCCAAGCACAAGCTCGACAAGCTCATGTCCCAGCTCGACGAGGCCCCGCACGCCGGCTACCGGCTGCCCGACGGCTGGTTCGGCGCCAAGTACGACCCGAGCCGGTCCCTCACCGACATCGCCAAAATGATCCGCGAGGAGATCAAGCTCCTGCGCAAGATCGGCAACCTGGAGTCTGACGGCGCCGTTGCCATCCCCAGCCCCATCGCCGACATGGCCGCCGACATCAAGGTCAGCGTGCGGCAGCCGCACTACGGATCCATCGTGGTCACCCTGAAGGGCGTTCCGCAGGAGTGGGGCTGGATGCGCGGTGCCGATCCCCGCGACTTCTGGCAGCAGGAGCGTTGGATCCACACCCCGGCGTTGCAGGCGCTGATCGACGAGCTGCACGCCTTGATCAACGCCTACAACTACGACCGCAGCGACGCCATGGTCGACCACTTCGACACGAACTTCTACGGCCGTGTGGACGTGGACTGGCGCGAGGTTCCGCGGTGACCGCGCCCAATGTCGACCCGCGCTGGGCTGCCAAAGCGCCCGGGTACGCGGCCAAGTTCGCCGCCGAGACCGTGCGCTATGAGCCCCCGGCGTGGGTCGAGCCGACCGACGAGGCGTTTGCGGAGTGCTTCAAGCACTGCGTGCGGGTGCCGCCAACCGAGGTGTATCCGCTGATCCGGGAGGCGTTCCTCGCGGAGTACGGAAAGCTCCGCAACAACCTGAACATGGAGAGCTAACGTGACCGGCCAGACCACCAACGACCTCGCCATCGCTGTCCGCGACGGCAAACGCCACCGACCGCGCATGGCCGACGCGAGGCTTACGTCGAGTTGCTGGAGCGCAGCAACGCTGCGGCATCGCAGCGTGAAGGCGACATGGCACGGCAAATGGTTACCCTCGTTGAGGAACGCGACCTTGCGATCGCCCACGACCGCCAGCCCTACCCGACAGCGTGGGCCTACGAGCAGGCCTGTGTGGCGCTGGAGAGGCACCGCGAGCGTGCGGATGCCGCCGAAGCCCGCCTGGCCGAGTTCGGCGAGCCCACAACGCAGTGGACGTCCGAACGGCACATCGGCCGTATGGCGCTGCACACAGCTAAGGCCTGCGATACCGAAGCCGAGGCGCTGGAGATCGTCGCCGAGGACCGTGCTGACGGCATCGAGGCGCGGCTTGCACAGCGCATGCTGGGCCAGTGGAGCACGATTGAACAGAGAGAAGCCTGACATGGCGATGTTCCGGGCCGGTGACGAAGTCACCATCCTTATAGGTCCCGGCAAGGGTCGAACAACAACCATCGCCCAGGTCCGGATGTTCGCCACCGACTGCGGCTACTACCTGCACGGCGGTGACGGGCTGTATCCCCCGAGCGTGGTTGCTCTGGTCCGCGAGCGGACCGGCGGAAACCCGTGCCTGGCCGCCGGCGACGACAAGCAGCACCGCGCGATGAACTCGTGCGACCACTGCCGCGGCGTGTGCGCGCATTTCGACGAGGAGAATTGACGTGAGCACCGAACCCGTCCAGCCCGACCCGCAGGCCGTGCGCGAGATCGCACGCACAGCCATGACGCTCGCCGCCCAACGCCGCGACGACATCGAGGTGGCCATTTTCCGTTCCGGCGCGATTGGCGATCGACCGACAACCGGTTCGGGTGCGTCCGCCGAGATGGCGGCGTGGCGCACCGCCTACGGCACGCTGTACGCCGCGGTCCGCGAGGAGATGAAGACCGGCACGGCTACCGCTTCGTGGCCGGACGAGCAGGAAGCCGACGTGCGCGCCGTGGCCGCACTGCTGGCCGCCGACAGTGAGGACGTACCGGAGGCCGAGTACGCCGCCGCGCGGACGGCACTGCGGGGACGATTCGCGGACCGGATCGCAGCGCTTGACGACAACGAGGAAGACGAGAATCGATGACCAACTACACCGTGGCCATGGGCGAGTTCCGCATCGAGCCGCCGCTGACGTGGGCCGAGTTCAAGGCCAGCCCCTACCGTCCCGAGCAGGCGCGCACCGAACCCGACGTCCTGTTTGAAGTCGAGACCACCGAGGTCGATGGCGAACAGGGCGTAATGCTGCTGCACCGGGCTGTTGCCGTGCACCCCTACGCGCCTGGCCGGTTGTTCGGGTACCACGTGGGCCTTGCCGAGACGCTGCGCAAGCTGCTGGTGGAGTACGGCGACCGGCACCAGTTCACCGGCTACTTCGAATGCCGCACGTCGCGGGATGACGTGCAGCACGACTGGTACCGCCTGACCGTGCGTGACGGCGAGGTCGTCCGCATGGAGCCGCACATCACCTGGCCGAACGAGGAGAGCTGACCATGGATATCGTGATCAACCCCGGCAGCGGGCCCGTTGACGGCGCGACTGCCGAGCAGGCCGCCGCCGCCATGGAACAGTTCGTGCGCGACCTGGCCGAGCGCGACATCACCGTCGACTCCTGCATCCGCAACAGCGGCGCCGACTACGATGCCGAAGACCACGGCGGCCGGTTTGCCTTCGATCTCGCCTTTGGCGACGGGCGTACCGCCCAGATTCAGATGCCTGGACTCCCGGTCGAGCGGGTTCGCTGGCTTGGCCAGGACCAGGACATCTGGCAGTTCCCGCGCCTGTACGTGGACGACTCGTCGTAGGTGTGGTTCTTCGCGCTCAACGCTTGCCACCCGGACGGCGACGAGACTCCCGAGCCCTCCGATCCGGGAACCGTGGTTGGCCAGCCGGCGGCCGGCTGGGCAACGCACACCATCGCCGAAGCTCGGAACGTCGGCGATGGGGGCTCCTGCCCCGAGTGCGGTGCCGAGTTGGTTCGGAACAACTGCACGTCGGGTGTGTGCCCTTCCGCTTCGTGCCACAACTGCGGCTACGGATGCGACCTGTTCACCGACGGCGCCGGCAAGTGCGTTATGGCGCTGCGCAAGAAGCTTCCACCGACCAACTACGAGAGTTGAATCCCGATGAGCCACTACACCGTCCTGGTCGCCATCGACCCGAGCGACCCCAAACGCCGCGACCTCGAAACCGCGCTCGCCCCGTTCGACGAGGGCTGCGAGATGGAGCCCTACCGACGCTACGAAGACGGCGAGCCGGCCGACTACTGGAGTTGGGAGAAGTCCCCCGATGCGCCCGCCGAACCCACCTGGGCACAGGTCGCCGAGGTTCACAACGCCAAGTACGACGACGAGCCGCTGCACGTGGACGACGACGGCCGCGCCTACACCCTGAGCACGTACAACCCGGACAGTCGCTGGGACTGGTGGACCGTCGGCGGACGCTGGACCGGCTACTTTCGGGTGCGCCCTGAGTACATCGGCCACAAGGACGTCATCAACGGCAAGCCCGGCCTGCTAACCGAGGCGAACACCGACGAGGACTGGTGCGACGGCGGACCCAAGCGGGTGCTGGACTTCAAGCGCACCCGCGACTGGAGGCAGGTCGACGAGGCGCTGCTGTATTCGAAGTTCCACAAGCTCATCGACGGCACGCCCGAGGCAGCACTGTGGTCGAGCTTCATCGCCCGGCACGAAGCCGACAAGGACGGCTACACAATCGAGCAGGCACGTAGGGACTACCACGCACAGGAGCGTGTGCAGGCGCTGAAGAACACCGACTTCGACTGGAACACCTCGGAGTCGATGGAACGCTTCCAGCGCTCGCGCGAGGAGGTTCTAGCCAGGGCCGCGGCCCGCGCGGTCCCGGGCTTCGCGACGCTCACGCTCGACGGGCAGTGGAAGGAGCCGGGGAAGATGGGCTGGTTCGGGATGTCGAGCGACACTCCCGAGACGCAGGACGAGTACTACGCCTGGGCAAACAAGTACGTCGACTCGCTCGACGACGAGATCGTGCTGGTTCTCGTGGATGTGCACATCTGATGGGCCGCGAGATTCGTCGGGTCCCGCTCAACTTCGCGCATCCCGCCGGCGAGGTCTGGCCCGGGTTCCTGATGCCGGAGTCGCTGCACGAGGACCCGTGCCCGGCCTGCAAGTCCGGTTACTCCGAGCACGCCCAGATGCTGCACGACCTGTGGTACGGCTACCTGCCGTTCGACCCGGCCACCACCGGATCAACGCCGCTGACTGTCGACACGCCGGCCGTGCGCGCATTTGCGGAGCGCAACGTCAACCACTCGCCCGACTTCTACGGCACCGACGAATACGCCATCGTCCGTGAGGCCCAGCGACTCATCGACCACTGGAACGGTCAGTGGGGCCACCACCTGTCGCAGGAAGACGTGGATGCACTAATCGAAGCCGACCGACTGTGGGACCTGACCCACACCTGCCGCCGCGGCGAGGGCTGGCAGAAGATCGAACCCGCGCCCGTTGTTACCGCCCCCCAGGTCAACGAGTGGTCGATTGGTGGTTTCGGCCACGACTCGATCAACTGCTGGATTGCCGTGAAGGCTCGCTGCGAACGCGAAGGCTTCCCCGTCTCCTGCTCGACGTGCGATGGCCACGGCACGATCGAGGCCTACCCGGGCCAGCGCACCGAAGCCGAAGCGTGGGAGCGTACCGATCCGCCGGAAGGCGAGGGTTGGCAGCTATGGGAGACGACCTCCGAGGGCTCCCCGATGTCGCCGGTATTCGACACGCCGGAGGGCCTGGCCGGCTGGATGTCCGCGGCCGGGCGGGACAAGTTCGACTGGGTGCCGTTCGACACCGCCATGGAGTTCATCAAGGAAGGGTGGGCGCCGTCGCTGGTCGCCACGGCACAGACGGGCGTGGTGTCGGGTGTGGAGTTCGTTGGTTTCCACGGCGACGGCAACGAGGAAGGCGGCGGCTGATGTTCGTGGCTCCGATGCCGCACGACGACTACATCAACGCCGTTGCCCACCGCCTTACCGAGCTCGGATACCAGCCAGCGCAGTGGTGGACGGAGTCCCCGGACGGCGAGCAGCTGGACGGCGTCATTATCTTCCGCGGTCACGCCGCCAACCTCGACCTGTGGCCCGGCAAGGTCTACCTCGGCTGGGACCAGCACGACGGATGGGTGCTGTGCGAGGCGGAACAGGGCGTCGGCAACGACGCCCGCACCCTGTACCCGCTCGACCTCGACACCTTCGCCGCCCCCGAGGCGGTTGCGACCCGCGCCGCAGACCGGTTGACGGGACGGCCGGACACCGACGTAGACGAAAGCTGGGACGGCGCTGAGGCGCTTGCCGAATCGATTCGAGTTTGGGAGAGCAATGACTGACACGACCGAGTCCATCCAGGAGCGTTCCGATCGCTACGCAGCCGAGCACCGCCGCTTGGTGAACACGCCGCTGCCCGACGGCTGGCTTGAGCTGTGCATGGACGCCGGCTTCCCCGGCCTGCCTGCCGACATGACCGTTGAGGAAGCGCACCGGCGGATCCGGGCCATCGTGAACGTGGTGCTACCGCTGCACGAGCAGATGATTCGTGATCAGGTCTCGAAGGAAGTCCGGTACGGCGGGCCGACTCGGGTGGCGCCGCTGGACCACGAGGAGTACGAGATCTGATGGCCACCGTGCATAGGTTCACCCCGCAGCAGATCCTGGCGCTGCCGATGCAAGGCAACGACGCGGACGCCGCAACGATCGGCGGCTATCTGATCAAGCTGCTCGCCACGCTATGGAACGAGAAGGATGGCTTCGACGGCAAACGGCCGTTCGGGAACTCCGACTGGGACGGCGAACTGGTCGTGGCGCTGATCCGCGCCGACGCCGTCGAGGGCGAGCTTGACGAGGACGGCTACATCGAGCGCTGCGACGACGACGCGGTCGAGAAGCTGATTGCCGCGGCAATCCAGGAGCTTGGTGTGGCTGCCGGGGTTTCGGTATGACGCACCCCGACACACCGCTGGATCGCGTGGAGATGTTCGTGGAAGCCCTGGAGCACCACGGCCACGGCAACGCGATCGTTTCCTGCCGGTACGGCCACGAGGCCCACTGGCCCGGCGAGAACCGGGAGTACGTGCCGCTGCACGCCGGGGACCTGCGGGACCTGGTTGATGAGGTGCGGCAGTTGCGCGCGGACGCGGCGGGGCGGTGGCAGTGATGACGGGCGAGCCTGAAGCGGATTTTCCGCCGTGGACCCCGCGCCCCGACCTGAACGCCACGGACCTGGCGTGCACCCTTGAACACATCCGCCGGGTCGCGTATCTGCACTGGATTGGCGGCGCCTTCGACCCCGACCACATGCGGGACATCGCGAACGCTGCGGCACAGGCGTTGTGCGGTGAGCCAATTGAGGCGCCGGTCGACCTGAACTCGCCGGAGTGGCGCGGCCACGTGCGGGAGCAGTCCGACGCGTGGATCGCGCTGTGCGACGACAGCCTGGTTGCGATCGGCAGCACCTCGGAGTCCGACAATGGCAACGGTTGAGAACCGGCCGTTCGCCGGGTACCGCAACGGCGAAGACCCGTGGACCGCGCACTGGCGCTGGTCCGCGGTCGGCGCCGGCATTCTGGTCGGCAACCTCGACCAGATGCACGGCAACGAGCTGGACGGCGGCGGACTGCCAACCGGCAACTGCAAGTGCGGACTACCGGCGCCGTGCCCGACCGCGCAGGCGATCGGCGCCTACCGCGCGAAGCAGTCCAAGCCGTGCACGTGCTGGCGACAGTCGGGCGGCGAGTGTCCGGATCAGGAGGTGTCGTGACCGACGTTGAGCGCTTCCAGGCCTCCCGCGTCTACCTGGCGCAGGTCTACGCCGACACCGCGGCGAAGCTGGCGCAAGCAGCGAGCGACAACCCGGCGGCAAACCTGTGGCTCAAGATGTCCGCCTGCTCAACGGCATGGAACGCGCTGGTCGAGATCGACTACATGTGGCGGGCGTCGGTGGTAGCCGGGGATCCGATCGACGACTACTACCGCGAGGGTGCGGAGGCGGGAAACATCCTGACCGTGGAACCTGACGGTCGCTACTTTTCGGACGGGACGTGCTGTCTCTGTGGCGCAGAACGCGGCGGGAACCACAAGTTCATGTGCGGGAACGGCGAAGCCGATAAGGAACGCGCATGATGCCGACCAGCGTTTGCCCATGCCCGCTGGCCGATTGCGACTGGGAACTGGTCGTACCGCCGCCAGACGAGTGGCAGACGATAGATCCGCACCTGACGCCGGGTGAGGTCGACGAGCAGTTCGGCGGGGACCCGATAGCGGCAGTGGCGTTCGCGACGCTGATGGTGCAGACCAACCGCACCGAACACCAGCTGCGGGAACACTTCGAATCCCACGGCATCGAGACGTGGGTGCAGGAGGTCGTGCGGCTGTCCGAAGACTTGCGGCGCCTGAACGCCGGCGGTCCGGGCCCGTCGTGGATCCGCCCGTCGGACGAGCGCATTGAGAACGCGGTGAAAATGGTGACTGACCTGGTGCGCGCGGTCCGGACGATGAAAGACCTGACCGATGAGGAAGCCGACGCGTGGCAGCCGTCGAAGTTCACCCGGCGGCAGTGGGAGAGGTTCGCGGACACGGTCCTGCGCGCCGATGCGAAGTGGCGGGCGGCGCATCCCGAGGAGCCTGCGTGAACGGCGCGTCTGAGGCGAAGCTGAACTTCTGCGGCGGCATCGGCTTCGACAACCCGGACTGGCCCGGCCCGTGGGGCTGCGGCACCGTCATGCAGGAGGCAGTTGACGGCATCGTGACGACCCACCTGTGCGCGCTGAGTTGCGACCATACTCACTACCGGGACGAGCCGCACGTGTGCACGTCCGGGCACGAATGGCCCGTGTGGACGCCGCCGAGGCGTTGGTGGGAGTGGTTGTTGCGCCGACCCTTAAAGGAGCTTCCACGACGCCGTGGGCCGTTCGGGTCGTTCTGGGACGACCTGAACTGGCACATGGAGAACCCGAAGTTCCGGCGTGCATACGAGGAACACGCGCGGCGGATTCAAGAGGCTGGCAACCAGGGGGCGACCGGCGTTGGCTCCTAGCGGGCGATTGCCACATAGGCTGCGCGACAGTCGGGACAGACCGGGCCCGCGGTGTTGAGCCGGTCAATGTCTTCGAACGCAGGGTTCTCCAGGACCACATCTCCACACAGTGGCTCATCGTTGTCGACGGCCACGATGTGCCACATCCCAGGCGGCAGGGCCGTGAACCGACTGTGGGCCAGGCGGTAGGTGCTTGTGCTCATGCCTTCAGGGTGAGCATGCGAAGCCGTCTCCGGCACCGCCGTTTGGGCGACTGCAACGTGCCATGCCCGGCGACCGCTACGGTGTGACCGTCGCGCGGGGGTTCGGGCTTTCGAGGGGGTCTTGTCGTGCGCCGCATCGTTCTGGTTTGCGCAGCCGCTGTCGCTGCCGCGTTCTACATCGGATGGGCGTCTGGTGCTGCGGTGGAGAGCGCACGCGCTACGTCGTTCGGCAAGACCGACGTTGACTATCAAGCCGCTGCGGCATTGATGGCGCTGTTTGACCACGCCGACTTCTCTTCGGTTGACAGCTACACCAACGAACTGAGATGGGTGGCGCCGAAGTGCAATGAGAACGTGGCCGCACTGGCTACCCTGTTCGAGCAGGAAGCAGCGAGCCAGAGCGCCGCACGCGGCTACAGCATCACCGCCTACCAGATGCTCAACGCTTACAACACGATGACCGCGAAACGAGTCGACGCCGGCAACTGCACTCTGGAGGTACAGCAGTTCGCGCCGGTACTTGCTCGCTGACGCAGGTTAGGTGGCGATGGGAACTCCAAGCGCTGCCGCAACGAACCGAACCTCTCGGCACGGAAGCTCCTCACCGCAACCAAGGCAGGTCGCGTTGCCCGCCGGATGGCAGCCGAGAACCGCGGTGATCGCCGATCGCATGGCGTCGATGTCCGGCTGGGAGTAGCCCTCACAGCAGCCAAAGCGGGCCATCTTCGCGTGGATCCTAGTGACTAGTTCGTGATGGCGAGTTGCGGCATCAGTCATGGTCGGCGGCCTTCCGCGGGCGCCGGAACGTGGCCCGTTCGCCGGATTCCAGCGCCTTCCGCAGCGCCTCGATCGTTTCGAGGGGCAGCGGTGCGTTGACCTTCTCTGCGTAGCTGGGGCCGTCGTCTTCGTCTTCGTCGGGCAGTTCATGAGAATCACTCATCTTCACACGCCAAGTGTGCACCCGACCTGCGATCATTGGCGTACCCTCACCACATGAGCTGGAACGACGTGGTCGGCAGCGTCACGATCACCATTTACTCGGCGAAGGCGCAGACCCGCTACCGCCTGATCGATCAGCGCGGCGTGGACCTGGCTGCGGCCACCACGAAGGTTCGGGTCGAGGTGGACCCATATCGGGGCACGCTGGCGTACCTGATGATGGTGGTGAACCCTGCGGTGGGCGCGGTGGTGAACGGCGGCGTCAAAGGCGTGGAGTCCGAGTTTTGCTACACGGTGCGGTCCATCCAGACTGACCACTCCGAGATGGCGGCGGCCTGATGTACCGGATCAGCGTCCATTGCGAAGCAGGCGGCGTCCTCGGCTTCTGCGGCGAAGCGGGCTGGACCGCCGACACGCTGAACGGGGAGATCCCACCGGAGTTCCTTGACGATCTGGCAAGGCGCGGCTGGGCCGAGCACGATGGCAAGTACTACTGCCGCAGGCACGATCCGGCCAAGCAGGGTGTGAGAGTCGCTGTCGGGCTGGAGTACGTCGAGATTGCGCCGGGTGTCCGCGCACGCTGGCCCGGCGCCATCGCGGAGGGCGACTTGTTCCCGATCGAGGTGCAGGTTGACGAGCCGCGCTGACGCGGCGTGGTACACCCTCGTTGTTGACGACCTGCGCCGCATCGTCATCGAGCATAATTTCCCGGCCTGTGCATGGTTGGTCCACGGCAAGGACATCGACCCTGCTGACTTCGCGACGTCGCTGGCCGGCTTCATCAGGCAGTGCATCGAACACGACGCGGCGTGCTTTGCGAGCCAGCGAATGACGCCCGTGGCATGATCGGCGGCGTGACCGACTCTCCCGCCTTCGCCGACCTGGTTGACCTGAAGCGCCAATTCATCGCGCTCACCGAGCAGCAGAAGATCCTTGCTGACGCCATGCCGGCGCCGACCGCGATTGTCGCCGGCGAAGCCGCACCCACCGACGAACAGGTCGCCGAGTGGGACCGCGTCAGGGCCGAGCTCAGCTATCTGGCTGTGCGGATCGACAACCACGAGGCGTTCGACAACACGTCGCAGATTGAGCACTACCAGCTGGCCACAGAAGCATCGAAAGCGGCGCGCAGCAACGCATAGCAGTCGGCCGTTCAGGTGCCGTACCCGCTGGCCTGGCGTGCTGTCTACGCGCCAGAGGTGGACGCTGAAGGCATGGACCACGGGTATCAGAGGCTCGACACCGACCGGTACCGCCTTCACATCCTCATGCACGACGGCGGGGCAACGCAGTGCGGAGGGTTCAGCGGCGACCAGCTGAAGCCGGCCATTGAGCCAGCTGGATCGCCCAGCGTAGACGTTTGCCTCATGTGCGCCATACGTGAGGCGGATGATGTGTACAAGAACGGCGGTCAGGCAGAGTAGCCGGGCGGTACCGGGTCGACGGGCAGGATCAGCGCCGGGTTAAAGACTGCCCACGTGGACTGCTGCCACCCGTCGTGCATGCCCGCGCCGGCGTGGTCGATGTGGGCCACCCATCGGCCGTCTGTGAGGTGGATCCAGGCGCGCAGGACACCCACGTGCCAGGTGCCGCCGGTACGGAAGTGCACCGGCCGCCATGTGGTGATCCACCGGGTGATGTCGCCGTCGGCGGGTGCGCGGGGGAGAGTTTCGAGGTCGGGCGGCTCGGTGGACACCCACCCAAAATATCGAACGCACGTTTCCATGCGGTCTAGAGGTGGTGCGTAATCGGCCTTGATCTGCCTATAGTCCATCCATAGGTGGATATAGGAGGCGGCATGCCCAGTGCAGTCTGGTCCGGAGCGATCTCATTCTCGCTCGTAAGCGTGCCCGTGCAGCTATACAGCGTTGCGGAGTCCGTCGGGCCCGAACTTCACCAATACCACGCCGAAGATGGCGGCCGGATCCGCTACAAGCGCATCTGCGAAATCGACCAGACCGACGTGCGCCTCGAAGACATCGCCCGCGGCTACCCCGTCGGCGACGACACGATCGTCATCACCGACCGGGACCTGGACGAGCTGCCCGACGTCATCAAGAAAACGATCACCATCGAAGCGTTCGTCCGGGAAGACCAGATCGACCCCATCCAGTACCGCAAGGCCTACTTCATCTCGCCCGAGAAGGCCGGGATCCGGCCCTACGTACTCATGCGCGACGCCCTGGCCAAGGCAGGCCGTGCAGCGGTCACCCGGTTCGCCATGCGCGAACGCGAAAGTCTCGCACTGGTCAGGGCAGACGGTGACCTGCTGGTTCTGGAGACGATGTTTTGGCCAGACGAGGTGAGGGCGAATCCGGTCGAGGCGCCGGCGCCGGTCGAGGACGCCGCTGAGTTGAAGGCGATGACCGACCTGATCGCCGCAATGTCTGACGACTTCAAGCCCGAGCAGTACCGCAACGAGTATGCGAAGGCGTTGCAGGAGGTCATCGACGCCAAGGCGGAAGGTCGCGAGGTGAAACGGCCGCCCGCGCCGGCGCCGGAGGTGGCCGGGAAGGTCGGGGATCTGCTGTCGGCGCTGCGGGAGTCGGTCGACCGGGCCAAGCAGACCCGCGCGGACGAGCACAAGCCGGCGTCGAAGAAACGCGCAGCGAAGAAGAGGGCATCGAAGGCTGCCTGACCTGCCAGTTCAATCGGTTTCCGGTTGACAGCGACGGTTGCGCGGGCAAGAGTATCGCTCGTGGGACTAGCTCAAAGGTTCGAATCCGGCGATGCGCCTGACCGGGCCGCCGCACTCGAAACACTCCGCACCCACCTGCACGACACCGGCACCACCCCCGAGGAACGGCACCGCGGACCCGCAGACGGCGGCGCGATACCCGTCCTCGAACCGCTCCGGCCACTCATCCCCGGCGGCGTACTACAGCGCGGCACCATCGTCTCCGTCGGCTCCGCAACACACCCGCAAACACTCAGCCACCTGGAGTTGGCGCTCATCGCAGGCGCCACGGCAGGCGGGGCGTGGGCCGGCGTGATCGGGTGCCCCGGCTTCGGGATACGTGCCGCGTCGGACCTTGGTGCGGACCTGTCGCGGGTTCTGCTGCTGGACGAGCCGGGCGATCAGTGGCCCAGGGCGCTGGCTGTGATGGCGGGTGCGGTTGATGTGGTGCTGCTGCGACCGCCGCGCCAGCCGACAGCGACGCAGCTGCGGCAGGTGGCCTCCCGGGTCCGTGCCACTGAGCGGCAGCGCGGCGCGGTGCTGGTGACGGTCGGGCCGTGGGACGGGGCGCACCTGCGGCTGCGGACGCGCGGAGCCGACTGGGGCGGGCTGGGCGACGGCACCGGGCATCTGACCGGGCGGCGGGTCACCGTGAGCGCGGAAGGGCGCGGGATCGGTGGGGAACGCAGCGCGGAGTTGTGGCTGCCTGCGGCGGACGGGGCGGTGCGTGAGTACGTGCCCGTCGACAGTGAGCTAACGGCGCCGGTCGAGCCGCGACGGCCGCAACTGCGAGCCGTTTAGGTGGAGGTTAGGACGGCGGACTCGAACCGCCATCTTCCGGTCGTCTCACCAAAGAGATCATTTCGCCAGTGCCATGGATGGCGGGTGACCGGCTGTCTTGCCCGTTAGACGATTAGCCCACGACAAGGCCATGCTAGCCGGTCGGCGCCCCTACGGCGCAGCGAGCCGTGCAGAGGATGAGACAATAGCCTTACCGTCCCCGGCACCCGGCAGGGGCGCCTCCAAACGCTCAGGGGACGGCAATGCGCTTCCGAACCATACGGGAGCGCCCCCACGAGGAGAGACCCGTGCACGCCGCGCCGTCCATCTCCAGCATCGTTGTAGCGCTGACAATCAGACCGCCCGAGAAACTACCAGCTGGCATCCACGCCGACGACGTCCTGGAGGACCTCCGCGAGATCGTGGAGGAGTCCGTAGAGCACTGGTGGGAGCACCTCGGGTACGAGTACTGCGAGACGCTGCCAGACGTTGCCTGAGCAGGCGTATCCTCAGGTTTGGGTTATTCGGCGCCGCCCGGATGACGGCGCACCGCCCCGGCCGGTCCGGAAGGTCACCCGGCCGGGGCATCCCAAAGGACTCCCAACAGGAACGTCACACAAGGGAAGGGATGGATCAGGCCCCGCCCGCGGCGGCTTGTCCTGGCCGGTTCTGGCAACCGCAAGCCAGCCCTGACGTTCCGCCCCACGATGAGGCCCCGGGTGCGCGCCGCGGATGGCGCCCGGGGCCGACCCCTTTCCCGGCGGCGTTAAAACGATCTGGGCCACCTGCGGACACTAATGAGTAGCGGGTGCTCCTCGTGGCGGGTCCGCCGCCTGCTCTGGCCGGGACTTCCGGCGGCGGACCCAACCCCTTACATCCGGCACCATAGGTTCATGGACCGTACAGACGTCGTCTTTGCCAGAATCGGCTGCGCCGGGACCGTGCACATCGGAACGCAGGAATACAGGAACGACCAAGAACTGTACGACCTGCTCTCGGCCGCATTCGGAGACCTGCTGGCCGGCTGGGAACAAGGCGACTCGCTATACCTCGGAGTCGCGATCGGCATGACCCGCATCGACATGCCAGAACGCCCGAAGCAGCGTCTGCGGCCATCCGAGGAACGTATCGAAGCCGGCGTTGAAGGGCTGATCGAGATGGTGCAGGTCGCGAAGTCGTTGCACGAGCCGTTCAGCGAGACCGACAACGACTGGCAACCCAGCAGGCAGGCACGCCAGCGGCTGGAAACGCTGGTCGAGCACGTGCTGCGGCGCGATGCTAAGTGGCGGGACGAACATCCCGAGGCGGAATGGTAGGAGACGAAAAGCCCCGCCACTTGGCGAACCGAGGGCGGGGAACAATCGTCCGCCGCTATGCCAGGCGTCCTGGGTGCCGTCGTTTCCGGCGGCAGAGGCGGAGCAGGACCAGCGTACTCTTGGTGTCGGCCTGAGGCGCGCAAGCGGTCGCGACGGCATGCATACCAGACCGGCGAAGCTGCCCGACACCCCCGCGAAAGCCTTTGAAGCCTGCGCAGGTGGCGACGGTAACGGGAAGGACGGGCGATGGACCTCAGGCTGGAAGATCTGCGGATAGACGTGTTCAGCAACTCAGCAGCTGCGCACACGCGCGTCACCCACCTCCCTACCGGTGTTGAGACTGTTGGTCACGATCCGGATCACCCAGCAAGCCACCTTGCCGCGAGGCGGATGGCCATGGATGACCTGCGAGATGCGCTGGAACGACGCAAATACCAGATCCCCGCCCACCTCGTGTTCGTCGGCGCCGGCTGGCATTCGATCCTGAACCGGCTGCACGAGCAGGTCGTCGCGCTGGTGCCCGAATACCGCGTGTCACAGGTGAAGGAGAAGCACGGCGAGCTGCGCGTGTACCTCAGCCTCGACCCGCACCTTGACGGCCACATCACTGCGGCAGTGAACACGCGGGTGCATGAGCTGTTGGACGCGGCCGAGAACGAGTCGCGGCGGACGTGCGAGGAGTGCGGGAATCCAGGCGGCCCGGTCGGCGCCGGATGGGTTAAGGCGCCCTGCTCAACCTGCGCCTAATCGTCGCTGACGACCGGTTCGGCTGCGGCTATGCCCTTCGCCATGTGAAACGCGGTGACGACGCGTTCGGCGGCGTCCTTGATGCCGGGCTCAGGCGGGCACTCGATCAGCCTGACGCCCGACTTGTCGAAGGCTTTGGCGAGCACGTCCTACTGGTATTCGTTGGCGATGTGAATCAGGCGCCCGCCGGGCGGGAACGGTTCGGTCACTGCTGACCACCTTCGACCCACAGGAGAATGTCGGCGTACTTTGGTTGCTCGGCGACCGCCCTGATCTCGGCGGCGAGTTCGTTCAGGAGCTGGCGGTCTGTCTCGTCGCGTTCGCTGTTGTGATCGGACAGGGTCACGACCACACGGATCTCCTCTTGCTGGCGGCTCATCAGTCCTCCTCGGTGGTTTTCGGCTTCGGCTTGCCGCCGGTGCGGCCTTCGCTGATCTGTTGAACGCGGTTGCGGTCGAGCCCAAGAAGCTTGCCGATCTCAGCCAAGCTCTTGCCGTCACTACGGAGTTCCTGAACTGCACCTTGGCGAATGCGTCGGGCTTCGGGCATGGCCTTGGTGCGGATCTCTTCCAAAAAACCGGCTGCCCGTTTGGCGCGTTCAACGGGGTCGGGGATCGCAGCAACGTCCGCGAGAGCTTCATTCATCTTGTCCTCCGGTGTAATCACGGAACCAGTGTAGTGGGTACGCTTGACACTGTAGTGGGTACCAACTACAGTGAGAAGTGTCAGAGGGCAGCGAAACCAGGGAGACCGAGATGACCGCCAAGACGATGAAGATCCGGGTGAGCCTGACCGTGGAGATCGACCCCGAGACCTGGAGTCACACCTACGGCGACGAGCCCGAGACTCGCGCTGAGTGGGCCGACGAGATCCGCCGCCACATCCTCAACGACATCGCCGGCTCCTCCGCCGCCGAGGCAGGCGCGATCGTCGAAGTCATCGAAACCCATCACTGACCCCAAGGCCGAAACGCCTCCGGGCGTCGCGAGGTGGGACCTCGCCTGACGATGGCCGTCAGATTCAAGAGGGGGAGACCCGAAATGACCACCACGATCGGCTACCGGGCCCGGATCCGCTTCGCCAACGACACCGCCCCGCTGGCCCGCCTGGTCAGCGACACCCGCGCCCAGTTCGACGCGATCGTCGAGAACGAGACCTTCGAGACGTGCGAGCTGCGCGGCCACACCGTCGCAGAGCTGTTCCTGCGTACCGATAACCGTGACGGCCAGCCGATCTACGTGTGCGAGTGGTGCGCCGACCACGAGGACGTCAGCCCCTACGAGGACTGACCTCTGCGACGGCAACCGGGCTAACCGCCCGGCGGCCGTCATGGAGACCAGGCGTCGACCGTCAACCATCCGAGGGGGAACCGAAATGCTCCAGGGCTATTTGCGCAAGGGTGAGTCCCGCCCGGCTCTCACCGGCCGCGCCGCACGCCGCTGCGAGGCGCGTTGCCGGGTCCGCAACACCGGCAAACGCCTCAGCCAGTACCAGCGAGCCCTGATCCTGGTCTGCAACGCTGGACGCATCGACGCCGCCGGCTACATGCGCGCCGTCGGGTTCCACGGCGAGGTTCCCGCCAACGCCCTGGCCGCCGACATCGAGTACGAGGTGCGCCGATTCTCCTCGCCGTTCGGCAGGGCCTGCGCCAAGGCGTACCGGGCCAAGTACGGGCGTGAGCCGTACCGCCACTTCCAGGCCCTGGTCGACGGCGTGTGGCGCCGCGTCATGGCCTACGACGACGTCGCCGACCTGTACGCCGGCGCCCTCAGCTACAAGCGGATGCGCGAGCACCTCGCCACCGAACAGAACCTGAGCGCCGACCGGCGCCACCTCGCCAGCGTCTAGCCCCAAAGGAACCCACCATGTCCGAGCCCACCTACGCCCAGACAGTCACCCGCCTAGCCCGCGAGTGGCGCGCCGCCAGTGTGAACGGAGGTGAGCCGTCCAAGCAGGTGGCCGCCAGAACGTTCGCGCAGCTGGAGGACGCGGCCGAGCGTGTCGGTATCTCGCAGGACGACGCCACCGACGACCTGTACGACGAAATCAACGCCGGGCCCGTCGCCGTCTGACCGCTCGGAGGAGCCATGCCTACATACGGACCACCCACCCCGCGCCCCTGCGCGTCCTGCCCGTACCGCCGCGACGTGCCGCCCGGCATCTGGGCCCGCGAGGAATACGAGAAGCTTCCCAACTACGACGAGCCCACCCCGTTTCAGCCGCCACAGGTCTTCCTGTGCCACCAGCACGACAGCGGCACCGAGCGGGCCCCGGTGTGCGGAGGCTGGGCCGGCTGCCACGACGGCGACGAACTGCTGGCGCTGCGGATGGCGGTGTTCGGGGGCTCGATGACGGTCGAGGATGTTGAAGCTGTCCGCGACTACAATTCGCCGGTGCCGCTGTTCGCATCGGGTGCCGAAGCTGCCGCGCATGGCCTGTCGGCGTTGAGGGCGCCGGGACCGGACGCAGTGAAGGCGATTGGGAAGATCCAGCGGGCGCGGACCGACCTACGCTAACCGCCCTCCTCAAGCCCCAGCTCCGGCTGGGGCTTCGTTGTACCCGGAAAAGGCGGCGGCCCCCCGCGACGGTATCCATTCGCGAAGGGCCTGAATGACATAGCAAGTCATTGGTGCCGCCACTTGGTCACACCGATGGCGTTTAAGGACACGGATCAGTCGTAACGACGTCGCGATCTGCCTATTGATCTACACCCGCACGAGAAGCGGGTGACAGGGCTCGAACCTGCACCTCGGAGTCATCGTCCGCATCCGCTCGATCCGGCGATCGACGGCGATGCATGAGCTTGGAGCGAGAACCTGAACCTCAGTGATCCTCGATGCGCCTCTACCAATTGGGCTACCGCAGGTCGAAGTCCTGCGAGGAGGGCTCGAACCTCCAACCTCACCGAGCAACCGTCAGCCTCAGTCTCAACCTCAGCTTGTGCTCGCCGCCGATCCTACCGGATCACGCGAACAGGTACCCGAACACGTCCTCGCCAACGCGCTGGTCCGTGACCTCGAAGCCGTTGGCTTCCTCGCGGGCGAACTTCACGGCGTGCGCCAGCTTCTCCACCCGCGCCTCCAACTCGTGCACCCGCTCGGCCGGCAGGGCCCCGGAGAACTTCGTCGTGGTCCAGGTGCCGACGGTCACGTCCTCGAAGTACACCTCGACCTGCGCCGGGTGCTTCTCGGTGGCCTCGGCCTTGACGTGGTTGCGCGGCACCTTCCGGGTACGCATCGTGCGGACCGGCTCGGTGCGCCACGCGTCGGTCGACGGGTCGTGCGTCCACGACTCGGACGCGTCGAGGACCGGCAGCTTCTTGATGAACGTCGCCAGGTCCGTCAGCTGCTTCTCCAGGAACAGCAGGTACGTGACTGGGGCGCCGTGGATCAGGATCTGCCCGTCGACCACCACGTCCGCGACCGCGGCGCAGTTGGCCCAGTCCTTGGTGGCGGTGACATCGAACAGCCGGGTCAGGTTCGCCGCGGCGCCGGCGAGGATCTTCTCCACCGACAACTGCACCCGCGTGGACTCCGGCGGCAGCTGCTCACCTTCCTCGTCCTTCGGCTGGTAGACCCGGGAGATACCGGACAGCAGCGCCTGCTTCTGCACGTCGTGGTGCGCGGCGGTCAGGTCCGCGTAGGACTTGGACTTCACGCCCTTCTCTACGGCGATGATTTGATTCAGCTTGGTGCCCATGCCTGAAGTTCCCTTCACGGGGGTTCTGTGGGTTCAAGGCAGGTTACGCCGAAGATTGTTCGGACGTTGGGTCCATTGCCGAATCGTGTTCTGGATCGAGCGAATTCAGCAGCTCCGGGACCCCGCATGTGCACGGCCGGGCGGTGCCGCCGATGTACATACACCTGTCCAAGTGGGCCTCCTCCGCGCACAACACCAGATCCTCCAGCGTCAACAACGGCAGCCGGGGAAGACGCGGCAGGATCGGCGGGTCGGCATCAGGCACCGTCACAGGGTGACGCACAGCACTGACACAATCGGGTGAACGTCCGACCGTCGCAGGTCACGATGCCTGAGACTGTCGTCCGTGACCGACCTTAGCGCCGCCTATATCGCGGCCGGCTCCGCGCTCGGGGCATCGACCTTGACCCTTTTCGGGACCTACGGCCTCGAACGAGTACGCGAACGCCGTAACGCAAAAGGAGCCCGCAGCGCGGCTAAGCTCGCCATCTACACCGACCTGCTCACCTCGACCGCCAGCGTCATCCGGGCGTTCGCGTCCATGCGATCCTTCAGCGACTTCTCGTCAAAGTGGCTCTTCGGTTGGCGCCAGTTGACGAAGACGGCGCCAGCGCAGCCCGCATACATGGACGTCGTCGCTGTGCTAGAGGAGCCGACAGGCCGGCTGATGGACGCCTGGTCTCGGGCGCTGCTGCTGTTCGACCAGGACGAAATCGACGCGGTGAACAAGCTGATGTCGGCGGCACAGCAGTTCGACTTGTCGGTGCCGCCGAACGACACGAACTCGATGGAGACGCTGCTAGGTGCGGCACGCCGGGAGTTCGCAGAGTTCGCACGCGTCAAGCTGGGGGAGTCGGCGGCGCGGGTCGGCTTGCCTCCCGCCGACAAGGAATGATCTCCCGCCCAACGCAGCCGCATGGCCAGAACGTCAGCTGCGCCTCGGGCAATGCCCGATCCCAGTCCGTCTGCTGGCCGCGGAACACGGTCACGTAGTGCTCGTTCACCGACTCCACTACAGAGCCACATAGCGGGCAGCGCCAAGCAAACGGGGGTGCGAACAGCGTGTCCAGCGGATGGAGTAGCGGAGGCGGCAGGTAGTCGCCGGGCACGAACAGCACGCACGGGCCGGGGTGCTGCCACAACAGGCCGCACGGCCCGTACTCGCGGCGCCAGCGCCAACGGTCCCAGTACTTCCGTTGGCTAGCAGCAATTCGGGGGCACGGGCTGTCGAGTGGCAGGTCTAGCGGGCGCACTATCGCCGGGATTCCTCTGCCTGCGGCATCACCGCGGCCATCGCGCGCTCCAGCGGCCAGCCCCCGACATCATCAAGCTGCGCGGTCAGCTCGATCGCGGCCTCGACGAGAGTCCGCTGTCGGTCGCGACCCATCTCTGCGAACTGCCGCCCCAGCGGATCCGGCATCCAACGCGGCCGGTTCAGGATCACCTCGGGGTCGATCTGCTGCGCCCGGATGTCGCGCCACGGAAGCACGTCCCCCACAGACAGCGGCTCGTAGCCGTACATCTCAAACAAGCGGACGCGATGCTGAAGGCACCCGATGGCGTCGTCGAAGCCGTAGGCCACAAGCTGCGCTTCATCAAAGATCGCCTGAGCCCGCTCGCGCGACATCCCAATCGTCGCCGCCCGGCTCAGCAGCGCCTCGTAGCGGGTGGCCTCGCCTATGGAGTACCTGCCGAGCAGCCCGACATCTAGACCGAGCGCGTCAACGTTCCTGCCATGCATCAAAAAAGTGCCGATCTTCTGGTGCGCGCGCACCAGCTCCACCATCTCGCGCATGCGGCGGCGCGGCACTTCCTCTGTCTTCCAGCCGCACTGACACGTGCCCTGAATCGTGGCGCTAATCCGATTCTCGCTGATCCCGAAATCGCAACCCACAGGCCAGTCGTCGGTGCCGGCGATCACCTGTATCGGCGGCTCGAAACGCACCCAGTACTCCACCTTCTCTGGATCCGGGTGAGGCCTGCCACTGGACCAGCCGACGTGAAGGGGCTGCATATCCCGGTCGTAGACGCGGCGGACGCGGTACACCGTGCGGTCCGGAACGTCAAACGTCATCGTGTCGATGGAACTGAAGTCCCGCACCATGCGGCCGAGATCCGGCCACGACGTGAGTATGTAGCTGGAGGCCCAGTCCGAGTTGAAACGGACCCGCTGGCCGGCGCCGGGACCGTCAACGAGGATCAACTCTGCCGTGTCATTCATTGCTCGGCCAGCGACCATCGGGATCCTTCTGTTCGGCAGGAACGTCAGCCCACACCCGGTCACGCCATGCCCGCGACAGGTAGGGCGTCGGCGGCTCGTCGCACATCGGCAGCCAGACTGTGGCCCGCCCACAGGACGACATCCACGATTCTTCGAAGAAGATCCCTATCCCATCCTCCGAATAGCTCCAGTGGCCTCGCACTGGTGCGCGCTGCTCGGCGCGCCGCCGCTTCGCCTCAGCCCACTTTCGCAGGTTACGCCTAGTCATGTGCCGTTCCCGAGCCCCCAACAGGTCCGACGACAACGGCAACCGCACGGAACGTGGCACATTCCCACGGCGCCGGCTTTGCCTCTTCATAGTTCTCACTGGTCATGCATTCGGTGCACTCGATCAAGTCGTAACCGACCACAGGCCGGTGCAGCTCCAAAACTGCAACGCCAACCAAGTTCCCGGCCTCAGCAAGAACAGCACGCACAGCCCGCCACCGGCCCGTAGCCGCCTCGATCGCCCCGGCAAGACGTGCCGCAAGCTCCCGGGCCTCGATCGCGGCCAGCAGCCGTTGCTGGGCGCGTTCAGCCCCCGTCGGGAAGAGATTCAGCCGCGGGAGTACCAGCTGCGGCGGCAGCACCAGATCGAACGGCTTGATCCCCGTCGAGATAACCGGTTCCGGCGTGTCCTCGGTCATTGATCACCGCCCAAAGCACGCCGCTTCATTCGCTGCTCCCGCAGTTCAGCACCAACCACCGCCATGTCCAGCTCGACCGGCTCCGTAGATGCCGTCGTGATCTGTCGGTGTGCGACCCTGGCGCTGTGCGCGCCGTCAGCCAGTGCCAAGTGGTACGCGCGGTTCACCATGACGATGCTGTCGAAGTGCACGAAGTGCGTCCACGGAGGACCCTCAACAAGCCTGTAGATAACTGCCTCGCCTTCGAATCGGACCTTGTCGTCGTCGGATTCGTACTCCAGCAGGTAGTCGTCGCGGATGCTCATAGCTCACTCCGCAGCCGCTCCACCCGCTGTCGGCTCCAGCAGCGATGCCGCTGTGTCAACTCCTCAACCGCTGCGCGAAGCGATCCAGACTCCGCATCCAGGCTCGCAGCCAGCAGGCGCACCCAGTCAACGGTGACCCACTGTGCATGCAGGTGCATGCAGCCGGTCACGCTCTTCTCTCGCGGCGGACAACCCACCTCGACCAGTGGGTACGAGTACCGACCCACGAGCAGATCGCAGTTCACATGCTCGGCCATGTCGTTGAACCGGCCCGGGTCGCCGGCGCGCTCGACAGCCTCGGCGGCGGTGTTCCAGCCTTCCCCGTCAACAACGATCGCCGGATCATGAGATACGCACAGGACGTGGTAGGTGCTGCTCACCCCTCGGCTCCCTTTGTGTCCTGCACAGCCTGGATCTCCACTCGCACCTGCTGAATGCCGCCGCCGAACGAGATGCGGACCTTCGGAACCGAGTTGCCGTTGGCGCCATCATCACGCGCTGCGGTCAGAACCTCCTCGAGCTCGGCCAGCGTCATGACCTTGCCGGAGGCCTCATAGGCCAGGGTCTTCTTCCCGCGCATCAGGACTCCTCGCTGCCGTACAGCTCGAACACGACCTTCACGGGCCCGTAGTTCCCGGCGACCTTCGTCCACGACTCCGGGTCGTGCCGGTCCGGATTCGTAAGCTGCGCCATCGTGAACCAGTTGCACGCCGCGCCCATGTGGGTGGCGTCGCGCCACCACTGCTGGCCGTCTTCGCACTCAACGATCGTTCCTTCGCCCGGCTCGGGGTCCGCGGAGGTCAGCCACTGCTCAGCCATCCAGCGCCTCCAGTGCTTCGTGCACTGCCACCAGCTGATCGGATGGGTCTGCGCCATCAATCTCACAGTCTGAAATGGCGCGCTGAACAAGCTGCTGCAGCAGCCGGAACCCGGGCCCGTCGACCTCGAGCGTTGTTCGGATCACTTACCCGAATGATCGTCTTGTGTTCCATCACGGCCGGGCGCCCGCCTTGCTCGGCCACGTGTTGCCATCCTCGTCGCCGTGGTCTCCGAGGTGTCCGCGCTCAAGCTCGCAGAACTCGCTGTCGTCGTCCTCGTAGCCACACACGACAAGCACGTCATGCCGCCGGAACGCCTCAACGATCGCCAGGTCGTCCTTGAACTCATCCAGCGACTCGTCCTCCGTGTCCCAGTCGCCGTCCTGAAGCACACCAATCAGCTTGTCGCAGACGAGCAGCTTCAGCTCGTCGCTCGCTCCGTGATCAATCAGCGCCTGAGCGATGGGGTCGAAGATGCCGTTCGCGCTAGACCAGCCCATGACGTTCTCCTACTGCTTCGGGCACGTCGGGTCCGGCTGCGCAGTCATCGCCGCGTAGGAGCCGTCCTGGTGGAACGCCACGAACACCCGGAAGCCGTGATGGTCGCACTTCTCCGACCAGTTGCTGAACCCGTCGGCGTTGTCGTACAGCTCGACCGGCGACCTGTCTCGCGTCGAGGTCGGGGCGTCGCGGAACTGTTCCTGCTGCTTCTGCGAACAACCCGAGACGCCGATGACGAACAGCACCGCCGCGACTGCGGCAAGCACGAGAATGGCGGTGCGGCGGCTGATGGTGACAGTCATTGTGAGCTTCCTTCATGGTTGGTGTTGGTCGTGAGGGTGCGCTCCAGCGCGCTGTTGAGCAAGTCGATCTCTCTGCGCAGCTCTGCTGCGGCGTCCCGGATGTCGGCCTTGCTGAACCTGCCGGGGAACTTCAGCATGAAGTCGATCTCCCGCATGCGGACGGGGCTGATCCGGTCAGGCATCGCTCGCCAGTGACCGCAGCCGCTTGTACTCGGCATTACCGGCCGCGCGGGCCGCGGCCAGGGCATCCGTCAGCGTCCTCACTGGCACGTCGTGACCGTCGGAGGCGTGCGCGAGGTCGAGCAGGAACTTCTCCAGCACCAGGTACGCAGCCGAGCGGCACAGCAACGGCTCCATCTGCCGGCGCTGCTCGGCCACCAGGTTCTGAGCGCGCTGAAGCTCGGCTTCCTTCGCCTGGATGCGTTCGTCGGCGGCTCTCGCGTGCTGCACGCCGTACTTCGCCCCGATCGTCTGGGCCTCGGCGGTGATGTACTGCTTGAGGTTCGCCGCGGTCTTCTCCACGCTGCGGGCGAGTTCCTGAACATCAACTTCAGGCATCCTCGGGCTCCTGCTCGATGATGGCGGCGCACAGCCGCTTCACCCCGTCTTCAAGGTGGAAGGCCTCATAGCGCCACCCCTGACGCCGATCCAGCACGGCAATCAGGTCGCGAACGGGCACTACGTGCTCGCGAAGCATGGACTCCCGGCCTTGGAGTCGTTCTGCCTCAGCCAGCAGCTCGCTGACCATGCATGCCGGGCAGTGGTCATCGCAGGCCCCGAGCACAACAAGGTGCTGGAAGTCGGTTCGCCGGGCGATCGTGCGGATCTCTGCTAGCCGCGCGTCCGTCATCGCCTCAGTCATCGCCGTTTCCCGCCGTCGTAGGCGGTAGTAACCGCGAACACCACAACGACGATCAAGGCGACCGCAACGATCACGATCAAGATGGCGTTTGCCAACAGGTCGCTCACTGCCATTCCCCTTCCAGCGCCTCGGCGACCGTGAGCCGCCCGTCGGCCCCCACGTTGAACGTGCCGTCGCCGGCGAACAGGGACTTGATGTCCGCGAGCGGCAGCTGGTCAGGCCTTATCCAGCAGCTGCACAGGTCGGCGGCGCTGCACATCTCGCCGCAGGCCTCGCAGCGCCACGGCGGGCACTGGCCGCAGTGTTCGGCGGGGGTCGGGTCGGGCGTGGCCCCGTCTGGTGTCGGCGTGATGGCGCCGCAGCCGAGGCAGATGCCGGGCTGGGGTGTCTCGTTCTCGCTCGCGATCACTGGGCCACCTCCAGCTGCTCCCGCGCGGCCACCAGCACCAGGTACCGCCCATGCCGCTCCTCGGCCGGCAGCCCCGCGTTGCGCAGGTCCGCGCACGCAAGCGCCCACTGCGCGTCGGTCATGCCGGTCTGGTACAGGTCGAGTAGGGCCTCGTAGGCCTCCTGCTCGGTGAGCGCGGACTTGGGCGCGAGCCAGTTCTGGTCCTCGATCGTGTAGACCTTGCGCACGCTCATCGCGGTTCACCGTCCCGCCCGTCTCGCGCGGCCAGGTCGGCAGCGGCAACGCGGAACCAGTCCTTTGCGGCAGCCTCGCGGTCCTCAAAGCCGACCGTGGCTAGCGCACCGTTCATTGCGGCGCTGTGGCTGTGCCAGCCCGCTGCGAACGCGTGGCGCAGCGTCCGAGGTGAGTCGTCCCGCGCCTGCTCGACCCGCCCCAGCCGCTTCAGCTCGGCCAGGACGATGCGCAGGTGCACCGCGTCGGCGGAAGTAAAAACGTCGGGCGCACACTTCAGCAGCATCGTTAGCGCCTCGACAGCCGCCTCGATGCTGGCGCGGTCGCTGTCGGGGGCGGTCACGGGGTGGACTCCCTTTCGATCATCTTGGCCGACCACTGGGTCGGGTGGAACTGCGACACCTCGATCGCGTCCACAATGCGCTGGCGGTCTCGGGTCTTCGCGCCAGGCCTGCTGTTCAACGCCTCCATCAGGCCGGTACTCAGCGTCATCACTCGATCCTTCTGGCGGTCGATCGCCTCCACCACCCCGGCCTGCATCGCCTCCACAGTCACCCCGACCCAGTCCGGGTGAGCGGCCAGCGTCGAATGAACGATGGCGGCCCACTCTTGCGTCGTCATCTCCCGGGCGGTCACGAGGTGGCTCCGTCGTCCAGCGTCGACAGCGCAGCCCGCGTGAAGCAGTCCTTCGCCTCCAGCAGCTTACGTAGGCCGACGGTCACCTCCGGGCCGCTCAACGTCTCGGCCATGGTGTGCGCCAGCGCCTTGCAGACGATGCCGATCTGCGCGTGCTCTCGCGGCAGGAAGTCGTACTCGATGTCATAGTCGAAAAACCGCAGGATCTCGGCGGTCGCGGGATGGATCGGGCGGTCGGTCATGATCTGTCTCCTTCGTCAGTTCTCGGTCTTGGTCTCGGCCGGCGCGCTCGCGCGACGGCGTAGGACGTCCAGTAGCTCGTCCGGCGCGACGATGGCGGCAGCCACGAGCAGCTCGGCCCGCTCGGCGCTGGTCAGCGGCTTCACCGGCGGCGCCGCAGCATCCTTGGCACGGCGCTTAGCGTCCCGCTCACGCTCCTCACGCTGCCGGGCCTCAGCCTCGACGCGGCGCTGGTTGTGCAGCTTGGCGGCGGCACCAGAGCCCTGCGGCCCGCTGTAGCGGCTCACGTCTCCGGCCCCTCGCCGCGGATGACCCGCATGCCGCCCTGCCCCGCGCGGTTGCCGATGCGGTACGTGGCGGTCACGTCCAGCCCGGGAAGCCCGCCGTCGTAGTCGGTGCTGTACGAGATCGAACCGTCCCAGGAGTCGCCGACTTCGACATGGTCTGCCATGTCCCGCAGGACCGCGGCGGTCTGCTGCTCGGTCATGCGGACCGGCGCCGGACCGGTGGGCGTTTCCTGCTCCTCCGGCCAGATGCCCGGCCACCGGTACTCCGCGTCGATCTGCACCACCCGGCCGTCCTGCACGATGAACCTGGACGGCGGCTCACCGAAGCCCGATTCCCACCGCGCCTCGATGAAGCCGGCGAACTCGTGGTCGCCGAACTGGTCGACCACGGCCTGGATCTCGTCCACCAGGTTGTGGCCGGAGTATTCGATATCCAGCGGGACAACCGCGTCGGCGGTCGTGCGCACCGTGACGGTCTCACCGTCCTCCGACTCGACCTGCCGCTCCACGATGCGGAACCGGATGTCCTTGAAGTTCTCGGGGTAGGCGTCGCGGATCTGTTTGCGGGTCAGCGGCGGCGTGATGGTGATGGCGCCGGTGAAGTGGTTGCTGTAGCCCATCTCAGGACTCCTTGGTCTGGGTGGTGACCGGCGTGCACCGCGGGCATTCGCCACGCACGTCCGGCAGCGGCTGGCCGTAGACCGCGGCCAGGACTTCGTCTTCGGTGACATCGCCGATCGGCTCATCGCAGCCGTTACAGACGCGCTGCGTGGTGTAGCGGGTGGAGGTCGTGCCGTCGTCGCGGACAACCTGGCGGGGCGGGGTCGTGGTGCGCATCAGCCAAACTCCAAGTTCGTGTTCTCTCGCGCGCACGTCTCCATGCAGGTCGCGAGCAGAAGCCCGTTGGTCAGGTCGTAGTCGAAGGTCGGATCGTCGGCATCCCAGGTGACGAGGATCTCCCGCAGTCTCGGCACCACCAGCGCGCATTCCTCGGGCGTCATCTCGCCGTCGCAGTCCGAATGGTTCAGCAGCGGTTTCAGATCGGTCGTGGCCTCGTCCCAACTTCGGGTTCCGGGTGCTTGGTAGCTGTCGTGAAGGCTCCAGTCAAGCTTGCTGTAGCCCTGCATCTCGTCGAGGTCTAGCCCTTCGGCAGCGGCCAGGCGGCTACGGAACAAGCCAAAACCGGGGTAGTCCCACTGTGGGCAGCAGGCGGGGCGTGGCTGCTCAGGCTCTACGCCGTGGCGGAAGCTAACGCCCATTAGAAGCGCCACCACCCGTCGTGGCCTTCGGGCACTGCCGGATACTCCGCCAGCATCGGCTTCAGCAGCGCCAGCAGCCGCGCGTTCTCCTCCGGGTCCTGGCCGGCAGCCCAGAAGTTGGTGCCGTCCCAGCGGGCGAAAGGCCGACCGCCGTAACGGCCGTCATCGTGCTGCTCAAGGAACTGCATCGCGTCCTTCGGGGTCGGACGCTGAATGTCCCACAGCTCGCCAGCGACAGCGCCGGTCACGCCGTTCTTGCGACGGAACCACACGGCCCGCACCGACGCGTGGGCGTACTCGCCGTTGCGGCCGCCCTCGACGTTGACGTGCAGGCTGGACAGGTCCACGGCGTAGGGCCGGTGGGAGAGCACGAACTTGTCCTCGCGGTACATCAAGCCTCCTTCGGCTTCTCGCCGGAACCGGGGCAGCGCGGCGAGAGTCCAGTCCAGTAGTCGGGCCGGCCGGTAGTGTGCGGGCCGATCGTGCCGTCCTTCAGGACACGCATCTCCCGCTCGCACACCGAACAGATGCCGCGACCGGCAGGTGTCTTCGCTGGCTCCGGCGGGCAGTCGCACCCGTCGCGCAGGAACTGGTAGTACCGCTCGCGGTAGGTTTCGTGGTCCACACGGCGGCAGGTAACGCCTCGCGATTCGGCGTCGCGCCGGTCCTTCTCAGTCCAGTAGAAGGCGTTCCACGCCTGCCGCTCGGTCTGAACGTCGGCGGTTGCGGTATGCAGGCCGAACGGGTGGCCGCACGCGCGGAAGAACAGCCAGGAGTCGGACATCAGTCGTTCTCCTTCACCAGCGCCTCGTCGAGCACCCGCGCCGCCTCGCTCAGCAGGTCCGCAGCCCGGTCCAGCTGGCCGGCGCGGGTCTGCCACTCCTCGTCCTGCGAGGTCAAGTCGTACTCGTTTGCGCGGTACCGAATCTCGATGGCCAGCAGGCCCAGCTTCTGTGCGGTCTTGTCGTTCAGCTTCATCAGTTGCTCACCGCCTCGGTGAGCGCCCTACGCCCAGCATCGCTAATCACGCACCGTCCGTCCGGTAGCTCATCGAGCAGCCCGCGCCACTCAAGCGTCGTTGCGGCCCGCTCCAGCGACTTCCGACGCCGCAGCCACTCCCGGTGGGCGCGACTGCCCCAGTTGGCCGGCTCCACGGGAAGCAGTAACTTGACCGCATCGTGTCGTTCCATGGGCTCGGTGGCGTCGGCGTAGGCGCGCAAAACAGTCAGGTCGTTCGCGGAGGGGTCGTAGATCATGACCGCGCCCCCCTCGAGGCCAGCGCCGCCTTCACCGCAGCGTCCCGCCACGCCAGCAGCAGATCCGGCAGGTCCGTCTCGTCGGCCGGGCGCATCTCGGGCCGGTCGAAGTCGCCCGCGCACTGGTTCACGTAGGCGCCGCCGTCACCGACCGAGGCCAGGATGTCCATCAGCGTCTCCTCGGCCGGGTCGGTGTCCGGCTCGGACGGCCAGCCGAGGACCGCCTCGACACGCACGACATTCCGTCCGCGGACCAGGACCCGCTCGGCCAGGGTTCCCTGCGGACGGGCGTGGCGGATCTCAATGCATCCGTTGAAGTTGTGGGCGCCGTAGTGGTCAATGACCTTCTGGAGTTCGGTCTCCAGCCAGCCGTCGGTCCGGCCGCCGGGGGAGACGCGGATTCCAACGGCGTCGGAGCCGTCGAGCACCATCTCCAGCGCTGACAGCTTCGGGCCGTCCTGGATCTCAGACCACTCGATCGGCGGCGTGATGCGGATCAAGTTCTTGTTCGGGTTGACCATGGTCATCAATCTGACTCCTCGTCATCCATCTCTACGCCCGCAGCCACCAGCGCGTCGTAGGCGTTACACACGCGCTTCCATGCAACCTGCCTGGCCTTGGTCGGCCGGTCGCCCGGGATCGCAGCCCACGCCGCTTCGGTCTCGGCGTACTCAGCCTTCAGCTTCTCGATGTCGTCCATCAGTCTTCGTCCTCCGGGTAGGGCCCGTTCGCGAGCCAGATGTCGAACTCGGCTGCGTCGCACACCCGCTTGATCTCGGCATCCGCATCGACACCGCCGGCCAGCCACACCAGGTGGGTCTTCTTGCAGGGCCACGCCTCGCCGCTGTTGCAGGTGCACAGGCCGTATCCGCCGGCGATGTTCGGCGGCAGGCAAGCACCGACCTGCTCGGCGAGGTCGGCCAGATCGGACTCCACGCCACCCCGGTTCTCCACAGCGAAGTCGTAGCCGCAGATCTCGGCGATGCGCTCGAAGTGCGGACCAAGCTGTTCGATCACCGTGTTCAGCGTGGCGATCTCGTCGGCGAGCTCCGTCGGCGCCCACTCGGAATCCAAGCCGACGTCCACGAACATCCGGATCATGCCGCCGTTGCTACGAATCAGGTCTGGAAGTTCGGCAAGGGTGTAGGGCTGGGTCATCAGTGATCCTCCGCGTGCCATGCGCCGTGCTTGCGCCTGGCCTCATCGATCTCGGACATGTCGGTAGGGTTGCCGGCGAACAACTCGACCGGCTTGCCGTCGAAGGGGGCACAAAACGCGCACCACAGGCTCAGGAAGTCGTAGTCCCACGTCACCGAGAACGGGGCCTGCGGCACAAACTGCGGCTTCCGGTACACCCAGTGGCCCGTGTCCACGTACCGGCCGTTCTGCTTCACCAGCACCGACGTGCCGCGGATGCCGCGCCGCTCGACCTCTTCCCAGGTGTAGTCGGAGAAGCTGGCGTCGACCGCCGTCTTCACCGCGGCCAGAGCCTGGTACTCGGTGGTGTCGTAGACGGTGATGCCGTCGAGGGAGCTGTACTCCCACACCCAGACGTCGGTCCACTTGGTGTCGCTCATTGAGGGTCACCGCCGATCGCAGCGCGGCCAGCATCAGTGATCCGGACAGGATCGGCGTGGCCGTCACCGACGTTGATGAACGCAAGGGCGTCGAGTATGCGGAACGTCTGCGTGTTGAACACCAGCGTCGTGCCGTGCAGACGCCACCGGCTGCGAGGCTCGGATTCGAAAATCACGCCGTTGCCGTAGTCGCAAGCCGCGATGGCCTTCAGAAGCTTGATGCCGCCGGGAGTGAGCTTCCGGCCGGAGGCCTCGGTGGAGTACCAGGCGCTCAAGACGCACCTCCCGTAGGGATCTGGTCCGCGCGCGGCACCCGGGTCCGGCCCCGACTGTATGGCGGCAGCGGATCCGGTACCGGCACCATGATGTGCGTGTAGCCGTCGATCTCGTTGCCGTCGCGGTCCCAGTAGATCTGGTCGTTGCGGTCGTCACTCCACTCCGACGTGACGCCGGTTAGCTTCATCTGCGCCTCGGTCAGTTCGCTGGCATACACGTCCTTGGCCGGCCGCACGTCGTAACTGACGCCGTCAGGAAGATCCAGGTGTGCGAAGGCCGCCTCCAGTTCCTCCAGCAGCGCCACGAACCGTGCCTGCCACGCATGTGGCATCGACTGCGCCAGGACGCGCGGAATCACCTGATAGGAGGCGTAGGTCAGGCCGAAGAAGTCGTGGACCGGGCCGTCCTCCTGTTCGCGCTGGCGGTTGTACGTCTCGAGCGCACGGTCGTAGATCCGGCTGGACTCCTGCTCGCCGGCCTCGGACTTCAGCCGGGTGATGGCGTCGTTCAGCTCGGCGGTGGTTCCGCGACGGAACAGGGTGATGAGGTCTTGTTCGGTGACGGTCATGATCATGCCTCTCGTTCCACGCCGTTGGCGTCGTCGAGTTCGTTCAGGGCCTGGACCCACATACGCCGGCCTTCGGTCTCGCCGTAGGTCTTCAGCAGGTCGGGATAGATCCGAAGTGCACTGTCGCCGGACGGGTCCCGCTCGTCGGCGTTGCGGATGCGGATCGCAGTCGGGCTGAGCTTGGTCATCGCGGGTCGCCGCCGCCCAACTTCGCGGTGTTGAACGCGCAGGACTTGGGGTCGATGCCGTCGCAGTTGTCGCAGGAATGAGCGGCGACTTCTGCTCGCGTCTTGGCCTCAGCAAGAACGGCGTCGTACATGTCCACGTGGCCGCACGGGTTAGTCCACACCTGAACGCTGTACCACCCACCGTCGTCGCACTGTCGGTGCCACCGGGGCTCTCCACGCTTGCCGCCGCACTGCGGGCAGTAGGCGGAAATGGTGACTTCGCGGGTAAGCGGCGATGCATAGCCGCGGCCCCAGTACGCGGCTTCGGTCAACGTGTCGTGAACGGTAACCGTCATGGTTTCGTCGGTAGCGATGGTCATGCTGGCCTCCTTCGGCCGTTGCTGTTTGTCTGCATGTGGTGCCGCGCCCGGGTTCGAACCCGGAACCTCGCCGCCCCGTGTGCAACCCGGGGCGGACGCTCTGGCCAGTTGAGCTACACGGCTTGGGCCGCACAAGGCGGCCGGTGGATCAGAAGCTGACGATCGAGTTGGTCACGCTGATCCGGGATCGCGCCGACCCGTACTTCGAGGCGGCGGTCCGAATCAACGAGCCATTGAACTCGAAGCTGGACAGTGCCTCGATCAGCGCACGAACCTCAAGGACGACGGACAACGTCGACAATGGCGGGTTGTTGCCGGGCACAATCGCCGTACCGTCGCGACTCACCCGCACGTAGCTGGTATCCGGGATGCGGTCCAGGTCGTCGCGGCCGGCGGCCGGGCTGATGGCGATGTGGCCGATCAGGGTAGCTTCGGTGGTCTCCATGTCAGGACTCCTTGGATTCCTTGGGTTCGGATACCAGCTGGTAGCCGCGCAGCCCGCGCTCGTCGTACATCACGCGGGACTTGCGGCCGAGGCCGGTCGGGCTTTGAACGATCGCGTACCGGATGCCGTCGACCTCAAGGATCCGGACGGTCCGGCCGGCGCTGCGACGGTCCTTGTCGGCCCAGATCTGGCCGGGGACGACCTTGATGGGCGGGTTGCTGGTGGGCATGTCAGGACTCCTTCGGCTTCTGGCCCCAGCCGGAGCAGCGGGGATACCAGATCGAGGTGGTGGCCTTGCGCTTGTCGCTGTGCATCCCGACCGTTCCGTCCTTCAGGAGACTCAGGTCCTTGCGCTCGCACACCGAGCAGGTGCCGGTTCCGTACTTGGCCATGTCAGACCTCTTCTCGTTCAATGCCGAGCGTCTCGGCGATCCGGTCAAGCGTCGCGTCCAGCGCCGCGAACTTCAGGTTCGCGTCCACCACCAGGTGGTACAGCTCCGCCGGCACCATGTGCGGGTCCACGACCGTATGGGAGAACAGGCGGAGCAGGGAGCCGTTCTCACGGTCTATTGCGGCGGTGAAGTCGGCGGGGGTCCAGCGGGTGGTCATCGAGACCACGACTCGCCGTGCCGGGTGCCGTTGCACTCGCAGTCGCAGGTATCGGAGGTGGCGTTGTGGCAACGGCTGGTGCACTTCACTTCCGGTGCCAAACGGGCCTTGACCCGGCGCATCTTCAGCGGCTCGTTGTGTTCCTCGCACGCCAGCCCAAGCTGCCGCAGGTTACTGGCGGCGCCGTACTCGCGTCCGTAAAAACGGTCCTCGATACCGAGCCACACTCCGTCGTTGTTCTTGACGAGCGCGCCGGTCAGAGGAGATTTGCCGAACCACACGCGAAACACGGTGGCGTTGATCGCGGCACGCGTCCTGCACCCGGCGTGGAGGCAGCGGCCAATGAATCGAACGTGCTCGACGCGCTCGCCGTAGACGTCGGGAGTGCGCTGGTAACCCTCGCCGCGGCCATGCCACAGGAGTTCGCGGTGGTCGATTGCGGTGGTCATCTCCAGCTCCTGCTTCCTAGTTTCTGTAATACAGAAACTACGCCTCTTGGGGTCGCGCCGCAAGCGGTTCGGCGCTATTTTCGTATTACGGAAACGATCGCCCATCAAGGAGGTAGCTATGATCCCTGTGACACAGAAACCCGGTGCTGACCCGAGGAGCGTTGTGGCCCGTCCGAAGACCGGTGAGACGCCCGTTCGGACACTCCGGATCCCCAACCCGGATTGGCCGGACTTTCACAAGGTCACCGGGCGCAGACTCGCCACTGTGGTTCATCAGTTCATCCGCTGGTACCTACGCCGGCCGGGTGCGAAGCTTCCGGAACGGCCGAGTGTCGAGGAAATCACAAGGCTGACGAACAACCCCGAGTCCTAACGCGCTCTCCATCAGGACGCCTCAACCCACGTCGTCGGGATCCCGGCCCGCTCAGCCTTGGTCCCGCAGTCACGAGTACCGGACCAGCGCTTGCCGAGCGGGAAGGCGACCGCTTGATCGGCCCCGAGCGACACCATGAGGCTGTTGCGGCGCGGCCCGGATTTCGGGCAGTACGTGTCCGCCACTCCCGGGTGCGCAGTGTCGCCGGGTCGGCGCCGTATACGGTGCGGTTTGGCCGGGCAGCCCGGTCCGCAGTCGTCCCACAGGGCCGGGTGTTCCTCAATGCGCCAGCCGAGATAGTCGGCGTAGGCCTCCGCTATGGCGTCACCGCCGTCAGGACAGTGGCCGGACACCAGCGTTGTCGGCGGGTCGTCCCAGCGACGCAGACCACGCCCCTGAAGAGCACGGTCGTAGGCGGCGTCGAGTGCGCGGGCGATGGTGTGGGCACGGTCAAGCGGCCAGCTGCGGGATGCGGCAACGAGGATTCGGATCACAGCGCGTCCTTCCGTGGCCACTTGCGCCGCGACTCCTGCCAGGACTCGATGAGGTCGGCCTGCTTCACGCGGGACCAGTCGGTCGAGACGACGCCGGCCGGATCGGCACCGCTCCAGTTCGCCGGCGCGTACCAGCGCGAGCCATCAGTGAGCATCCCGACCGCGGCGACGGAGCAGCCGCTGGAGCGCCAGAACAAACGGTAGACACCGGTCGGACGGCTTTTCATTTGCTCAGCAAGGTCCGGCTTCGACGCTTCGTCCGCCGCGTTCCGGTCGGCATAGAACAGCACCCCGGTCACGATCGACGCGATCAGTTCGTCGCCGCGCGGCCCAGCCGGCACACCCTGCTCGCGGGCGATGCGTCTGGCCGCGTCACGCATCCGGTCCTCGGCATCCACGTCGAAACCGTCAGGCACCGCCCCGGTCTCGCCGTGACAGAGGCACACGCACGGCAGCTTGCACGTCTTGCACATGCCGCGGCAGTCGGCGCCGAAACCGTGCTCACAGCACGTCGACAGGTAGTAGCCCAGCTTGTGCTCCATGCTGACGGAAGTCTCGGGGATGTCCAGCAGGTCCGGGGCCGGGTGGCCGCAGCGGGAGTCGGCGGGGCGGAAGCGGCTAGTCGTCATCGCCGCCGCCCTGAAGCTCGGCGAGGTTGTCCTCGACGTACTCATACGTGGTGACGGCCCGAAGGATCATCTTGGGGCGGCCGACGATGGTGGCGTACTTCAGGATGTGCCGCGCTTCCGTCTGCGACGGCGATGTTTCCCGCCCGTAGTACCGGTCTGTCACGGGGTCCCAGTCGGTGTTTGTTGTGATGTACGCGGTGGTGGGCTTGGGTGCGCGGGGCTTGGTCGGCTTGGCGCTGCGGCCCGCAGTCGGGGCTTCGGTCTGCGCCGCGTCGGTCTGCTGCGCCTCTTCAGCGGTGACGGTCATCTTCAGCCCTTCGTTGCTCGGATGGTCACGGTGATGTCGCAGTCGAGCGCATTCGCCCACGCCACCAGGCTTGTCAGTGTCGGCGTGTGCCTTCCTGCCTCGTACTCGCCCACGGAGGTGCCGAGGCCGGACAGGAAGCCGACGCGGCGCTGGGACAAGCACAGCTTTATGCGGCGCCTCTTCAGCTTGGCCACGAGTTCGGCCGTATTGACCAGGTCGATTTCAGTCACGGCTTCCCTCCTCGATGCGGCGGCGGATCTCCTCGATGTCGTCGGGCTTCCCGCGCGCGGCCACCCGCCGGGCCCACGCGTTGGCTTGAATGTCCTGCCGAAGCTCATCGATGTTGGCGAAGCGGGTCTGTAGCGGTGGCGCGGGACGAACCGCGAACTCGAGATCGCACCCGAGCGCGCCAGCCCAATCAACGAGCTTCGTGGCGGACGGGCTGTGGCGCCCGGTCTCGTAGTTGCACAGCAGCGACACGCTGATACCGGGGGCATGATCCGCGACCTCACGCTGCGTCAGGCCGAGATCGATACGCCGCTGGCGAAGGAGCGCGGCCAGGTCGGAAACGTCAGTCATCGTTGTCCTCTCGTGCGTCCTTACAGCAGCGGCAACATCCGTGCACGCCCCAGGCGCCGTAGCCCTCGGGGTCGTGCACCCGGAGCCACGCCAGCGAATCGGGATCCGGGTGTCCGACGCCATGGCCGGGGCAAACCCGCTCGGTCAGTACCAGCGCGTGGTCTTCGTGGGTCGGGCACAGCATCGCCCGGTCGGAACGGAACACCATGCGCCACCCGACCATGTGGTGGTTGCTGGGCCGGTGGATACAGCAGGGCCCGTCCTCGCACACCTCGGCGGCGTGGTTCATGAGCACGATGCCGGGCCGTGGGGATGAGAACTCCACGTTCGCTAGCAGGTCGTCAGTCATCGCAGCCTCCTTGGAGGGCCAGTTGTAGTTCGACAGCGGCGTCGTCCCGGCCGCGCTGGTATGCCGCGATCCACTGCTCGTCGCCGATGATCAGCGGGTCGAGCCGCAGCCAGTCACACAGCCGCAGGAACGTGGCGGCGTCGCACGTGCCCTTGTGCTGCAGCAGCCGGGTGATGGTGCTCGGGTAGGTTCCGACCTCCGCGGCAAGGTCTTTCCGGGTCTCGCCGCGGCGCGCCAGCTCGGCACAGACCAGCGTCGGCAACTCGGACAGCAGATCAGGCATCTGGCTCACCGCCCTTCGGGACCCACCCGACCTGCATCCCCAGCCAGTCCAGGATTTTGATCAGAGGCGCCAGCTCCGGCCGGGCGCCGTTCTCGACCCGAGACACGGTTGAGAAGCTGATGCCGATCTGCTCGGCTGCGGCGCGGATCGACAAGCCGAGTGATTGACGCCGGGTTCGTAGGAGTCCGGGCAGGCCGTTGAACGGCTTCGCTCCGGCGGGCAGTGTGTCGTCGTACACGAACCGGGTGTCGCCGCCGTGGCCATGCACCGCAACCGCGTCATCGACGCACGCCCAGTTCACGGTGGAGGCGTGCGCGCCAAACCAGCGCAGCGTTACGGTTCCGTCGGCCCACACAACGCCGTCTGCGACGTGGCCGGCGCCGGACACGCCGGTGGAGTCAACATCACGCTCCAGACGGAACAGACGAGGACGCTCAGTCATTGATCTCTCCGACCCCAGGGCACTGTTCCTCGGCGTCATAGACCCAGCCGCACGCGCACACGACCATGTCGCAGCCGTCGGCTTCGCTGTGAAAGGTGTCGAGGATGTCGTGGGCGCCGGGGCAGTTGGCGTGCTGGATGCGAAGCCGGTTCAGCGCCTTCTTCAACTCGGTGATCTCGCGGCGGCCGGCCTCGATGTCCTTGCGGAGCGCCGCATGCGTTTCGTCGCACAAACCGTGGTCATCGCCGGTCAGCAGCCACGCGTCGGTCACGCCGAACGCCTCGCAGATCGCGGCAAACTCCAGCGGCCTCGGCGTCCTCTCGGCGGACAGGATCCGCACAAAGTGCTCCGGTTCCATGTCCGGCTGCACGTTCGGCTGGTCGGTGGCGAGTTGGCAGATCCGCCGCCACAGTGCCGTGTCCTCGGGGGCTTGAACGTCAGGCATCAACGTTCCCTTCGTCCAGGTCGGCCAGATCGGGAGCGTAGAACGCAGGCAACGCCTCCGGCCCTACGTACTGGCGGCAGCGACACTTGCCGTCCCGGCCGTCACAGTGCCCTGTGGCCCGGTCGTGGAACGCCAGCCCGTGTTCGCACTGGCAGATCGGCTGCGCCGGCTTGGCCGCGTTAAGGGCGGCCTGGGCGCGCCGCATTTCCAGGGCGCGGTTCTCGCGACGTTCCTTGGCGATGCGCTTGCGGCGCTTGCGCCACGGGCGGCCAACAAGGACATACCACTTGTCGGCGATCCAGCTAAAGCCGCCGAGGAAGAAGATGATGATGCCCCAGTTCAGAATGTCGTCGGCGCTCATGGTGCGTATTCCTCAGGTTGGGTAGTGGCGGCTTCGGCAAGCGCCGCAAGCCCGGCCTGCGTCACCTCGTACTGCACGCGCGACGGCATCCGTGTCGCCGCGAGCGGGTCCGTGGCCAGCTGGCGCAGTTCGGCGTTCTCGGTGAGCAACTCGGCAACGTCCGCGACGATGAGATTGAGTCCGTCGGCGTCAACTGTGTCGGTGCCGCTGTGGTGCCGCACGAGGTCGGCCAGTCGGTAAGCCGCTGTTGTGCTGTCGTTGGTGATGGTCATGGGGTTCTCTCTTCGCTTGTTGATGTCAGTGGGCGCCGTTTGGCAAGTTGGAACCGCGCTTGTTGTCACGGGAGCGCCCGTGGATTTCGCCAATGCGCCGGGCGATGGCGGCGCGGCAGTTCAGCAGCGTCCGCCGCGCTGTTTCGCAACACGCCGGCTGAAAAAGATGACCTTGCCGAGGCGGGACCGCAGGTCCCCGAACGACGGGCGCTCGGGGAGACGTGGCGGCCGGCGGGTCACGAACCGCCTCGTGGGTTGCGGTCGGTGGACGGCCACGACCACATGACGCCCCACGGCTTTTCGACGGCGACAAGGCCGACCTTCTCCGGAGGCTCGCACGTCAACACGCCATCGGTGAGGCGCTGGTGCTGGTCAAATGCGCTGCCGCCGCTAAAGGTCTCGCAGCAAAGCGGGCAGTGGGAGGTGCGGAGTCCGGTCCAGAACTTTCCACAGCGGGGATGGTGAATCTCGTCGCGGGGCGCGGGGGCGGTGAAAGTGGGGGTCTGGCTGTCCATCGGGATTGGCCCTTCCTGGGTTGGTGGGTCTGCGTGGAGCGCTTGGGATGGTTGGGGGAGAGTGGCGGACGCGAGAGGGGTCTCAGGGGGTGGTTTCAAGATCGCGTTATCGCACGCCGCCGATCCAGTCCGACACGTGCGCCAACGCCCAACCCGGCCCCCACAAGCTCAGTCCGAACAGCACCAGCAGCCCGGCAGTGCCCAGGCTCTGAACCACCCAGCCGTCCGCGCGCTTCACGCCGCACGCCCCGGCCGGGCGTCAGCCCACGCCACAACCTGCTTCGCCACCGCCCGCAGCGACCCCAGCGGCTGGTTCGACACCACCATCCGCGCCATCGCCACCATCTGCTCCGGCACCTCCGGCGGCAGTAGCGGCTCGCCCGGCACCGCCAGCATCCGGGTGCGGTACGCAAGCGCAACCATGCCGGCCCGGTCGCCGCAGCCCATGCGCCGCGCCGTGTTCCGCAGGTGCGACTTCACCGTGTTCGTCTCCAGGCCGAGCTTTGCGCCGATCGCGGCGTTGTCCAGGCCGTCGGCGACCAGCGACAGGATTTGCAGCTGCCGGTCGGACACGCCGAACGGGTGGGCGGTCACGCCGCGACCTGCCGCTTCGCCTTAGCGCGGGCACGGTCACGCTCGGACCTTCTGCGTCGCGCAGCCTCGGTGCGGTCGGACTCGCTCGTCGCCGCCCAAACCCCCGCCAGGGCATCGCCAAGATCCCGCTGCATGTCAGCAAGAAGCTCCTCGCAGTTCGCCAGGACCGGGCAGCTGCGGCAAGCGGTCTTCGCCGCCTCGATCTGTACTAGCCAAGCGCCGGTGTTGCCGCCGGGGAACCACAGGTCGATCTGGCTGCTGTTGGCACACACGGCCTGGTCGCGCCAGTCGGGCGCGGCCTCGGGCTTGGACGGTCCGGTGTACCGGGCCGCGCGGGACGCAACGGGCTTCTCGGTGCGCGGCAGGTGACCGCCGATTGGGCCGTCGGTCCGAACGAACGGGGTCATGATCCCTCCTCGGTGGTGTTGTTGTCGCGGTACAGCCGCTCCCCGGCCTCACCGAGCATGTGCACCGCGACCAGCGCCTCGTTGGTCGGCCCGTGCCGGCCGTTGCTGGTCGCGAAGGTGAGGTACATGTCCGAGGCGTGCAGCAGCACCTCGCCGACCACGGCGCCCTTGACGTCTGGCAAAGCTGCGGCGATCCGGTCGGCGAAAAGGTCAACGTCGTCGGCCATACGCTTCGGAAGCAGGCCGGCCACACGGCGGATCTCTTCGCGAGTAGCGAGGATCTGGTTCGTCATCGGGTTCGCGGTCATCGCCCGCTCACCTGGTCCCGCGCCCACGCCTCGACGTCGATGTCCGCTTCGACCTGGAGTCCTCCGTCGTCGCCGACGATGAGCCGCTCTCCGGCGGCGAGAACCAGCGCCGTCGCGCCGAAAACGTTGGTGCCGCGCGGTGCGATGCGGATGACGCCGCCGTCCTCGGCGAACATCACCACCACACGCCAGCCGGCGCCTTCCAGGGCGCGGTCGATGGCGCGGGCCGTCGGGTAGGGGTCGCCGGTGTGGCGGATCACGGTGGTAGTGCCGTTGATGGTCGTCATGATCAGGCTCCTTCGGTGGTTGCGGTTCGGATTCGGACTGCCGCTTCCCACAGCACCTCGGCCTTGGCGCGAAGCACCGCCCTCGGCTCGCCGGTGCTGACGTCGGAGTCCTGGTCGTAGCGGTTCGAGGCGGACTCCAGGTCCAGGGCGAACTGCTCGCGGATCTGCTGCTCACGCAGCTTCAGGGCGTAGGCCAGCCCCGCACGCATGCAGCACTCGCGGTAGCCGTCGCCGTTGTCGTGCGTGAGGTAGCAGGTGTCGGCGGCGCCCGTGAACGGCCAGTAGAGGTCGGGGGTGTCGGGAAGGACGGTGGTCACTGGACGGGCGCCTCTCGGGAGTCGATGTCTTGGACCCACGTCGCGCACACCGCCGCGACCTGAAGCAGTTCGGCACGCAGCTTGAGCGGGTCGTCCTCGGCCAGCGCCTCGTAGACCTCCTCCAGCAACACCGCACGCCAGTCAGCGCCGCCGCTCCTGGCGAGGTGGTCGCAGGCGGCCCGCATCCGGTCGGACTCGCTGCGCATGACCGGACCGCCGGTGCCGTCCTCGCGGTGCTGCTCGCCGAACTTCGTGACCTGCCGCACCTGCTCGGCGAAGACCTCCGCCAGAACCGGCGCGATCTCAGCGATGACGCGCTGGGTCTGCGTCGGCGCGCAGTCCGTGCAATAGTCGCCGGCGCCGGAGCAGTGCCAGCCGGTACTGCGCAGGTGGCCACGGGCGATTTCGAACCGTCCGTGGCTGGTGGAGTCGGCGGGCACCAGGTAGTCGCCGGTGTTCTCAACGCCGCAGTTGTCGCAGAAGACGGTGATCTGGCTGGGGTACGGCGCGCTGCCGTCGTTCAGGTCGGCCAGGCGCGGCGCGTTGCCGGGGGTGATCAGGCCGGGGTGACGGGAGCCGGTCATCGCGGGTCTCCTCCGAGGTGGTCGATGTGCAGATCTCGCCGCGCGTCCTGCGTGAGATGCGGTCGCCACAGGCCCAGTGCGCCCGCGCACGGCACCGGCACGGACACCGGACGGACGTCGGACAGCACCCAGTGGTGGCGTCCCGGCTCGGCCCACGAACTACAGGCTCCGTCGCAGACGTGAATGTCGGCCAGGGCCGCGACGGCAATGATCGCGGAGCGGATGTCAGCACCGTCGACCCACGGCACGTCGTCCGGGTACGGGTCGGCGCCCTTGGCTGCGTGGATCAGTAGGGTTCCGCGCCAGGCGGTTCCCCAGGTGCGGTTTTCGACGCGTTTGTCGCCGTGGGCAATGAGCGCCGCCCACGGCTGGCGGATCGTCAGCGCGCGGATGTCGGTCATCGCCGCACCGCCTTGCGCTCCTCGCGGATGGTGGCGATGAACGCGACGCCGACCACGACGCCGACGATGACGGCCACCAGCGCGGCCGAAATCCAGATCGGCGACAGCACCCACCACCACGACCACGTGATCTCGTGCGTGAGCTTCAGGGCGATGAACAGGATCGTCAGCAGGCCGGTGAAGCCGATACCTCCGCTGCTGGTTGCGCTGTTGCTGCTGGTCATGTCCGGTACTCCTCGTTCGTTTCGGTCGGTCTGGTCGGGCGGGTGCCGTACACGGCGGCCAGGAGGGCGGCGCGGTGGCGGGCGGCTTGGGTTTCGCTGATCGGCGCCGGACTGATCGGCTTCACCAGCCGCGGAGTCGGCCGCCACCGTTCGGCTTCGAGTTCCGCCACCCGGGCGGCGGTCGCGGCGGTCACGATGCGCTCGCACGGGCCAGGTCCAGCCGCGACGGATGCGGCTTGGTCAGGTCACGCTGGCGTGGGCCGTGGCACGGCTGGCCCGGCAGCGCCTTGCAGAACGGGCACTTCACCGACTGCGCCAGCAGCCTGTCGGCACGGCCGGGACGATTCGCTATCTCCGGCGGGGCAGGGCGGGCAGCGGCACGCTCGGCATCGAGGCGCTCAGCCTGCTGCTGGGCGCGCTCGTGGGCGGCGATCGAGGCGATGCCGGCGGACATGCGCGGGTCGTTCACGACGCACCGCCGCGATACAGCGCCGCTCCGGCCTGGGCCAGTGCAGACGAGACGAGCGGCGCGATCGCGTCCGGTCGCCAGTTGCGCTGCTCCAGCGTCCACGCCAGCCGTGCCGCAATCGATGCGGTGTGCATGACAATCTCGCCGACAAGGTTCTCGTCCGCGCCGGGCATTTCCTTGCGGATCATGTCCACGATCGCCGGGGCAAAGTCGATTGGCGGCGGGGAATCCTTGGCGGCCTCACCGGCGAGCGCGGCGAGCTGATCGGACAAGTGCGGATTGATCGTCACAGCGCACCCGCAGGCGGGAAGTCAACGATGCGGTGGTACTGCTCTTGCACGCGGGCGGTGATCGTGCGGGCCGCATCGTGCCGGTCCTTGGCTACGATCAGGTCGATTTCGCCGGGGCGGTTGTGGCCGTGGAACGTATCCGGCCGGTACGTCAGGATCAGCGCGTCGGAGTCGCCGGCGAACGACCAGCAGTCCCCGAGGTCGGCCATGACCGGCACCCTGTCGGTTCCAGCCGGAACGTCATCGCGGGCCAGCAACGGAACCGTGGCCACGATCGGGATCTCAGCCTGCATGGCCAGGATCTTCAGGTCCCGCGACAGGTTGGACGCCCGGTCCTCGGCGCTCGGCTCGCTGCGCAGATTTTCGAAGCCCAGCAGGTGTGCACCCTCGACGACAGCCAGCCGGGCCCGGGTCTTGGCGATGTGCTGGGTCACCCCGTCGATCGTGCGATCGGTGTTGATGAACAGCGGAGCGGCCGACAGAGCCTCGTCCACCTCGGCAACCCGGGACCACTCCTCGTCGCTGCACGTGCCGCGCCGGATGTGCATGAGGTCCACACCCGCCTGTGCGGAGATCAGACGCGCCGCGATCTCGTCTTCGCCGGACCAGCAGCTGGTGAACGAGGTCGGGATGCCGTGATCGACAGCGGCATGCCGGGCGAATTGGGCCGCGAGAATGTCGGCGCCGTGGCCGTAGTGCCCGGCAATCGCAACCAGGCGGTGAGACTTCAGCAGGTATTCGAACCCGCTGATGTTGGTGGGAATGGGGGTGCTCATCAGGCTCCTTCGGTGGGCAGTCAGGCGGCAGCCGCGGTACGGGCGGCGTCGATGCGGGTCTTGTGTGCGTGGTCGCGGTACGGCTCGCCAAGCTCGGTGCAGGCGCTTCCGACGGCGGCCCGGCACTCCGGGCACGGGTTGGCGACGATCGCCCACGCCGCGATACGCGAGTCGTGCAGCCGCTTCATCTGCCGGCCGGTACCGGGATCAGTGCACTTGCGGTTCGGTTCGGCGTGACAGCGCGGACAGGAAACCTCCAGGCCGGCGGGACGTGCACTCGCCAGAACCTTGGCGATTTCCGGCGGCAGCAGCATCCGCTGGTCCACGCCCGACACCAACTCGGCCAGCTGCCGCTTGTTGTCGTCCACGCTGCGCGTGATCTCGCGGGTGGAGTACGTCGGGACGTAACCGTCGCCGATGGCGCGAAGCTGGCGCTGATATCGCGCGGCATACTCGGCGCCGGTTTCGCCGTCCACGGGCTCGTACACGAAGTTCGCGTCCTCGTGTCGCCTCTCGCGGATCCCCCGGACGATCTCGATGATGACCGGCGCGGTCGCACGGAACCGCTGCCGCGGGTCCTGCTTCGGCCACACCTCGGCGTAGTAGCGGGTCAGCGCCAGCTTCGCGTCCTTGAAGGTGACGCGGGCGGCGTTGAGGTCCTGCCACCAGGCGACGTTGTCGGCGGTGCCGGTGCTGCGCTGGTCGCGCGCCGCGGCCAGGGCGAGGAGCTCGCCGATCTCGGGCAGGGTGATGGTTTCGTTCGCGGGGTTCATCCAGCGCTCCCGTAGACGATTCGTTGGGCTTCGAGGTTGGAGGCGACGACCTGGGCGATGGCACGGTCGGTTGCGGACTCGCGGGGGGCGGGGATGTTGGACCGGAGCGCCACCACGTTGCCGCCGAAGGACACAACCTCGGCGCCGGCGGACTCAAAGTCGCGGCCGTTGTTGGGGTGCGGGCCGCACTCCGCTTCGGCCTGCTGGCTGACCGTGTCCCACTGCTTGCGGAACTTCGGCATCGACAGGATGTTGGTCTTCCAGAACTTCGACTTCTGAGTCCATTCCAGAACGTCAAAAGCGAACTGAAAGTGGATGCCGTCGTGGTCGAGCAGGAGCCGAGCCTCGTTGCGCCACGTGTCGGTGATGTTCGGCTTGCGGCAGCCGCGAGCGACCATCATCTCGGCGAGGCGGTTGCAGAGCGCTTCAACATCGGGGCGCCGCTCGGGTTCCGCCTTGGGTTTGGCAGGTGCCTTGGACTTCTGCTTGCCCTTCGGCTTCGATGCCGGCGGCCCGTCGGGGAACGGCGTAGCCGTCACCGACGAAGAAGGTTCTTCATTGGTAAGGGGAAAGGGGTAAGGGGAATCCGCGCGCGCGAGGGAACCCTTCCCGGAACCCTTAGCCGAACCCTCACCCCACGTGTCCCCACCTGTGGATTCGCTGTTATCAGCGAGACCGCCGACGATCATTGAGAGCTGGCGGGTTTCGGACACGCCGTTTTTGCCGAGCCCTCCGAAATCCCCGTTTTCAGAATCGGGACAATCTGGGTTACCGGAGGGGTTGGGCGAAGGGGTGCCGTAACCCTTCCCGGAAGGGTCCGGCGAAGGGTTACCAGAGTTGCTGCGGAGCCAGTCGACCACCGCGTGATGAGCCTTCCGGCTCTCCGCGTTCATCGCCGACTCGTCCAAGCGCGTCAGCTCCGACAGCAACGTCGCGCGGATCGTCTTCGACGACACCATGTAGATGTGCTCGATCGCCGACTTGTAGACGTTCGGCTGCTTGTACACGCCATCACGGCGAATCAGCGACCGAACGAGCAGCTCGAACGTGCGGCGATCGATCACCACAAACCGCGCCGTGCGGAGCTCCTCAAGGGCCGCTTCCATTACCTCGATGGAGTAGCCGATCAACTCCGCCCACAGCGGCGCACGCAGGAATATCGTGCCGGCGTGGGTCAGATCCTTCTGCGACACCAGTGCCTGGTAGACGTTCTTCGCCTCGGGGCTGAGCGCCAGGAAGTCATCGTCGTCCCAGATACTGCAGAACACCCGGCCGTGTGTGCGCGCCATTAGACTCGCGCCCCCTTCCTGCTGTTGCAGGGGCGACACAGGACGCGGAGGTTTTCGTAGGCGTCCGGCCCCCCCTTGGACCACGGATGGATGTGGTCAAGGGTGAGATCGTTGGTGCAACCGCACTCGGTGCAGGCGTAGCCGTCACGTTCCATAACCCGCTTACGGAGCCCATCGGGGATCGGTTCGCGCTGGTAAATGGGGGCGAACCTGAACAGGCGTTCGCTGCCGCAGGGGGTGTGAATCATGTCCCACGCGCCTGCACGGCGTACCCACAGGCCCGCTTCAACCAGGCGCCGGGCGTGACCCTTCCAGTTGCGCGAGTCGCAGTAGCTCTGCGCGATGAACTCGGACACCCGTCCAGGTCGATCCGTTTTGGCCGTTGCAGATCCGCAGAGCACGAAGAGCCCGAAGGCGGTGTTGCCTGCTGTAACAACGGCGGGGTTGCTGTGCACCTTGGAGGAAAGGCGGAACTCCATGCGAACCGGCCGGCGCTGGTCTACGCCGTCGTTTTCGGATGGTGCGGCCACGTTCTGAGGTCCTGTTCTGGGTGGTTGATGGATGGGGGCTCTCGTGCCGGTGTGTGGCCGGCCTCGGTACTTCGGGGTTTGGCGTCCCCATCACTTTGCCATACTTGAGTATGGCATCTAGAGTAGTGCTTATGGAAGAGCGCTACGCGATACGTAAGCGGCGGTACGGGCGACCGATACTGGATAAGCGCTTGGTGATGTGCGATCATGCGCACGTGGCCAAGACCGACCCCGACGACCCGCGCCTGAAGCCAGTGCGCCGCGCCGTGGCAACAATGGAGGCCGCGGAGCAGGCGCTGAAGGACGCTCGCGCCGCCCTGGCGTCTGAGATCGTGGCCGCGCTGAACGCGGGTGTTCGCCCTGTCGCGCTGAAGGACGTCACACCGTACTCGCAGGACTACCTGCGGAAGATCGCGCGGGAAGCCGGCGTCGAACCGCTGCGCCCGCCGACGGTCACCAGCATCCGGAAGCTGAAGGAGCTTCAGGGTAAGAGTGAGTCCTGACTTCACCGCTCGCCCCCGTTCGCGAGCGAGATCAACACCGCGGCGTGGCACCAGTCCGTCTCGTCGTCGCCCGGAAGCGGGCACCAACACAGCAGGTCCTTGCCGGCCAGCTGGTGCAGGTGCTCGAGAATCCAGGCGCGGCGGCCGGCGAGATGCGGTAGCCCACCCGCCCACGCTTCGTCGGTTAGCCATCGGCGGTACCACTGCACTGCGCGCACCCGCCCCATGTCCTTGGTGTCGAACGCGGCGAGTACGGGCCACTGCTTGTCGATCAGCACGACCCACTGCCCGGCGTGGCTGAGTAGAGTCCAGGGGTTGCCGAATTTGCCGGGCCGGCTGACGACGACGGCGCCTTCGGGTTTCCGCCATCCGGCCTTGCGGCTCAACCGCAAGCGCTGCGGCCCGCAACCCTCTGACCTGGACATCGACGGGTTATGCGGACTCGTCGTTGTTGACGGGTCGTCAATAGCAATTGATGGGTCCACACCCATGATCAGCCTCGCTGTACTATCCACGCCGCCACCTCTACCACGTGATGATCATGTTTGGGATGCGCGCCAGGACCATGCGGGCGACCGTCAGGACCCAGTGGCCGCCGAATACGACGGCTGCGACGGTGGCGTAGGCGAGTCCCATGCGCACGAGCCCGTTGGTGCCGCTGCTGGTGGTGAACGCGCAGACGGTGCCGAGGAGGATCAGTGCGCCCCAGTAGATGAGCTTGGCGGTGCCGCGCATGACCACGGTTCCGGCGCGCCTCCAGTCGGGCTGGCGGCGGGGTAGCCGCGGCAGTGCGTGCCGGCTGGGGCTACGCATCGGTGTTCACCGCCTGCCCGTACTGCGCCCTTTGCCTGGCTGCCGCGCCGCTGATCACCTTGTTCCGAAGCTGGTTGTCGGGGATGACTTCACGTCGCCGGTCACGACCAGTACCTGGGTAGCGCAGGAAGCTGGCGCGGTTGCCGTTGGCCCACCAGTCGGCGAGTCCGTCGAGTGCGGCTTCGTAGGTGGGGAAGGGCTCGATGGTGCAGTACAGGCTTCCGTGGTCGGGGACTTGCAGCACCCACCGGCCGCCGAACAGCTCGCCCGGCTGAGCGAAGTGAACGCGCGGCTTGGTGAGCTGCCGGTTCTGGTCGAGTTCAGCCATGGCTGACCGCCGTCTCGGCGTAGGGCACGAGCGGCGTGTCGCCGGGCACGTACAGCGGGTGCTTCGGGCGCCCGTTCTCCGTGGTGCCGGACTCGCCAGGATCTGCAAGAGGTGCAGGTTCCAGACGATGGGATCCACAGTCTGAGCAGCGAAGGACGTAGCCAGTTCCGTGGCGGCCGACTCGAAGCTGGAGATTTTCAATCCGGTTGTCGCAGCCGTCATTGTTGATGTGGTGCACGGTCTCGGTTGGCAGCAGCGGCCGGTTGAGGTGGCGGGCCATAACGAGCCTGTGTTCCAAGACCAGGCCGCTGGCCTGCCTCATGCATGCGAGCGGGTCGTCATCATGAACGCGTACTGCCAGGTACTCGCCATCCCTTCCAGTTCTGACGCGACGAACTCCGGTAGGGCATCCGCGGTCTGATCGGGTAATTCCCATTCGGGCGAAGGCGGCTTGTAGGGACCGATATGGCACCTGAAGCTTCTCCCGTACCTCGACAGTGCTGAGGCCCAGCTCCCTGTAAAGGCGTACTGCTTCCTGTTCCTGCTCGGTTGAGAGCTGGTAAAGAGCGTTACGGGTTCTGATCTTGCGTTGGTGCAAGACTGCAAGCACTGCGTTCTCGGGCACGTCGAGACTTCGTGCCACTTTCTTGCAGCTCTTGAGATCCAAGTACAGGCGTATGACTTGATCGGGGTCGCAGAACTTGCGCGTGTAGAAGCCGCGCGCACGCCGTTCAATCCCGTTCCGCAGTAAACTGCCTCGAACCACGTAGGTGCTCAGCTTCAGATCCACGACGATCTGGTCAATGGTTCTTCCGGATTCGTAAAGGCGGGCGATTTGAGCATCGTCCACTGCAATGCGACGACCATCGCGGATTTCAACACCCCTTCGCCGCAGCGCACGTCGAACTGTCTCCGCTGATACGCCCAGGCGCCGACCTACCTCTTTAGCGTTCAGCCCGTTCTTGTAGAGTTCGCAGGCTTCTATGTCGTTGATCTTTAGGACTCCCACAGTTGCCCCCAGCGCCGTGTCAACTCGTACCGGTAGATGCGATCAGGGCTGAAGATCGCAAAGTCGTGGCCGTGTTCGTGGCGGCGGCTTTGCAGGCAGTCGGCGGTGGCGTCAGTCATCGCCGTCCTGCCTTGCCGAGCATGCTCGTCAGCCACCGCAGGTCGTCGGCGCTGAGCCGCATGTGCCCGATCCAGGCGTTGCCGCGGTAGACGGGGATGTCGGTGCAGCCGGTGGCGTTGTCGGGTTCGACGCCGCGGCCCCAGACGAACTGGGCCGGCTGATCTTCGGCGAGCATGTTCAGGATTTCGGCCGCGAGTTTCCCGGCCTGCTTGTCGTCGAGGACGAGTTCGCCTGCGTCGTTGCCGTTGTGGTTGAGCGGGATCCGCAGCTGGTTGATGGTTGGGTGGCGTATGACGGTCTCGTCCCAGCCCAGTTCGGGTTCGCCGTCGGCGGGTTCGAACTCGTCACGGAATTCGTCGTCGGTGAAGGCCTCGTAGTTGCCGTCTTCGAAGCACACGATCCAGTCGCCAACCGCGACGGACTGCCAGCCGCCACGGCTGCTCAGGTCGATGAGTTCGTGGTCTTCGACGTCGGGGTGTTCGAGCCCGAGGAACACGTGGACCTCGTTACAGTTGCTCTCGCCGAGGAACTGGATGGCGTCGAACTCGACTTGCTTGGTGCGATAGCTGTTGGCGCCGGTGGTGGTGCTCATCTTGTGCTCCAAGGGGTGAAGGCCACGCGCGGCGCGATGGACCGCGCGTGGCCGGTCTGCTAGTCGGATCCGCGGTCCTGGCGCCACGGCGGCAGCGCCCCGGCGCCGCGACGGACGTTGTAGATGCGCACCACCGTCTCGGCGACGCACGCGCCGACGGTGCCGCCGGCGTAGGAGTGCAGGCCCTTCGCGTCGGACAGGACCCCGAGGGCGCCGCCGCGGTGTCCGGCGAGTTTGCGTGCCAGCGCGGCCTTGTCGAGGGTTTCGTTGTGCCGGGCGATGACGGCGCCGATGCCGCGGATCAGGTGGCCGTTGGCGGCGGCGGCGCTGTGGCCCCAGGCTTCGGTGATGACGCTGAGGGTGGCTTCGAGGTAGGCGCCGCGCCATCCGGTTTCGTCGGCGCGGCCGGACTTCCAGACGGCTTCGAGTGCGGTGACGGCAGCGATCTTCTTCTCGCTGGTGGCGAGGGCCAGGTCCCATCCGGCGCGTTGGACGATGGCGGCGATGTGGACGGCGTCGGGGTCGCCGGCGGTGATGCGGGCGGCGAACTTGTGGAAGGTGCCGACCTGCCGGGAGTCGTTGCGGCCGAGGAACAGTGCGGCTTCCTGGGCGGTGGTCAGGCCATGGAACACCTGGCATTCGATTTTGCTGTCGCCGTAGCCGGCGCGGCGGCACAGTTCGATGCGGTTCTGCCCGTCGAGGACGGCGTAGCGTCCGTCGGTGCGCTTGGACACGACGGGCACGCCGAGCTTGTCGGGGTCGAACTGGTCGACGCGGCGTTCGACCCAGTTGAAGTCGATGGGCCTGGTGTTGACGTCGTGGTCGGTGAAGACGTCTTTGAGGGCGACCCATTCGATGCTGGATGCGTGCTGATCGGGTGTGGTGTCAGGCGTTACCATTGGCGTACTCCTTGATCTTGTTGCGGAGGCCTCTCAGGACTTGGGAGGCGTTGGAGAGGTCGCGGTCCAGAGCCGCGGCCTCTTCGTTTGTGACTGCGGGGTCGATGTCGGTGATGGCGGCGAGTCCGCTGCACAGGCCGTTGAGTGAGCCGAGGGCTTTGAGGAGGGCTTCGCGCTGGGCACGGTGGGTTTGCGGGGGCGCCGGCTGTTCGTTGGTGAAGTACGAGTTGTTCTTCACGGGTTCGCCGCGCCGCCGGGCACGTTCGGCAAGCCACCGGGTGTAGATCGCGTTGACGGTGAGCTGGACGTGCCGGCCGCCGGGTGTTTCGTGTTCGATCTGCTCGCCGGCGTACACGCGGTCGATGAGGTTGAGGGTGTCTCGGGAGTAGGCGGACCAGTCCGGATCTACGGGCACGCGGTCGTATCCGCCCATCTGGGTTTCCCAGCCTTGCCAGGCGGCGACGACGGATCGGATCTGGATGTAGTAGTGCCGGGACATGCCGATGGTGTCGGCGGCGACGTCCCGGGACTGGCGCTTGTTTTCGGCACGCTGACCGTGTTGGGCTGCCGCGCGCCGCGCGTTAGCGCCGGTGCGTTCGAACTCTTCGACGTACAGGCCGAGCAGGGCCAGTTCGGTGGCGGACCGGGGCTTGTGGCGGTCGTCTTCTTCGGCGAGTTCGGCGGCGAGCAACTCGACGGCGTGCGCGTCGTCGTGGGCGACGGTGACGGCGATGTCGGACAGCCCGAGGTTGATGTGGGCGCGTAGGCGCCGTTCGCCGGCGACGAGGCGCCCGTCTGTGGTGACGATGACCGGGCGTTCCAGCCCGTCTTGAATGATGGAGAGCTGAAGGTCCCGGAGCTTGCCGAGGTGTATGCGCCGGTATCGCGGGTCGATGGTGATCTTCTCGACCGGCATGGTGGTTTCGGTCATGTGGGTTCCTTGGGTGGTCATAGCTGGTTGCCGGTGTGGCTGAACGGCCAGCGTGGTTTCTCGCGCTGTTTGAGCTGGTGTTTGGCTTGTGCGAGTTCGCGTTGCAGCTGGTCGATCTGCACGTCGCGGGCGCCGATTTCGGCGGCGAGTTCGCGGCAGCGATGCTTGTCGCGCCGGGACTCGGCGACGGCGTCTTCGAGCGCTGCCTCGGCCGCGTCGGCGCGGGCTGTCTGTGTCGTGGCGGTGGCGGTTTTCACGTCGGCGAGTGCGCAGGCCCGGTCGCGTTCCCACCGGGCCTCGTCACGTTCCAAGGTGAGGCGGTATGCGGTTTTCTCCAGCGCCTGGATCCGCTCCGCGTCGGTCGGCTGAGCAACGACGGGCAGGATGACGGTCGGCTTCACAGCAGCCCCCTGGTGTCGGCGGCCTGGAGCAGCCCGAGCACATCGAGCAGAAGCCGGGCGTCCTCGGCATTGGTCGCACGCGCCGCGACGGCCCGCTGGGCGCGCTCGTTGAAACCGGGCGGCAGGTCGGTGACGGAGTCGTTGTAGCCCAGCCCGGATCCGCCGGGTTTGTTGCGCTTCTCGGGCTTGGGCCGGTCGCTGGGGACGAGGTGTTCGGTGAGCTTCATGCCGCACCTCCGAGATCCTCGAAGGGAAGCTGGTCCTGCTGAAGCCGCACGGGGAGTTCGACAACCTCAGCATCGGGTCGCGGATTGATCGGTTCGGCGAGTAGCTTGGCTAGCTCGTCCATTTCGACGAGGGCCTGGCGCATGTCCGCCTGGATCTCGGCGAGGATCTCCAGCGGCGGCCGGTACTCCATGTCTGGGCCGGACTCGACCTCGATGGGCGCCGACCACTGCACCGGTACCGGCTTTGTGGACACGTCAGCAGGGATTGTGACGATGACCGCCTTCACTGCGGTTCCGGACTCGGCGAACGCCTTGTCGGCGCAGTACTCGAGCGTGCCGCCGTGCTGCTCGACCATCGCCCGGAACTTGACGGCCTCACCCCTGCCGAAGGTGACGTTGTTTGACATGACGGCCACGAGCAGCCCGCCGGGCTTCAGGAACCGCAGGGCGTGAGTGACGTGCTGGATGTCGGCGCCGCTGGTGAACGGCGGGTTCATCACCACCCGGTCGTATCGGGGTTCCGTGGGGACGGCCAGGAAGTCGGCGATCTGCACGTTGCGAGCCGCGCCGGACCCCTTGAGTACGGCGGCGTGGTCGGGGTCCCGCTCGATGCAGTCCACAACGACGCCGTGTGCGACAAGCACGGATGCGATGGCGCCGCGGCCGGCGGACGGCTCCAGCACCTCCATGCCGGGCTTCACTTCGGCGAGCTCGACCAGGCGGTCAACGACGGCGGTGGGCGTGGGGAAGTACTGGGACGCCTGCCGCGCCTCCCGCAGTGTCGTTACGTGGCCGGACTCCACGACGGGCGCCAGGGCATCTGCGGCGGCGGCGGGGAAAACGTGTGCTTGGACCTTCGCGTCCCACCGGCCGCCAGCGCCTTCGATGACCTCGTTGACCCGCCGATACAGGCGCGGGTCCATACGCGGGCCGGTGAGGTGCAGGTGCGGCCCGTCGGTGGTTGCGGAGCGCAGGATCGCCATGACGTTTGTAGGGATTTTCATGCCGCCAACGCCTGCCGCTCTGCGGTTCGCGCCGCCCGCCGCTCCCGTGAGTCCGCCGCCTTTGCGTCACGGCAGGGATCGCAGATTGGAATACCGCAGGTCTCGTGCAGCCGGTGGCCCTTGAGGGTGCCGCAGTGGCCGGTGAAGTCCGGAAAAGCATCGGGATCGTTCATGTCGATCCCGTCCCAAGCGGCCGGCGGTGCCCAGCCCTCTCGCGCAGCTCGGTTGGCAGACCACGTTGATGCGCCTACCGCCTCGGCCAGCGTCGTGTAGGCGCCCTGTACCGCGCGGACGGTCGCAGCTCGCAACATGCTGCGGTGACCGTTGGCGATCTCAGAGATGACGGAGTGGTTGAGGCCGGAGGCGCTGGCGATAGCAGTCAGCGAATGCCGGTTCGCCACCATCGCCCGGACCTGACGCATCGCGCCGAGCCCGGACACTGACGCCATCGGGGCAGCCTCAGTAACGGCGAGGATGCGGTCGCGGGTGCTTTGGTGCACCGACCGGTAGCGGCCGTTCAGGATCCGCTCAATGGTGGTGCGGTCGCATCCTGCAGCATCAGCGATGGATTGCAGGCTGGCTCCGTCTGCACGGAGTCGTTGGAGCTTCGGTAGTACCGCTTCCGGCGTGCTTTTGGTGCTACCGAACAGCAGGCGGCGCTTCTTGACGCGGGTCGCGGCGCCCGTGCAGCGGGGGCAGCGACATCCTTGGCGGTAGCCGGTTGGGGTTCCGCAGGCTTTGCCGCCCGAGAAGGCCGAGGATGAGGCGTCACTTGAGGTGAGCGTCACGAAGCACCACCCGTCGGGGTGATGTGCAGTGCGATCTGCGTATGCCGCACGGGCGTGCCGAGCACGACCTCCACCTTGATCAGGTGCTTGCCGTTGTCGTCGGGAAGCACCCCGGCGTCCACGATGCCGTCGATCGCAGCCTTGAAGGACGGATACCAGTTGTGGGCGTCCCGCCGCCGCTTGTCGTGCGGGTGGAGAACAGCCTGGATGGTGGCGCGGTCGAGCTGCGGGATCTGCGCGGCACGGGCTGAGTATCCGGCGGCTTCTCGCAGGGCCTTGGTGATACGGGCCCGGGTGCGCCAGTGGACACGGTCGTTGGCGTTGAGGAGCTTCATGCCGGCGGGCAGCGTGACGACGTAGGCGCCGTCCTCGTTGATGCTGGGCGTCTTCACGAGATGCTCACCGCTTCCCGCACTGCCGCGCGCAGGTTGCCGCGCACGGCCGTGACGGCTTCGGTGAGCGTGTCGCCCACGCCGATCGCCACCTGCCCGTCGGTGTCGGTGTACATGGCCGCGACGAACCGGCCGTTCTCCACGCGGGCGTACAGGTCCAACTCGCCGCCGGAGCGACGCATTGCCGCGCCGAGACGGTCCAGGGTGTCTTTGAGGTCCTCGTTCACTTTCCACTCCCGATGCTGATGGCGTTGAACGGCACCCCGAGGTGCCGCAGGTGAGCGGCGATGCTGATGGCGCGCACGTGGTTGTCGCAGGTCACGCGGAACACACCGTCTGCGAGGGCGGTCGCCGCGCCGCGGTCGAGGACTGCGGCGACAGACATGCGCTTCTGCGGGGACTCAATGGCAGTCAGGTCCGTGTCGACCCAGGACTGCTCGGACGCCTTGGCGGTAAGTCCGCCGACGGTCAGTAGGGCAGCAGCGGGCGCGCTCATGAGCCGTTCCCAAGCGCTGCGGCAATTCGCTCGCCGACCGCCTGGGCGACCGGTGGCGGAAAAGCGTTCCCTACCGCGCGGTAACGGGCGGTCTTGCCGCCACTGAACTGCCACTCCGGCGGGAAACCCTGAAGGGTTGCACACTGTCCGACCGTCAGCCGCGGACCGCGGTCCTTGGGTCCGGCCAGCGTCGCGGGCTCGCCGTCGTTAGCGACCGACCGCCCATCCACGCCCATCTCGGCCCATCGGGCCCGTGCGCGGGTCGGGCCAAGGTCTGGTCCGCCATGCTTCTTTGAACCACCTACGAGAGTCGGGGCAACAGCCAGGGCCTTGTCGCCCCAGCGCATGAAGTCGAGGCCGCGGAGCCCGCGCTCATGCATGGAATCAGCCAGCGCCTCAGTAACCGTCACTCGGGCGGCAGAAGGCCGTGGTGGCGCCCAGGCATCGACGAATTCCGGCTTCAGTGCCACAAGCACCGACCGCGGCCGAAGCTGCGGAACGCCGAAGTCGCAGGCGTTCAGGACCGACCACATCACCGGGACATAGCCGTACTCCCGTAGCCGCGCCAGAACCTGCTCGCGGTACGGCTTGAACTTGGCCTGAAGCAGGCCCTTGACGTTCTCCATCATCACCGCGGACGGCTGGACTTGGTCGGCCAGGCGCAGGAATGACGGGATCAGGTCCCGCTCGTCGTCAGCACCGAGCTGCTTGCCGCCCTCACTGAAGGGCTGGCACGGCACCCCGCCGACGAGAAGGTCCACGTGCCCGGGCTCCGGGCTCCAGGTGCGAACGTCGGCCTGGTCGACTTTCCACCAGGGCCGGTTCAGTTCCAGCGTCGCGCAGGCATCCGGGTCTGCTTCGACCAGCACTTCGTGGTGAAAGCCGGCCTTCTCAAGACCGAGCGCTTGGCCTCCCGCACCGGCACAGATCTCAATAGACGTAAAGGCGTTGCATTCGAGGCCACGGTCGAGACCGGTAGCCGCCTCGTGAAGGGTGCCTGCGCTCATGCGGAGCCTCCGATAGTGATGGCGCTGGCGGGTGTCCCGAGGCGCTTGAGGTGGTTGGCGACGCTCAGCGCCTCGACGTCGCTGCGGCAGCCCACCCGGAACCTGCCGTCGTCGAGCTGCGTCAGCGGGGCATGGGCAAGGAACGCGGTGACGTGGGCCCAGTCGTGCGGGGCGTGGATGGCACGCAGGTCCGTGTCGACCCAGGCGTTGTGCGTGGGCGTGCCGAGGGCGGAGGCCAGCTGCGGCAGCCCGCAGCATGAGCACGTGTCGGCGCCGGCGAGGAGCTCAGCGAGCAGGGCGTCGGTGTAGGTGTCGATGACCTGAGCGAAGGTGGCGGGTGCAGTGGCAAGCGTGTTCGTCACCGGCCGGCCCCCTTCGCGGGCGCCATGAATGGGCAGGCGTCGTAGTCGCCGTCGCAGGGGGATTCCATGTCGGCGCACACAACGCAGGTCGTCTTCGTGGCCGGGTCAACCCACCGGTCATTAGTGACGTCGGTGCCGCACAGCGCGACCCTCCCGGGGTCGTCGGCACGACAGCAGGTCAGGTGGATCAGTTCCTCGTGGGAACCTGCGGTGGCGCTGGCGGACGCAGTCGTAGCGGTGGTCATGAGGCCTCCGCCAGGTCAAACAGAGAAGGCGCTGAGACTTCGGCCTCGGTGTTGGTTAGGTTCGTAACCGCGGTCCGGAAGTACGACGGCTTCAATTCGCACCCAATGAAGCGGCGGCCGAGCCGCAGCGACACAACGCCTTCGGAGCCAATGCCGGCGAAGGGAGACAGCACCAGATCGCCCGGGTTGGACCACAGTCGGACACAGCGCTCGATGAAGTCCAGCTGCAGCGGCGCGATGTGCCGCTCGTCCGCCGACTCCTTTGCGACTCGCGTGTTCAGGGTGTTGGTTTCCTTGATCCCCCACCACACCGGGCAGACATTGTCACCGTCGATCCAGCCGCCGTCGTGGTGGTCGGACCAGATGGGGGAGGCCCAGTCGATCCAGTTGTCGTTGGTGACCTCGCCGGTGCGCGCCTCGTGCCGGATGGGTACGGCGTTCTCGCCGGGCTTGCGGAACAGCAGCAGGTAGTCGGCGAGCGCGGGACGGATCTTGGCGCTGTCGCGGTTCTTTGTGGTGAACGCCAGCGCGTGAGCCTTGGTGCGGATCGACTGCGCCTGCGGGTCCTTCCAGACTGTTACCTCGCCGTTGAAGATCCAGCCCTCGGCTTGGAAGGCGCGAATGACGTCGCCACGGAAGTCGGTCAGGCCGATGTAGCCGGCCACCGACTTCTTCAGCGCCACCTGCTGGACGTGGACACACGCAAGCCGGCCGGGCTTGGTGACGCGCAGCTGCTCGCGGATGATGAAGCTGTAGTGCCCCAGGAACTCTGCGCGGGTGGCGGAGTTGCCGAGGTCGCGCGGGCTGGGGCTGTATGTAAACAGCGAATCAAACGGGGGCGAACACACTGAAAGGTCGATGCTGTCGGTGTCGATCTCGACCAGGCGTTCGCAAGAATCGCCGAGCATGAGGGCCCAGTTCTCGCCGCGGGCCTCGTCTGTGATGTACGGATCGGTGGTCATGCTGCTTTCCCCCAACGGTCAGGCCGCATCTGACGAACCAGGTCGTCGATGAGCCGGTCGGCTTCGATTTGTTTGCGCGCCACGTTCATGGCGATGGCCGATTCCAGCCGGGACACGACGACGTGTACGTCCACGACGCGGTGTTGGCCGTAGCGGTGGCAGCGGCGGATTGCCTGGTAGTACGTCTCCCAGGAGTCGTCGAGGCCTACGAACGCCATGCGCGCGCAGTGCTGCCAGTTCATGCCGAATGAGGCGATTTTCGGCTTGGTGATCAGAACGCGGATGTCCCCGTCGGCGAACCCCAGGAACGCATCCGCCTTCTCTTCGGCGGTCAGGCTGCCGTGAACGTTGAACGCGCCCGGGATGAGGTTGGCCAGCGTGTCGGCCTCGCTGTTCAGGCCGCACCACAGGATCCACGGCTCATCGGGCTCGGCCTCGACTAGCTCGGCCGTTGCTTTGCACCGGTCGGCCAGGGTGTCCCGCCGGATTGCGGCCCGGCCGCCGACGCCGCCGAGGTCGGTGGCGAACAGCTGTCCGTCCGGAACTACATCGATCTCCAGCAGATGCGGCAGGACGTTGAGGCCGGGGAGGACGTAGTCGCCGTCGTCGTAGCCCATGTCGGACGGCTGGCGGATTGCGACAGCCCAGGTGCTCAGCCACTCGAACATGGGCTTGCGGGCGTGCCCCTTCAGCCGCCAGCCGGTGTCGTCGTGTACGAAGTACGCGGCGAGCATGTTGGCGCGGGTGGAGTGGCCCAGGAACGCGGCCTGTCCGGTCAGTTCCTCCGGATCGTTCGGGGCAGGCGTGGCGGTGCATGCGAGTCGGGCCGGGACCGACGCGAAGTGGTCGGTGAGCATGGCGCGGGTCTTGCCGTCGGCGTTCTTCAGGATTGAGGCTTCGTCGAGGACGACGGCGCCGATCGCGTCCGGGTCGAACGCTGCCGCGCGCTCGTAGTTGGTGATCCAGATCCCCGGGCCGGTGATGTCCTTGCCGCTGCGGGCATAGGTGGCCGTCAGGCCGATACGGGAGGCCTCCCGCACGGTCTGGTGGCAAACGGCGAGCGGAGCCACGATCAGCGACGTGTCGGCGGACAGGCGTGCCCACTCCAGCTGCTGAAGCGTCTTACCGAGCCCGGTGTCCTCCCACAGGGCTGCGCGGCCGGTTTCGACAGCCCACGCGACGATGCGGCGCTGCCACTCATGTAGGAACGGGTTTACCTCGGCCGGGTCGCATGGCCGTCCGTCGCGGGGCGCACGAGCCCGCTTGGCGGCGAGGAAGTCGGCGTAGGCGGTCACCGCACCCACCGCCACGTGATGCCGACGCACCTGTCACACGTTGCGCCCGAGGTCCAGTACCAGGACTTCACCAGCCGCAGCCGCTCCAGAACCGGCAGCAGACGCAGCTTGTCCAGGCGCCGGTACCACCCGCGGTGCTGGGCGTGCTCCCGCTCGGAGCGCACCTCCTCCTGGTGCGCGGCGATGCAGTAGTGGCAGAACGGCCCGTACCCGTCGTAGAACAGGTTCGTGGCGTACATGAACGTCGCCGGGTGCTCGTCGGGCTTGTCGCACTCGACCCGCCGCAGCCCCGAGAACTGCATCGGCGCGCAGGTCGGGCAGTGGGTGCCGTCGATCACCTCGAAGCAGATCGAGCAGAACCACTCGCAGGCGTCGAAGTCGAACCGCTCGCAGTATTCGTCGACCGCGCCGTCGGCGTTCGGGTCCCGGCGCCACGGCTCGCCGTTGTGCAGCACCACGCAGTGCTCGGAGATCGTGCCGGTGCCGCCGTCGGCCAGAGCCCTGTCGTGCCAGGCGTTGCGCTCGGCAGCCCACTTCAGGGCGGTGCGCATGGTGAACTCGTTGTTGTTCGGGTCGTCGTCGGCGAGCTCGGGGTTGGTGTGGCTGTGGATCTCGTCGATGCCGGTGACGTGCACGGCCCACGGGTAGCGGGCGGCACGCTGGTAGATCCGGTCGAGTTCGCCGTCGGTGTAGAAGGTGTCGATGTCGACAGGCGGGATGTACGGCATGGTCACTGCCTCCGGTCGAAAGAAGTCGTTTGGGGTCGCCGGGACCGGCGCCCAGGGAACCGCCGCGACCGGCGGTGAAGTTCGCGCTGAAGTTCACGGGTGGTCAGCGGCACCGTCGGCCCGAGGTGCGTGAAGCCCGGCATGATCTGGGTGTCGCCGTCGTGGACGTCGGCGGGGTCGTAGAGCTGCTCTATCCGTGCGGCGACCGCTTCCAGTTCCCGCCGCTCGCGGTGCGCGGCCACACGCCGGGCGATCCGGCGCTCGGTGACGATGACGGCGCGGGCGGCCATAGGCAGCGTCAACAGCACTGTGATGACTAGGACGCTGAACGCTAGACACGCGCCCGGGTCGGCGCCGCACGCGAGGTAGAAGCCGCGCAGAGGGTACGCGAACAGACGCCAGACCTCAGCGATCATGCGGACAGCGAACGGGACGTGGCTGCTCACGAGGCCTCTTCAAAACCGAGCACGGCCTGGATCGGTTTCGACAGCCGCTTAACGCACAGGTCGGCATACGGCTGGTGCTGTTCGATGCCGATGCCGTGGAAGCCCTCGACGACACAGGCCTCGAGCGTGGTGCCGCTTCCGATAAAGGGATCAAGGATGGTTCCGCCGGGAGGGCAGACGAGCCGGACTAGCCAGCGCATCAGGTCCAGCGGCTTAACCGTGCTGTGTGTGGTGCCGTCGTCGAGGCTCGGGCGTTCCGCTGCGCCGGCCTTGCCCTCGTATCGGAACGCCGGGAAGAAACGCGAAGCTCCGCCGCTGTCGCCGTGCGTTGCGGCGCCAGTTACTACAGGCATTGCCCCGCCGTAGCCAGAACGGTTACCTCGTACAGTTCCAGCGGCCATGGCACCTGACGTGAGCGTTCCGGTCTGGATGTCGAGTCCGGCGACCGGACAGCCATCGGCGCACTGTTCGGTGCAGTCCGGCGCATGGCTGAACACAACGTTGGTGGGCCAGCGACCAAGGTTGCTTGCAGCTCCAGCCGCGGAGGCCGGAACGCGGCAGCCATCAACGTTGATTGCGCCCGTGCCGTGTTCCAGAACATTCGCGACAGTGGTGTTGAAACCGGTGGACTTGCGGGCCACAACGATCGGCTCGTGTGCCGGACGAAGGGATGTGTTCCAGCCCTCCCACGTTGCCGCCTCCGGTAGGACTGCGGAACCAGCGCGGGCAGTACTCCCGTTCCAGCCGGATCCGTCCGTCCAAGTCGCCGCCAACCCGGGCGCCTTCAGGTCAGCAGTAGGCCGCCGATCCCAGGCCTCGCCAACGTTCCCCTTGCGCGCATTTAGTTGCTCAACGAGCGGAAGGATCTCGGCGTCGTCGAAGCAGAGCAGTTCACGCAGGCGGTTCCATTGCGCGGGAGTTGGAACTGCAGCAGCCAAGCGCTGGGTGGTCCAGTGCGCCGCCTTGTCGCTGAAGCCGAAGGCCTCATTGAGTTGCCGGTTGGTCCAGCCCGCCGCATCGCGGGCTGCGGCCAGCCATGCAGTGACCTTGAGGATCTCGCTTCGGTCGTCTCGCCGTCGGTCAATACCTTTGGCGATGTTCTGCCCCTTGGGCATGCCGTTGCCGTAGATCCAGTGAATGGAGTCGCGGATCTCGAACCCGGCGTCCTCAACTGCGACGGCCAGGCGGTGGTAGGTGCGGGTGGCTCCAAACGCCAGCAGGTGGCCGCCGGGCTTGAGTACGCGCCAGCACTGGCGCCACATGGCGGTGTCGTAAGCGATGCCGGTAGCGTCCCAGCCACGACCCATGAAGCCGATCTCGTAGGGTGCGTCGGTCACGACTGCGTCGACGGAGGCGTCGGCAAGTGTCGGCAGCACGTTGCGGCAGTCGCCGAGATACAGCTGAACTGCGCCGTCGTCAAAGTAGGGCTTCATGCCGCAGCCCGCTTCCGCTTGGCCTCGACACCGACCCACACCCGAACCGCCGAGCCGCCGGACTCGGGCTTCTCGCTGGTCGTGAACTTCTCCTGGCCGTAGTCGTCCAGGGCGTATTCGAAGTAGCCCTCGACGTGGAGCCGGTGCATGAACATGCCGGGCCAGTTCGAGTTGCGTGGGTTCCGCACGCGCAGCGGCGCGTCCTTGATTGCCTCCCAGGCGGTGAACTCGCCCGGTTCGGCGCCGCGGCCGATGTAGAACGGTTCGGCTTCCACACACCACTCGGCGAAGGTGATGCTCTCGGGCGCGGGAGCGTCCTCGACGGTCTCGCCGCCGGGCTGGCCGTGGCGGTCTATCAGTGCGACATCGCCTCTGATGGGGCGGGAAGTTCGGGAATTTGGCATGGAAGTGGCCTTGGCTCGACGCGGACGTGCTTGGAGTTAGTGGCCGGCAGGCGCCCCGGAACGGGGGTCAGAGGAGGCGCCTGCCGGCCGTGGCCTGATCCGTCGGGGGTTCCGGATCGGGCCGTCTATGGGGCCGGATCTACTCCGGCGGGATATCGCGCAGCTGTTCGTCAGTGGGCTGCCACTGCTCCGGGACGAAGCCGCGTCTCAGGTGTGATGTTGGCAGCGGCGAGTCGGCGTCCGCGTCGTCGGGCTCGTCCCGTTTCAGCAGGCGGCCGATCTTCACGCCGAGAGCGAAGTCGAGGGCGAGGAAGACGACGGCCGCGATGGTCCAGATGAGGGGCGTCATGAGGACACCGCCTTCACCAACACCGGCCAGTTGCCGTCGACCACAGCAGCCGGGTCCGACTTGCGGAAGTGCTCCTGCAAACCAGCCGCCTGCTCCTCAGCCCACACGATCTGCCGCGCGTGCAGATCGGCCAGACTCAGGCCGGCAAGGTCGTCGAAGCGCTGCGTCCGCAGCCGCCGCACCCAGTCCGGGCGCCGGTCGTGCGGGGCGTGCGCGATCTGACCGATCCTCCACGCCGCCCGCGCCGACGCCATCGCGTCGTACCGCGCGCCGTGCGCCGCCTTCTCATCCCATCCCAGGCCGAGCGTCTCGGCGGTGGTACGCAGCGTGTGCGCACCCTGCGTCGGCGACACCCGTTTGCGGAACGGGTCCACGTGCTTGCTCAGAATCATGGTGTCGATCACCGGGTAGTAGCCGCCGCCGATCCGGTCAGCGACCGTGGCCACGCCCCAGCGGAGGCATTCCGCGTCCAGGACGGTCAGGTCGTACTGGCCGACCTTGTGGCCAACCACAGGCAGCTGGGACGTGAGCGCCTGCGCCACGGCGAACGCGATCGCCTCCACGCCGGTGCGGTGGTCCACACCCTCGGCACGGGCGCGAGCAGTTGTGTATCCGTGGATCTTCGTCGCGCCCTCGGGGATCTCGAAGTCGCCGGGGGAGAGGACCCAGTCGGTCGGGGCGGTGTCCTCACCCCCGCCGACCAGACCGAGGAATGCGGTGACGATGATCGCCTCGTGCGGGTCGGTGCCGGTGGTCTCGAAATCCAGCGCCGCCATGCGGCCGGTGTGCCACGTCACTTCGCGCCGCCCTTCAGCCACGCCAGGAAGTCCCGCAGCGACTGGACCGAAGCCGTAGCCGGAAGCTCGCCGCCGTTGCGCCGGGCAAACGCCTTCTGAAGATCGTCGCCACCCCAGTCGTCCGGGGTGTTCTCCACGCACTGGAACCACACCTCGTCGGCCTCGCTGAAGTCCTCGCCCGCGATCTCCGCATCCACCGGCTCCGACTCGACCGGGGCGTTGCCCACCTCGGGCGGCGTCGGAGCCAGGTCAGATGAGCGCGCCGCCATCAGAGCTTCAAGCTCCGGGTTCAGATCGCCGGCGTTCTTCGCCATCCGCCACAGGGCGCGAACCGCATCCACATTCTCGGCCTGCTCAAGCAGTGCCGCGTAGTCCACCGGCTCCTTACCTGAAGTCAGCGCCGCGCGCTGCGGCTGCGCAACCGCCGCCGGCCCACCCATTGACACCTCGCCGGCCATCAGGGCCCGCGGCGTTGCTTCGATGTGGATGAACGGCTCCATCCACTCCTTGCGCGGCTGGTTCGGACGCTTCACCGACCGCTTCTCCAGCCCCAGCACTGCGGGCAGGTACACGTTCTGCTGCGCCGCCTGCGCCAGGAACAGTGCCAGCCGCGGCAGCTTTGAAGCCGCGTAGTAGCCGTGGGACTCCAGGCGCCACACCCCCAGGCCCGGTACGTCCGCCAAGACCACGTTCAGACGTGTCGTCGGCTTGCACGCCCGCCCCTTCGCCGCCGCCTCGGCCCGGTCGATCGGGTCCTTCGGGCACACGCACCGGGTGTCGGACAGAAAGTTCGTCTCGCTGTCGCAGCGGCGCTGGCAGCCGTCGGCGGTCCACAGCTCGTACCACTGCGTGATCGGGTCCGGCGGCAGCAGGATCGGCACCCGGTCGACGGTCGTGAACACCTCGAACTCGGACTTGCCCTTGTTGCTCCACGGCCGTGCCTCGCCGCCGTACAGCGTTGCCACCTCGTCAATTAGCGTCCGGTCTGCGGAGGTGAACCTGAACTTCTCCAACTTCACCGGCCGGTTGCCACCGTCCGCCCTATTGCCGAGACGGATTCGGCCAAGCTCACGATCCAGCTGCTGAAGATCCTTGATCGGCATCTCATTCCCCCCTTACGGGCAGGTTCAGGGCCGGGCCCACCACCTGCTTCGACAAGCCCCGCGTCCAGCCGCGATCGAGCCGGGTCAGGGCCAAGAACTGTTCGAACGTCGGCGTGCCGATCTCCATCGGGATCAGCCGGTAGCCCTCCGGGCGCAGGTGCAGCACCACGCCGCGGTCCGCAACCGGCGGCATCTTCACGCGGCGGCCAGCGCGGGTCTGCGCGAACTCGGCGTGTGCGTAGGCGGACATCTGGAGTGCGGCCTCTGGGTAGACGCCTTTGACGTCCAGCTCGCCGCCCGTGTTATGGGTGGGGATCATTGCCTCGGTACAGAGGTATGTCCGATCCGGCGAGTCAACCGCGATGCACTTCGTCGGCACGGTGATGGTCGGCTCGATCGACTTGATGACGCGCCGAGACGACCGCACGGTCGAGGGCACCGAAACAAGATCGGCCTTCCGCTGTAGGCGGAAGGGGTTGATACCGACCGGAGTGAAAACCACCGAGTAGTGCACTCCGGCCTTGAAGCCGGTGTGCTTGCCCTCGAACATGACGGCCCTCTGGCCCAGCGACAGAAGCAGCTCGCGAACCGAGTTGGCGAACGCTTTCGACACCGACACGAACTGGGCGCTATTGCGTACCCGGTTCCACGTGCCATCCGTATCCATGAGGCCCTGGAGCAGCGACAACCGTTGGTCGAAACTGCCCCTCAGGTAGGAGTCCGGAACGTGCCTGTTCCCAAGTACGCCCGTGGCTCTCAGGTCGGAAACCAGCCCTCGAACGGTCCTGACCTGACACTTGCCTTCCTGAACCTTCTGGGGTGGTCCAACCAGGTAGCCGGCGGCAGTGATGTGATCGAAGATTTCCGAGTCAGGGTTGGTGATCTCGCCGCTCGTGTGCTTGCCGTCGCCCAGCCACACGCCCAACACATATGAATCTATCGGCAAGGACCTAGCCGGCAGATCAAGCGCGCGAACGACCGGAACCCGGTGTTGGCGCTGACCGTGGAGCCACAACGAAGAGCGGAGTTGGACCGTCGTGGCAACCTGGCGCCGAACCTTGCCAGCCCCGCTGTCAGTCAGCCACAGGTGTTCGTCGTCGCACACGACGGAGCTTCCGTCGTCGAAGGTGACGCGGTAGCAATCCCGCTGATGCACATCCGAGACCTCAGTGACAACGCATGGCGCACCCAGCGAGGACAGAAGGACATCGCCAACCTGAACGGCCGCCATGGTGGTCCAGCCGGTAGGGGTGGGGAGAAGCGTGTCGAGCGCCAGACCTTTGGTGTCCTCGGCGATGTCCAGGGCCGGGTTCACGCCCAGTACTTCGGCGATCAGGGCACTGCGCAGCAGCGTGTCGAGCGTGCCGCCGTAGCCGTAGGTGGTGTTCGCGACGATCATTTCGGAGGCGGTGAACTCCACCCTCCACTCGCGCACGAAGTCTTCGAAGCGCCGCTGGTACGGAACGAACTCAGGGTTCTCCGCAACCTCCGGGGCCAGTGGCGTACCCAGGATCTGCGCCTCGATCAGCGAGTGGATCGCGGTTCCGATGGCGCCGCGCTCGTTCTTCTTCCGCTCGTGCGCCCGCTTCAGCCACTCGTAGGCGTCGATCCGCTCATCGACATCCCGGGATGACTTCACCAGGTACGGCAGGTTGTCCATGGCGCACCGGGCAACCGTGTTGCCGGCCCAATGCTCCAGATGCTTCGCGACGTTGCGGTCCAGGATCGTCGTCACCGACGTGTACTTCTCGCCGGTTCCGGTGTCCTTGTAGTAGCCCTTGGTGCGGACGCGCACCAACGGTGCCGCGCCGGGAATCAACGTTGCGGTCACGTCCTCAGGAAGGGTGGCGGTCACCAGGCACCGCCGATCGCCGCCAGCGGGCGGGCGGCCTGCCCCAAGCACTTCTTGACGTTCGTGCACGCCTGCTCAACCTGCTGCCGGTCACGCGGGTCGAAACGCACACCTGCCGTCAGGGCGTTCGCCGCCCGGTCGTACCGGGCCGCCAGCATCAGATCCGGCACGGCCGTGCGGTAGTCGCCGCACTGCACCGCACGGTTACCGGCCAGCTCGGCGGACCCGGCCAGACGCCGCAGCTCATCAACCACGGCGAACCGGGCATCGGGATCGGACAGGACATCGGTTGAAGTCATGCCGCACGGCCCCCAGACCAGTCCAGATTGCCAACCGACTCTTCCCAACTGGAGAACCGCGGCGCCACCACATGCCCCGATCGGCGACGCCGGCCCGCGTACTCGCGCATCGACGCCGCGCCCAACTGCGACTCCGCCGCAGCCTGCACCCACTCCGTGTCCTCGCCTGCCAGCGTCAGCAACTCCTGCCACGACGAGTTCGCCGCCTCGAACAGGAACTCCACACCCGGCGGCAGCGGATCCACACCCGCAGCCTGCGCACGCGTCAGATCGGCGCGGACCTCATCAGCGGCGGCGTGCGCGTCCAGGAAACGCTGCATCGCCTGGGCCATGCGCGGGTCACGACTGCCCGAGCCGATCGTCGGACGGGTCTCGACGTAGGTAGCGACCGAGGTGCGGTCAGTCAGAATCGTCACGAGGCCACCGCCAGCCGCGCCGAGCCAGAGAAGTCGATCCGCAGCGCCCCGGCCCGGTAGCCGTCCATGGAGATCCGCTCCACCGACACCCCGACAGTGCCGAGATGCGCTGGCTGGTACGTCTGCACGCCCACGCCGAACCGGTCCGACAGTGCGCAGGCCACCGACAACAGCACGGCCACGTCCTCGACGTTCCGCGCCCGCAGCTTCAGCAGCGGACCGTTGTCCATCTGCTGCCACGACGCGTCGACGTTGTACGGTAGGATGTCCGAGTTGGCCTTGATCCAGGCAGAGCCCTCGTCGAGCATGCCGGTGATCCAGCGCGTGGTGACCGAGGTACCGAGACGCCAGGGCAGGTCGGTGCGGGCGTCATTGAGGGCGGCGGCAAAAGCCTCCGCGCGTTCCATGACGGTCGTCATGCCGCCTTCTCCTTCTCGTCGGCTGTGGCCTGCTGCGCTTCGCCCGTGGCCTTCCGCGAGTCGGCGGCGACGTGCGCCCAGATCCGGACCGGCATGCCGTCCATGTCGGTGACGGCAGCGATGGCCACGTAGGGCTTGGGCAGGAAGTCGGAGTGCTTCAGTAGGCTCTCCTCGAAGTGCCAGTTCGGCAGTTGTGAGAGCCAGATGATCCAGGCGATTGCGGCGTCGTCGTTCAGAGATGCCACCTCGCCGGCGATCTCGCACGGCAGAAGCGTCCAGGCCCTCAAGGTCACGCCGTCGGGGAGCAGGGCGTGAACCTTCGCGGCGACGTCCAGCGCGGTGGACAGCAGTGCGTGGCCAGCGACATGCGTGTTCAGCATGAACCGGTCGGTGAGAACGCTCATCGCGACACCTGCTGTCCGTCGCCCGCGAACTCGCGGTAGTCAGCGGTGGACCACGTGATCGTCTTCGGGCTCTGGCCCGAACCGTGCACCACGCCGGTGCCGTCGGACCACGGCTGGGCGAACCTCTGGATCTCCCGCAGCCGCGCCTGGTAGCGGTCCTCGTACAGCGCCATCGCCGGTTCGTTGCGGAACAGCGGCTTGCTGGTGTCGATCTCGTAGGCCGGCCGGGGGTGCGCACTGCCGGTGACGCGTCGTGCGGATTCCTGGACCTCCGGCGGGAACGCGGTACGTGCCGGGAGCTTCGGCAGCTCCACCGTGCGCTGCGGCATCGCGCCGGGCGGCAGCGACGGCAGCGAAGCGGGGACGTGGCCGCCTGCGGGGGTACGGCGGGGGCGGAAAACCACCCTCAAGCCGCGAGTATTGGCCTTGCGATGGGAACGGCGCTTACGCTGTAAGAAGCGCAATGCCTTCACCTTCTTCCTGAGTTCAGAGATCGAGCTTGTGAAGGTGCTGCGTGACTTGGGCGTCCGGCCGGTGGCCCCCGGCTTGGCGCCCTTCACGCACTGGTGGTGCTACGCCGCCGCAAGGTTCTGAGGCGGGTTGGACAGTCGGTTGATCTCGCCCATGAAGTCGCCAGCTACCGCCAAGGCGTTCCGGGTCATTTGGCGCCGGATGAATCGCATGTGGCTCTTGCTGAACCACACCGTTGAGCCCGCCCGGTTGTGCGGAAGAACTCCGGTGCTGACCAGATCGAACAGTTCGACAGGCGGGACACGGAGGTACTTCGCAGCCTCGCCGATACTCAGTCTGCGAAGGCTGATTGAGGTGCCCATTCCGGCGTCACGTGCACCAAATCGCAGTGGATCCGGACGGTGATCGTTGTACAGTGGCACCTCGAGCGCTATTGCCCAAGCCTCTTCCCGCAGTGCCGACATCCTGTCGCGGTACCACGTGACTTTGACGCGGTTAACGTCAGGCCACCACGGCTTCTGTGCTTTGTGGTCCAGCAAGCGACCGTCGGGGTCGCACGAGATACCGACGTACAGAAACGTCTCGCTGCGAAACAGGCGGTACAGCGCGGTGGGGCGATCAGCCAGCGCAACGGCGGTCACGGCGACAGCACCGCCTGCTGGGCCTTGCGCAGCCGGGCTACGCCGTTGCGAATCTTGGCTTCGGTAAGACCGGCCGGCAGTGCAGCCCCGGCAGTTCCGACGCTACGGTTGTAGGCGACGTCCTCGGGCGTGAACCGCATGTTCCGCGGGTTCGTGGGAGTGCCGCCGCGCCAGTGGCAGATGAACTTCTTCTTGGCGACGCGGTCTTTCACCTGACGCTCGGTCAACTCCATGAGTCTTCCGAGCTGCGCTGCGGTCAGGTCAGGTTCGTCGAACCGTGAGTCGGTCATGCCGCTGCCGCCTCGGTCTCGTCGATGCACAGCAGGGCGGCGATGGCTTCTTTGTTGCTGACGCCATGGCTGACCGCGTAGTAGCGCACGAGCGCGCCCATGGTCCACGGGTCTTGGGTGGGCTGCATCGGCGAGAGCCGCTGCCTGTAGATGCCGGCGGCCTCTGCGATGCGGTTGGGGACAGGGTTGCCGTCGCTGTCGCGTAGATCGTCGCGCCCGGCGGCGATGAGATCGAGGACGTTGTCCTCCAGCCGGAGCGGTATCCCACGGCGACGTCCAGTCTTACTGACGTCCGTCATGCAGGACAGACTACACCTGGAGTCCTGAAGGCAGGACGGTTTCTTCGAAGATTTTTTGGGGCACGGATCGCAGAGTGCTTCAACTGCCCGCCCGTGGTCATGGCGGTTGCCCACAGTGGCGTTTATGTTGCTAGGCGTGGGCGGTGTTGTGGGGGAGCGCACGACGGTGCGCGTCGTTGTCCTATTCTTAGGACAGAGGGGCTAGGATTCCGTGCGACCGGCAGTGGCAATCCCTTACCAAGGCAGGCGGACCGTGGCGCGCAACAACCCGGCAGCCGAAAGCTGGGGGGCATTCATGCGCTCCCACCTGGCATCTCAACGGCTGAACCAAGCCGAGTTCCGACGGCGCATGGCCGCGGCCGGCTACGACATCTCCAAACAGACCGCGTCCCAGTGGGCCAACGGCGAAAACGCCCCGGACGCGAACATGGTGCTTGCTGCAGCGCAGGTGCTGAATGCTCGAGATACCGACGCCCTCCGCGCGGCCGGATTCGACCCGGTGGCGGAGCGGCTAGAACAGCAGGGCGCCGACGGTGCCGGTGCCGATCAGGGCAATCCCGTCGATCCTGTGGTCGAAGAGATCATGGGCATGAAGCACCTGTCTTTAAAGGTCCGACGGGCCCTCATTGACGACTACCTGGACGACCGCGCGCAAAGTGAGCGACGGGCCCGCAACATGGCACAGAGGCTGTCCGAGCACGGTGGCAGCGAGGACGACGACGAGGCCGGGTCGGCGGCCTGAATATCGCGGGCACGGCGAGCGCGTTTGTTAGGCGGCCAGCACTGGTTCCCGGCCGCGAGTCATCAGTGCGTCTAGCGCCACAACCATTTCGTCATCGATATCGTCCAGAAGATGGCCGTACCGGTCGATGGTGGTCTGGATCGACTCGTGACCGAGACGCCTCTGAATGGCAGCGATCGGCTGGTTGGCACGGATCAGCCACGCTACCTGCGTATGCCGCAGATCATGAATGCGCGGCACCTTCTCCAGCGTCCCAAAGCAGCCGCACGGCACGATGTGTTCGTTGGTCAGGTCCCGGAACCCGCGGCGCCCGATGTTGGCGTCCCAGTCCTGCTGCTGGTGCATGGCGCACCGCACCGCCTTGTACACCGCCGGACGCCACCGGCCGGTGAAGAACGTCTGGTGAACCCACCTGCCGCCGCCGGGGCCTGCAAAAACAAGATCCTTCCGTTTCCTGCCGGCGACCAGCGGCAGCAGTAGCTTCACCTGTGCCGGACTCAGGGACACGTTGCGCTGTGCCTTTGGTGTCTTCGGCGGACCCAACTCCCAGGTGCCGTCCTCCTGTTTCTTCCAGGCGCGCCACACGGTCAGGCGGGGGCGCCGACCGAGCAATTCCAGGTCCCGCACCTGGAGCGCAGTTGCCTCGGAGTAGCGCAGGCCGGTTCCAACCAGGATGGTCGCTAGCGGGATGGCGTCGGGCTTGATTACGCTGATGATGGCGTCGAACTCTTCGGGAGAGAGGAAAACCATCTCCTCGTCGCCTTCGGTCGGCAGCACCTTCGGCAGCTTGCTTCTACTGCACGGATTGGTTTCGCGTAGCGCCGGCTCGGCCTCAACCGCCTCCTGAAGGATGGACGACAGGACACCGTGCACGTTGTGGATGCTCTTGGGCTTCAGCGCGGTGCGCTCTTCGTCGGAACCAGGCGCTGGGCTTTCGGTCGCGAGGTGGTTGATCCAGCCGCCGATCTTGCGGGTGTTGAGTCCCTTGGTGTCGTTGATGAGGCAGTCGCCGAACCACGGTAGGACGTGCAGGGCGAGGATGCGGCGGTACCGGTGCCTGGTGCTGCCTTGGATACCTGACAGGTTCTTTACCCACTCGGCGGCGAAGTCGATGAACCTCGGGGTGCTGCTGGTGTCGACGGCGACGTCCTCGCCAAGCCAGCGGCGATATGTGTCCGGGTCGACCCATCCGTACTTGGGGATGAAGTTCGGGGGCCAGTTCTCGCCTGCCCGCTCAACAGCATCCTTGAAGAGGGCAGCGTCGCCCGGGTCGCGGAACGTCTGCGCCTGGGGTGCGCCTTTGGCGGTGGCGCCGGTGCGCCACTTGACTTGGTAGGAGAAGGTGGGCTTCTTTTCGCCCTTGCGGGGCTTGCGTTCTCGGGTGACGACGTAGGCCATACGCCCACGGTAGGGCGACGGCTGATCGGTTGCGCGCGTTCTTGGAATCTTGCACACCTTGTGTGCACGGCGATGGAGAAGTGCGTCGAAGCGCGGAGAAGTACGTGGCTAGCATGGCCCCGTAACGGCCTGATCAGGGTGTAGGAATAGGGTTCAAGTCCCCCCTCGGACACCAGGATCATGGCCTGAACTGCATCTAAGGCCTCAAGCCCCTTCCGTGGCGGCGAAAGTGTGCACGGTTGTGCGCACGTCGCCGCCGAACGATCATCACAGCAGCCGTCTAGACGGC